CTAAGCAGCGATCGGTTCCGGAACGCCAACGTGCCCGCGCAGGTACTTCATGACATCGTTGTACTGCTGGCGGGCCGTCTGAGTGCTGCACTGCAGCATGGCTGAGATCTGAACCCAGTTGAACTCCTTCCGGAAGATCATCTGGAGGAGCCAACGTTCAGTGGTTGTCAGGTTGCGGAACAGCTTGTCGCTGGTCTGTCGGACCCAGCCGTCGGTCATCTCGCTGATGTCGAGCTGGGTCTCCATCAGAGACGTGTCAGCTGCCCAGGCGGTGCCGTGTTGGTCCACGAAGTTGCCGTCCGCATGAGGCAGTGCATCGCTGGAGTGTGCAAAATCCTCGTGAGAGGAGACTTTTCCGATGCAAGTGATGCCCCGATCCAACTGAAGCACTCCCTCCCTGGACTCGAGTTCGCCCATCGCCGCCACAATATGTTCCGCCAGGTAGTAGCGAAACCACATGGCCGCGAAGTATGTAAACCCAATCGGCCCCGATTCAAAGAATGCTTGCTGAGGTGGCCAAGACGGCCCCCTTCGATAACCGATAACCTTCCTCTGGTTGCCGACCACCGAGACCAGGTACTGCTTGCGAACCAGCAGCCTAATGCACCCAACAGCGTCAAAACCCACAACTGATGAGACGGCGTCGGCTGTGAACTGCTGGCAGAATGTTTTCCCATCCAATACCTCACAAACTTGACGGACCTTATCCGTATAGAGCGGATCGTAACGCCGGCAGGCGCGAAGGAAACACATCACCATCGCGTCGTAGATGTCATCCGTGGTCATGGTCTTGAAGGCCAGATGCAGGGTGTGACAAGTCTTCGACAGGACGGCCTGGTCGGGGTTGGATCCCCGCGGCAGCAACTTCTTCAGCATCTCTGCGGCGTCCTTGCCGACCCGGGATGTCGGGTTCGGCAGCTGACCACGAATCACCATGTTGGTGTACTTGATCAGATAGCCGTGGAAACACTCCACCAGCTTCAAAAAGGCCGTTTCTTTATCGGGCCCGTCTGGCAGCTTGGCGTAACGAATGGCGAGATCGTTGACCTCAGTCCGAACGTTGAAGTTGTCATCATCGGGCACAACCCAGCCCGCTGCATAATGTGTTGCTGACAGAGTATACGATCTCGACACGGAAGCCCCTCAAAGTGTCCCCACACGGAGAAAGGCGCCGTACTTGATTAGAGTTGCGTTTGATGCTGATGCGGACAGTAGCCATAACGGCCAATGCTGCAGTTGCAGTTCCAGCACAGAAGACGAAAGGTGCTTGGCCATCCTTCTTTCTTCAACTGGAGGTACATTCCGTATCCTCCATTTGTCTTGCGCTGGCGACGATCAGCTGCTCCGTCGCCTTCAGGATGGTCGAGTGTAAGGAACTCAGGAATATCCAAACCACAGCAGGAACACTTGCCGCCGTAAGCTTGGATCATTTCCAGCTTGAGGGCGTAACCGTTCTGCTTGTTGTAGGTGGCGATGTCGGCCTTATGTTTCGCCCTCCAAGCCGCCTGAGCTTTCTTGTGCCGCTCAGGATACTTGGTTCTCCACCGGATCTTGGATTGTTCTGACATTCCTCACGCGATAGTTAGCTGATGCGTTTGTAGTCGAGGAAGACGACGATCTCATCTTCCGAGAAGTCCGCGCCGTAGGCGTCGCGCATGGCGAGCAAAACGCTGGAGTAGCTCTGGCTGCCGGAGTGGTTCCGATCGAGCACGGTGGCCGGGACCTCGTTGAACGGGCCGGTCCAGACCTTTTCCACGCGGCCGTGACCGACCATCTTGTGATCCGGTCCCTGGGTCAGAAGAAGATCATGTCCCCTGGGAACGTTGGCCCACTTGTCGCCACGGCGAACGGTGTTGCCCAACTGTCCCGGCTCAAGACGGTTCACTTTGAGGTTGTGCAGCTCGGTCGGCAACGGCGCCGGCGGAGGCATGAATGGAAACTGCATCTGTTCAATTGCGAGTGTTGCCATGGATCTGTTCCTCGTACTTCTGAATTGTTGATGGTGGGTCCGGTACTACCAAAGCTAGGCGGCGATGGGAAGTTCTTCGGCCAGAACGACATTGTCGTCGCCGATGATCTTCATGCCCGGAACGAGCGTCAGGATGGCAATCGTCTTGACGAAGCTTGTGCCCTTCGGATCTTTGTAGAAGCTCACAGTTTGCTCGCCGAGGTTCAGGTCGTCGGCTTCAATGTCAACGTCCTGCGACGGGTCTTCGATGTAAGAGACGTGGTACTTCATGGTGCCTCCGGTTTCGGTTGGGGCCACAGACTATGCCGCGGCCGGGTGATCTTTCAGCCAGGTCTTCACCACGTCGGAGACTGTCTCCTTCTGGTGAGCCAGCAGGTTTCCTTCTTGCGTGTTGGTGATGGCGCGGCCCAGTTGAACCAGGCTGAAGGCGTCACAGATGTTGTCGTCGAAGAACTTCTCATGCCAGCGGTCGAGCACTTCCATGAGCATGTGCTCTTTCTTGGCAGTGCCTTTCCCGGTCACGAACTTCTTCAGCTGCGTTGGCGGGATCTCGATGAACGGAACATTCAGGTCATACAGGGCCACGCGGGTAACCCCGCCCAGCTCGCCCAGGCTGATGCCGCTCGACCCTTTGGCGCCGAAGGCATAGCCCTCGATCATCACCAGGCACGAGATCCGTTCACCTTCTGTCGGCCGCTCAGGCACGCCCCACATGGCCAGGTTGGTCACCCGTTCCCGCAGCCAGACCAGCCGGCGCATGCCCAGGACCGGGGTCACCTTCTTGGACTTGGTCGGATTGGGCTCCAAGACCCTCTCCTGACGGACTCCAGTCTTGACGTTGTACAGACACCATCCGGTGTGTTCGAGAGACATGTCGAGGCCCAGGATGTAGTCCGGAGCGGTCAGGCGTGTTTCGGTCAGAGCTGTGCTGGCCGGCTTGGGCAGTCCGGCGATCTTCGGGATCTTCAACTTGGGCACTCTAACTTTGGGTGCATTGGGAATCATGATTTACCTGCGGAACTGGCTCGGCACATGGCCGAAGTGGTAGTGGTTTCCGGTGACTGGACAGAGGTAGACGTTCAAGTCCTCGCCATCGTAATAGGAGGCACCCATCAGGCTGAGCATCTCGCCTTCCGCCTGATCAAAGGTGTCGAAGTGCTGCTTGTTCAAACAGCACCGCTCAATGCGGAGTCGCTGGGAGCGGCACACCGTGCGACTCACACGCTCCCGCCGGCGCCGTATACAACGCTTGCTGGCCATGGCTATACCTCAAAGAGATCCTTCCCCTGTTCTTTCTGTCGTTCAGCCAGGGACTCTATCGTCTGCGACTTGCCGGATTTGGCTTCGAGCAGAAGCGTGAGAACCTCTTCGATGTCTGCCTTGTACCAGGCCAAGGTGACCATCCACACACCGGTGGGCAGCAGGCGCGGCCGGTTCTTCAGGTTCAGATTGATGAAGCGGTGCTTCATGCTTTCGTGAAGTTCCTTCATATCCTTGGTCAGAGAATTCGTCGGCGCCAGGGCTTCGAGAATTGAAACCAGGTGCTGGATCTCCAAAGGCCGAAAGGGAATCCTGTAGGCATAGCGGGTGGGCTTGTCGACCTTGTTGCCCTCTCGGTCAAGCCACTCGCGCGTGGAGAAGATTTCCCCGCGCTCGTAGTTGACCCACCAGCGGTGGATCTTTCCCAGCAAATCGTCACAAACGGGTTTGAACCACAGGCCTGCCATGAGAACTACCTCTGTCTGCCAAGGATCTGGCCGTCAAGCTTTCCGCCGTTCGGACCATACTTGGGGTTGATAACCGTGGGGGTCAGGCCGCCTTCGAAGAGACCGAGCTTTCCAATCCCTTTGACATTGCGTGCAGGTGCCTTAATAGGGGGCACCGGAAAACGGGCTTTCGAGGAGCCCGACGTCTTGCGAGTCGTTTTGGCCATTGGAGGATGATTCCTTTCATTACCAGGTCCTGTCTTCGAATAGATCCTCTTCCGGTACGATCACCGGCTTCGTCTCATCAGTAAATCCGAATGCCCGCATCAGCCCCTTGTGCGATTCCGGAGACATCTGCATCGTTCCTCGGATCGTGCCACTGCCAAACTCCCCTGCCTTGAGAGCTATCCGCTCACTCATGGCACGAGCTGGATCGACGTTGAGCATCACATCTCTGACATCGCATTCCACGGTTCGACCGTCAGGCGCCATGAGCACCATGTGGCAGTTGCTGTTGAGCATGGCGATGGTGCCAACCGGAATGCGTGAATCTTGAACTACGTTTCCCGGAAAGCGAAAGCCATGGTAGGTTGTTCCAGTTCGCGGATCGAAGGCCTCGGCCAAGGGAGCACTGTCAGGATTCTGAAGGTCGCCCGAAAGGATGTTTCCCATGGCATGAGCACCATAAAGGTGCCCGTTGGTGTACGAGCTTCCGTAGGGAACGTCTGTGGCTGTGATCTCCGTTCCAACTGACAGGTTCAAATCTTCTGTTGGAGGCATCAGCTCACCCTGTCGTTGTTGAAGGTTTCGCCATAGTCGAGACGCATCCGAAGCTGCCTCTCTTCTTCCCTGAGGTCTTCTGCCGTCTGCGGTGGGATGGTTGAGCGCAGTGGGAACCTCGGTGTCACCCGGTTCTTACCCATTACCGAGGAACTGGGTGACACCTTGTATCCAAGAATGCCCTCAAAGATCTGGTAGCCGCCGCCGTAGTGTGCGGGAAAGTCAATACGGGCAACAAAGCAATCGCTGTTGCCCGTGAAAGTCACTTCGAATCGCGCAACATCACTGGTGGGCATGCGAAGATGCATGAGCACCATCTTCATGGCCGCTGAACGGCGTTCGATACTGACTGGTCCGGCCATGCTTCCCCTTGCTATCGAAGAGTGGCCAAGGCCTTCTCATCGATGACATTATTCTGAGCCAGGAAGTAGGCCAGGGTGTCGAAGGTTCCGACATCCGCGATATGAGCCAGCCAATCTTCATGGCTCCTCATGATCGACACGCTCTGGGGAGTGCGCGTGACCAGATAGATATGGATCTCCCGCTCAGCCTGCTTGTTGGGTTGCTTCATCAGCCACTCGGGATACTTCTGAAGATCAGTCGAGCGCGCGAGAAATGCATCCATCGTTTCCTTGAAGGCCACGAAGAACTTGTTGGTCGCTTTGTGTCGCACGGTTGCGATGTGCTCGTAGTAGACGACCTCATCACCCACGGGAGTCAGGCCCGACAAATGGGTCAGACGAGGATCGTAGGCAGTCGGGTTCTGACGACGGCCAACACCACCCGGCAATGGAAAGATCTTCGTACTGACAAGTTCCAGTCCGGTCAGGAACTCAACATTCACTGATCGGGATGCAAGTTGACGTTTGGACACGTTACTGGCCCCCTTGACGCTTCATGCGCTCTCTGGCGCCCCCGGTGTAGATGGTGGCGGGTGTGGACGTGATCTCCTTGTGATCGCCCGTGGACTGCACCGCCGCCGCAGCCGACCGGCCGCGTGTGCCTGTGGCAATCAAAGGAGCCGCGCCGAGTTCGCGCATCGTAATGCGTGCCGCAGGCTCAGGGGACTGCTCCTCTTCTGGAGTTTCCTCGTCGCCATTGGTCGCCAGCTCGACAGGTTCGGGCACTTCGCCGCCGGCCGCCCAGGTATTGAAGCGCGTAGCCAGCTCTTCGAACTGGGCCTTCAACCTGTTGTGCTCGGCCAGACTGACTGTGCCTTGCGCGACCTGATCGAGAGTAGTGCTGTTCCTGCGCGTGATTGCCAGTTTCAGGGACTGGACAAACAGATCACGTTCGGAACCTGCTGGCACACCGGAGCTGTAGTTTGACGGAATCATGATCTCGCCGCACGGGCACAGGTACACCTTTTGAGGAGCCTGATTCACATTGCGATAGCCGGCGCCGGAGGTGGTGTACATGCCGGCCTGCGCCTCGATAAAGAAGATCGATCCGCAAGAAGGGCATTCGATGGGAGCATTGACCGCACTGGTCGCAGCTTGAACACGCAGCCTACTGGACTGCGGTTGGGTGGGTCTGTTCATCTTGTTCCTCGTTGATCTGTTGTTTGCTCTTGTTGCAGACCGTGCAAAGGCTGTGATCGATAGCCCACTCATGCTCATGTGGACGAATGTCTATCACTTCACCGTCTGTGATGCGGAACCGTTCCTCACCAGAGTCAGGACTGACCACAGTAAGATCGTCATCTCCAATCACCGCGTCGATGACGAGAAAGCCTTCGGCATCCCGAAAGCAGTTGATCGGCTTGCGTTCGCCCTTCATAAAGACGGGCAGCGTTTCAGGCATGAGCGAGACTCCTGCAGGGCTTGGTGGCGCAGTCCTCGCAATGAGAACCAGGCACCGGATGGCCGGTATTCCGAATAGCGTCCAGTATGGAAGTGACTGCCTTGCGTACCAAAGGCAGATCGAAGTTCTTCATCTTCCAGGGTTCGCCGCGGAACAACGGCAGGTGATAAACCCCCGGAACTGTGTAATCGGTTGAGGCCATCAGATGCACGTACCGGATCAGCTCGATCACGCCTGGCTGCTGGCAATAAGCCGGCCGCCATTCGTGGGTCTGCAGGATCATCGGTCGCTCGTCTGTGCGCCGGTCATGGCGCCGGAGCACCATGGCGTACTCGCCTTCAATGCAGTCGCCCGCACATTCGACGCTGTACGCCTCGACTGGCTTCAGCACTTCGTAATGCTGAAGGAATAGATACGTCTTCCTGGCGGCCGTATTGCCGGCACGAAGCCCTGCATAGTAAGCCTGCTGATGATCGGGAGCCCATCCTGCCGTGTGCCCGTTCCAGATGCTTTCAAACTTGCCACGCAAGGTAGCTACAGACACAAGCCTGCCCTTGAAAGCATCCAGGACGGCCCAGCGCAACAGCTTCTGGGCACATTCGTAGGAGGAAGGACCATGCCGATCCTCCATATCGAACATCGGGCACTTGAGACGCAAGTCGATTTGGCGCTCGGTCAACAGCATGTCAGGCCGCTATCCTCTGGCCAGGGTCCAGCACGGGGACTCGCCAGTCCTGGATCGGTTCGAGCGGGAGTTCCCGTGCGGTTCCGACTCCTTCGGGCATGAGGACTGCTTCGCAGACGGCGAGCGCCTCGTCGAGGGTCTCCACACGGAAGCCGGCCGTGCGCCGGACCATCGGATGGTCATAAGGATTCCCTGTCTTCTCCATGACGAGGATGACTGGGATGCGGTACACATCCGCCCAGCCAAGCTCGATGCAGGTTCCGGGCGAAACAAATGTGGCGCCCAGCAGATTGACGATCAAGGCATCCGCGCGCGTGCAATCGTTGCGATCGCGGGCTGTGATTCCGCTTTCACAGCAGAGAGGATGGTCCTCATAGCTGTTCCAGATCTTGCCCAGGCGGGCAAGCCGCTGGGACTTTGCCCGAAGCGGCGAAATTGCCCGGATTTCCTGTGGCAGGTTCTGGCTCGCATAAGCACGCCAGGCTTGCGCCTCGTCGTAGGTCATGCCGGAGATTGGGCCGGCGAGGTAGACGAGGAAGTCGCGTCCGTGTTTCATGCAGCTCCTTCTGTTGAACTGAGTTAGGCCGCCTGTTTGCGCCTGGACAGCCTTGGCACGTCCTGGCTCTCGGTCTCGATCTGAACCGGCTGGTCACCAATCTCGATCACGGTTGGCTCCGGGAATTGGATTGGTTCATCCGCCGGGATCTGAACAGTCCCCTCGGCCGCCAGCTCAACTGTCGAATCCGTTGAGGTGTCGATCGCGGGTTCATCAGTGCAAAGCAAGCCCTTGGAATCGAACCGAAGGTCTTCAGCAAAGTGAACGATATTGGCCGGGTTGTGCCCGGTGGTCTTTAGGAACGCCGCGGACATGCCGACTTTCTCGACCAACTGTTCGGGAATAAGGGCATGGTTACCGTGTCCCGTATAGTTTCCACCGAAAAAGGTGGGATCGAACTCAACCTTGTAGTTCCGTGTGCTCATTGATGCTCCTCTTCACTTCGTTGTGCCAGGCAGGCCAGGCCGGACCTGCCTAACGGTTAGTAGACTCACAGCTTGGACCTGTACGCGGCCCTGGAGCCTGCCAGAGTGCCTCGTGCCGACTTGTCGGCCTTATCCCTGGTAGCCGCTGCTTCGACCAGCCTGGTGCGGTATTGCTGCTGTTCCCGATCGGAACATTCGATCATCTGGCCAGACTTGTCTTCCAGCCGGTAGAAGATCGTTCCCTTCGTGCCGGTGATCTTGTTCTTGTCGATGATGACTTCGATGATCGGCTTCCTGATGGCGACCCGAGCTTGAACCCCATCAGGGTTCGTGACCGTTTCCATCCATTCGGAAGACTCCCACCAGACGTCAACGTTGTTGGGAACGTCACACCAGTCCTGAAGCTGGTTGTAGACTCCGCAGTTGGCCTTGGCATCGAAAGAGAGGCCAGCCGATCCCTTCAGGTTCAGATACGTCGGGCGAGAACCCGGGCGCAACTGCTCCTTCGGAATCTCCATCGTGAACAAGGCGGTCGTGCGATTCGCTGCAACGATCTCCTCGTTGATGAAGCGAGACATGGCACGGATATAACCCTCGCCTGTCTCATTGGTGACCAGGCTGTACAGGTGGAAGTTGTCTCCGACCACCAACAGCGCGTGATCGGGAAACTTCTTCCGCAGATCCTGAACCCACGACTTCAGGCAGCCAAGGTCAGAAGGCAAGATCGAAGGATCGACAACGATCAGGCGCTCATCCTCGTGCATCTTGCGATACCAGGTCTTGGCGGCGTGATAGCGTTCGTGGAAGTCCTCAGGTGCAAGCTCCTGGCCCTCCGGGTGGTTCATGTAGTAACCCGGCCGGCGGAAGCAGTCGCTTGGCATCCCTGTATAGGCACCCAGCAGGCGGTTGATGCGATCATTCATCGAGTCATCGACCGTGTGCAGAAGCATGATCAGGTCTTCGTTGTTCTCCAGCAGCCCGATGATCTGGTTGTCGAGGACAATCGACTTGCCATGGTGAGGCTTGCCCGGATAGCAAAGCATCGAGCCATACCGCGGGATGCCACCGAACATCTTGTCGAAGATCGGGTATCCCGTCCGCAACTCGTACTCAGTGATATTTCGCTCCTTCTGATCGAAGAGAACGTCGATGGTTTTCAGCACCGATTCCGGGTTGTAGCCGATCTTCTTCTTGCTGAGGGTTTCAAGCTGCGCCGTGGCGGCAGCGAGGTGGGCCTCAATGTGGGCCGGGTCCTGGCGGAGCTTCTTGGCAACGGTATCGCCGATCAGCGACCGCTCTTCGTCCAGCCTCGCATCCTCCTTGTCCATCAGACGGAGGACTTCCTTCATTACGAAGTCTTCGTTGGTGTTAGTCCAGTGGGCCAATTGCCGGGCCTGACGCATCCTCAGGATGTTCGACGGCTCGTTGATAATCAGCGGAATCGTCGACTCGCAGATGGTAAACGGATCTTCTCCGGCTTCCCGTCTGCATTTCAGGCTCCAGGTAAACATGTCCAGACGTTCCAGTTTGCGCCAGGCGTCAGTTCCTTTCTCCAGGGTCTCGAATCGGCGAATGTACTCATCCGGATCTTTGACGCCATCGGGAGTGGTGATGACCTCCAACCGGGTGCCCACACTGCCACTGACCTCTTCGACCAGCTTGACGACCCGCTCCACACCCTTCTTGCCGGCCTTGTCGTTGTCCATCCCGACAATGATGTGGCGCTTGCCAAGCGACAGCAGAAGCTCCAGGTGCTCGCGAGTGAAGGCCGTGCCGCAGGTGGCGACTGTCCCCAGTTCACCACCGGCATACAGGGTCACACAATCAGGGTTTCCCTCTACCACCGTGATTGGGCCATCGAACTTCTTGGCCAGATCCAGGTTGTAGAGCAGATTCCGCTTATTGAACAGCGTGCCTTCCTCACGGGTGTGGACGTACTTCTTGGCCTCCCGTTTGGTCTTGCCGGCATCGAAGTCGGCCTGATGCTCAATGAACAGCAGGTCACGCGCCGAGAAACCAATGGGCGAGCCATTTACATCCCGGATGGTGTAGATCAGGGATTCCGGGCTGAAGATTCGGCTGGCGTTGTGGTGCTCCCGGCTGTCGGCAAGGTCGCAACTTTGCAGTAGATCCAGCGAGTGCTTGTACTGCACCGTCATCCTGTGCAGATAGTCATCGTAGGACTTCACGGTGCCAATGCCCATCTTGTAGCGAAGGCCTTGATCCCAACGCAGCTCGTGGACTTTGTTCAGGACGATGGGAGGAAGCTCATTGTCCTTGACATGCCGAACGATTTGGTAGGCGTGCGAGTAGGCGGTGATGACTTCCATCTCCCGCAGTTCTTCCGTCGTCAGATCGGGTGCCTCAAACGGAATGTTGAATCGATCGGCCAGGTACTTGACCGTCTCGGTCACCCAGCCCGGGCCAGACGAAGGGCGACCCTCCAACCAGACACAGAGATCGAAGATGTCGAAGGAAGTCTGACACGAGAAGCAGTAGCCCCGGTTGCTAAACCGGATGAGACCTGCCGAAGGGTGCTTATCCGGATGGTCCGGGTTGGGGCAAGAGAACCTCTTGCCGGTGTCGTAACCGCAAGCTGTCAGGTATTCCGTAATGTACATCGGCTCTTTGATCTGCGCGATTACCTGATCGAGGGCCTGTCTACTGCTGGTCATGAGTCTTTCTCCGTGAGATAGCCGAGTACGCGAGCGAAATCCGTCTCATCGAAAACCACTACCCCGACGCCATGCTGATTTCTCAGCACCAATCCGCCAATGGACATCTTGGCCCGAGTCGCATCCTGCCTGACCTTCGTCAGTTCAGACAGCAACACGACCGGGTTTTCTCTTTGGGACTGGAACTTGGTATCGAGGGTGATGAAGCCGGCCGCGACATGATCGCCGTCCCTATTCGAGCGGCCAGAGTTCTTGGTGGCGGTAATGTTGAGATGCTTCCCAGTTGCTTGCTCAGCAGCCTCAGCCCGTTGCAGAACCTTCTTCTTGCCGCGGTCCTTCTTTAGCCGGGTCTGCTGTGCATCCCGAGACTTCTGCATTCGGGCGAGCGTCTTCTCGTGTTCCAGCACAGGATGGGCGCGCTGCTTGCTGCTGGTAAGGGCAATCCAGTAGCAGCGTTCCAATCCCAAGTCCTCATTACCCGGAGCGAGCCGGCAGAGGCAGCATTTGCCTCGTACCGGCCCAACAAGGGTGTCCGAGTTCTTGCACCGGTTGGCGCCAAACTCACACGACTCAGCAACGGGCATTGACTAAGCCGCCTCAGCTTCTTGGAACTCCTCAGCCTCAGCTGCTGCCGCCGCCGCCTCGTCTCCGTGCTCGAAACCGACTTCAGGTATTACATCCTCGCCATCGATCAATTGCTTGATTCCGTCGAAGATGGAACGGTGCTCACCAATCAAATCACGATAGGAACCCAGTTCGCCCTGACACTTCCAGGGGGCGCTCTTCTTCCGCTCATCGACATTCTTGCCCTCGCCGAGGATGTAGAACCATCCGCCGAACTTGGTGATGATGCCGACACGAAGCGCCTGCTTGAAGTAGTCATACTCCTTGGAAAACCCTTCACCGAAGATGTAATAGAGATCGGTGTAGCGCCAGTTGGCGCCGAGCCGGTCCTTGACCAGCTTCACACGGGTGATGAACCCGTATGGATCTTTGTCGCCCTCCGCCAGCTTGCCGATCACTTCCAATTCGAAGCGCAATGAGCTGTATCGAGGCACTGACTTACCGCCAGATGTCGAGTAGCTCACCATCGTTCCGCCGATGGATTTGTTTGCATGATTCAGCCAGCAGACATGTGAACGGCGGGTGGTGTTCTTGCGGAAAAAGCCCCTCATCTTCTTCGAGATACCGCCGACCAGATCGTTATCACTTGTCGTCTTGGCGGCGTCGGCTTCAGAGACCAATGCATCCACCGAATCGACAATCAAGAGATCGAACACGTTGGCTGCCTTGGCAATGAGGTCAAGCACAGCTTCCACATAGACCATCTCGGTCTCGCAGTCTTCCGCCTTGACTTTCACCTGCACCAGACGAACAGCATAAAGGCCCCTGGCTTCGGCTTCGGCCTTGTCGGTGATGAACCCCAGCTGCTTCAGATACGCAGCGGTCATGCTGCCTTCGATGTCGAGGATTCCCACGCGAAGACCCAGCAGCTGCCAGGTCACACCGATGGCCAGAGCGAGACTGGTCTTGCCGGCATGCTCCTTCTTCGAATAGATCTCCGAATGGCGGCACTTGGGAAGCCCACAGTTGATGCCACGATCGTCGATCGCATGATCCAGGCCGGGAAATCCGGTCGTGACGCACACGACGTCGTTGTCGTATTCGTCCGCCAGCTTCAAGGCGTCGCCAAGACCCAGCGTGGCAAGCTGGGCCTCGAACGCATCATTGATGCCGACGGGCTCCTTCTGTTCCTTCTTCTTCCGTGGTGGCATAGTGCTCCTAGTTGTTGGTTCCTTCCTCGATCCCGAGGAGTTTCTTGCAGAGGTTGACCCGGCTGTCCACAGACTTGACCAGGCCTTCGAGCCATGTCTCCAGGCCGAGGAAACCAGCCAGGAGCCGCTTCTGATAGGCCTCGCGGTCGAAATCAGAGATGCCCTTCTCGCGCTTGACAATGAAGTGATCGCTCTTGCAGTGCGAGACGAAGCAGGTGGCCAAGCCAAACCAGCGTGTGGTCCGTTCCCTCCAGCGTTCCACCGAAGTCATGTGGTCCAGCAGGTTGGCCACATCATTGGACCGGACATCCAGACGCAGGAGCCGCAACAGCGGGTCTCCTGCCTCATAGATCGCATCCTCAAACTTGGCCATCTCCGCCATCAGCTCGGACTCTTTGGTGAGAGCCAGAATCTGCTGGACCCGACTGACAGGCATGACGGTTGGTTTGGGAAACTCGGCGTTAGCCAATCTCCACCTCCGCGCTGGTGTCCGACAGAAGACCCTGCAGATCGGTGATCAGATACTGCAACTCAGGGCGCGCTTCTTTAAGGCAATGACCAGCGACCGAACAGTAGCTGCATTGCCAGTCACCGAGGCGCTTGATCTTATCCTTCTTGTAATCGTTGTACTTGGTCTTGCCGATGGCGCCATGCTCGAACAGCAGTTCGACACGAACCGGCGAATAGGACCATTCGTACTCGGCCGGCGGCCAGAACGAGGATGGCAGAAGACGGACTTCATCTTCCAGCAGCGTCAGGTAGTTGCTTTCAGCGATCAGGTCTTCCCGCGTCTTCTGAACGAAGCCTTCACCGTCAACCACATCCTGGGCACACAACACCAGCTTCAGAGACGGCGGCGGAAGGATGCCCTTCTGTGCCAGGTTCTGAGCGCCTTGAGCCCGCGCGCGGAACCAGTAGCCCTGCTGGGTCTTGTACCGGGAGTAGACCGATTCCATCGTGAATATCTTGAACGGCACACCATCCACCTGCGGATAGTGGAAGCCGTCGAAGTCCTGGTATATCTCGATGGTGAATTCCTTGCGGCTTGCCGAGTCACGGTCCACGTACAGCAACTTGCCACCGATCGGACCATCGCTCATGCTCTTGACCATCTTCTTGTCGGCCTCGGAGCGGTTGCGATGCTCGAACACTTCGCCGTTCTTCTTGAAGTCACGGACCTTCTTGTCCAGAACCTTGCGCTCGTCGAGCGACTTCTGGATCATGGCCTTCAGGCGCTTGCCGGTGCGGGCCTCGAGGATATACAGGCAAATCTGGATGAGGTTTTCCAGCTTTGGCTTGTTCATCGTCTCGATTTCCTTCTTCGCGTAGTAGCCGGAGTACGACTTGCACTCCAGAATCCAACCACGCTTGTCCACCGGGTCGACGGCGATCACATCGAACTCCAGAGACAAGGTGATGTCCCGGATGAAGTGCTTCACACCGTTGGCTGCGTAGATTCCCGCCAGCTTGGCCTGGTCGGTCAGGCCCGACTCAATTGCGCGGCCCATGAGCCACTTCCAGGCGCCGGTGGCATCGGCAGGGTTAGTGACTGAGAAGCCCATCATTCGCATGAAGGATGCACGATGGCACTTCCCGACGATATTGAAGAGAGTCTTGTCCACACGCTCGGCCGAAGCCTCCGACGGCCATACAGCCGGCGTCTTGGAAGCATAGGGATCTCCCATCTCTTCCTTGACCAATGCAGGGTCAAGATACGAAAACACATTGAACGTTCCCATGTTGCCACCTTACTGTTAGTTCGGTTGGGTACCAAAGCAACGCTCTGGCACCCTCCCGGTTACTTGTCCAACCCGCAGACTTCCCTGAGGTTCTTCTTGTCCCTCGCGGCTTCGCGCCATTCAGCCGGCACATAGCGGAGGTTGTCGACGTAGAGCAGCGCCAGATTCGTCATCCGCTCCACCTCATCGGTGTTGGGGATGATGTTGTCGAAGGCAGCATCCCAGTCGCTGAGGAAGACTCGCAGGTCATCCTTCTCGTCTGTCTTGCGCTCGGCCCTGATCGTTTCATCGAAGGCTGCCTGAAGGAGCTGCTCCATCTCGGCGCCCGTCCAGATCCGCTTCGGGTCATAGAGCAGCCGGCCAAGGCCAGCTTGCGGGTTATTCTTGGAAGCAATCAGATCGTCGGCCAGGACAATCTTGTGCTTGTGGGTCTGCGACTTCAGGATGGCCCAGCGCCCCTTGGCATCCCCCTTGGCAGGCGGAAGCATCGGGATCTTGACATCCATACGTCCTGCGCGGATCAACGCAGCATCCAGCAGTTCGGGTCGGTTGGTCGCCGCCAGGAACACGACCTTGCCGACGCGGCCGGGGTCCGACAGCCAGGTCATCAATGAGTTGAAGACACGAGCTGAGGTGCCTGAATCGCCTGCCGACTGTCGCCCGCTGGAAAACACCGAATCCAGTTCGTCGCCGAAGACCACGCATGGGGCGGCAGCTTCGATCGCTTCAATCAGCTTGCGAGTATTGGATTCCGTCTCCCCAACCAGACCACCGAAGACCTTGCCGAAGTCGACAATGATGAAGTTGACGCCGGCCTCCTTGGCCAGAGCCCAGGCAGCCATCGTCTTGCCGGTCCCGGGCGGCCCAGTCATCAGGGCGCCGCGGGCGCAGAGCTTCTTGTTCCCCGACCGAAGCGGCTTGATGATCTTCCACTGGCAAAAGTCCTTGAAATGGTCATGGCCTCCGATCAACTCAAAGCCGAAAGACGGCTCCTTGATGTCAATCATGCCGCCGTACTCGTCCTCAAGCGCGCGCTTCTTGCGTTCCTGAACCAATGGAAAGTCCACCGGCACCTGGTTGCGCCAGGAGTTCAGGATGACATCCTTGATCTGGCGCCGATTCATTCCTGCCGACTGAAGAGCAAACTCCTGAATGCTGAAATCACAGGCCAGGTCGATCCCGGTCACATTGGTGTTCTCGCCGATGGTCAGCGCACCGTCCTTTACAACCCGGTTCTTGATGTTGGTCTCGAAGTTGTTGAGCCATTCCAACCGGTCCTGCAGGTTAGGCTTCCGGACGATGTGGCTGACAGCCAGTTCGCCGCGGATCGACTCATGAATATCGGACAGGTGCCGGGTCATCAAGATGATCCGATTCCGGTCTCCAATCGCTTTGTCCTGGGCCCAGTTCCGGATGTTCACAATAGCGCCACGGTCGCATCCCAGGTTGGCGATGTCGCCGCGCGGGAATAGGCTGTCGGAATCGGTAAACACCAGGGTCAGACACAGCTCCCGCTGCAAGGCCTGGTCCTGTGTGAGCTTGATCTTGTTGTCGGTCAGGATCTTCTTCGAGATGGCGAACCAGTCATTGAGCAGCTTCATTGCCGCTTCCGGACTCTTGGGCTCGAAGTAGGTCTTGCCCATGTCTTCGATCACGTCTTCGCCAAGCACCTGCTTGAAAGTCTCGATCCACATCGTCTTGCTCTTCGGATCGGGAAAATCCAGGCCAGTGGACGTGTTGTAGAAGGCCATAATGCGGGTCTTCTGCGATACACGCCGGACCGACTGAATGCCGGCTTCCTTGTTGTCCAAAACCGCATTCGGATTGAGACTCTTCTGGATGTTGTCGTCGTAACAGGAGGCCAACACCTTCCTGATCGGCAGGTCATTGCCGGCATTATCTACGAAGTCGTAGATGTTGCCGTGCAGGATGAAAACGTGGGAGATCTGCGCCTGATAGTCATCCGTGATGAGCCTGACAAAGTCAGGCACGCCGCGTTGCACTACCCGAGGGCTTTTAACTGTTGCTTTGGGAGGCATTTGGTCCTGCCCATCCTTTCAGTGTGAGTTGACCGGGGCCATTCGTGGACGGCATGTCCCGAAGGAACCGATCGCGCGCGACATAGTGCTCGATGTACGCCTGCAGGGCCAAAGCCGAGTCAGGTTCAATCGTGATGCACTGCCGATAAACGGGATCGCTCTCAATACGTTCCATGTCAAGGGACACACGGGCTTCAACGTCGAGAGCGATCTCGAACAGGTCCTCTGGACCTCGAGCCATACAACCTCTCAGTCTTGTTTGGGTGGAACGATCACTTCAAGACGAAGCTTTTTGATCTTGAGTCGGCCGGTGGAGATTCGAGGATCGAGGGCATCCAGAGGAGCAACCTTCAGTTCCTTTTTGAAGAGCCGGACTGCTTCCTCTGCATTGTCTGCAACCTGATTCTTGAATGCCGTGAATGGAACCTCGGCCACACCGGAGAATTCAACCCGGTACTCGTGGAATCTACGCTGCTTTGGCATAGAAGTTCCTCCGGGCACGCAGGCTCCGAAGAACTTCCAAAGCGTGCAATGCGCCATTCAACCCGCCATGAGGCTTCTTCTCTTCCCCGATGCCGAGATGAATTGCAACCGGGTCCTTGCCGATCTTAGGCAGCGGGCCAAGCACACCCCAGGCGATGCTGGGAATGTCGATCAGATGCCGCTCGAATGGACCGTACTCTTCCCGCGAACGATCAGCTTCCTGATGCGGAAAGTGGAACCGGATGGCTTCATTCACGAAGCCCCAGTCAAAGCGTGTGCTGTACGAAGCAAACACACCCTGCCGCCCAAAGGCGAAGAAGGAGAGCCAGCCGTTGCGCGGATCTACCGCATGGCGCCAACCCTCAGGGGTATAGCCGTTGACCTGAAGTGCGATCGGATTCGCCAGTTCGATATGGGCCGGCGCAATCTTGGCACTGAAGGTCGCTTCGATTTCCAGGCTGGCCTGGTCCACACGAACGGCACCGATGTCGATGACTTCGTGTACGAGTGGGTCGAGACCTGTTGTTTCCAGGTCCACGATCACCAGAGAGCGATCAATGAAATCCATAGTTCCTCGTTAGGCGCAGGCCAGCATCTGATCGTCAGGGCCTTCGTCTTTGTGGGAGTAGTCTTCGCACCCCTCTTTGCCGTCGATGGCGGTCAGAGAGTCAGGAAAGCCGGTGATCTGCACCAGCCCTGCTTCCGGGTCAACAACCATCTCGACGATGTTGGCGTGAAGATCCTTGGGGTTATACCGCGTCGACAGGAAGTGAACTTCCTGGTTCCGCGAACCACAAAGCGGTTTGTCGTCGCAACGTTGCAACTGGTTGTAGCGGCCGGCGATGATGAAGTCCATCTGCTTGAGAATGGCGTTGGACAGTTTGGCGTCACCGGGAATCATAGTGCGGAGTTCCGGATGCCACCAGTTGAACTTGCCATCCCGCAGCTCCTGCAGGGTGTATCCCGTGAAGGAACCGATAGACAGTTCCGGCCGGCGTTCTTTTATGAAGCTGATAAGCAGCTCCAGGGCCGGCGCCTGTTGGAAGGGCTCACCCCCGGAGAACGTCACACCTTCCACATTCTGGTTGAGAATCCAGTCGGCGAGTTCGCTGATGAGCATGTCCTTGTCTTTGACAAAAGGATGGGTCTCGGAGTTCCAGCATTCAGAACAAGCCAGGCTGCAACCCTGAACCCAAACCACAACACGTTCGCCCGGGCCGTTGGCAGTGCTGTTTGCGATGCGATTGTGAATGTACATTGCTACTCCTAGCAGGGCTTGCCCAGCCCAAACGGATCGGAACCACCAAGGTCGATCACCGCCTGGCGAAGCTGATAAGTTTGCCGCTTCAAGGTCATGACCTCGGTTGTCTTGATCTGTGCGCGCGTCATGCAGTTCAGGCATTCGATGGCTTCAACCTCGAAAGCATGGGACTTCGGATCGGTCTCCGTGAAGGTGACTACTCCGTTTTCCCATGCTTCCGTTCTCCTCACCTGGCTGTTGCCGTAGAGCACAAAGGTTGTTGACTTGCAGTTAGGACACTGAATGTTCCGAGGGTCGATGTCCTCTGCACTTACGTCCTGCTCCATCATCACGATGGAACTTGCCATGTTTAAGCCTCGTCCTCGTCTTCGTCGTCATCGTCGTCGTACTCGACAGGTGTGTTGTCCAGCTCGGGAATGTTGGCGATGTCGACTGAATCAATGGCGACCCATTCGCCCTTCTCAGGTTCCAAATCAACCTTGAGCTTGATGGCGATTTCCCTGGCGTCACGATCCGGTGCTCCGCGGTAGAGGTACACCGTTTCACCGTACTGATGGTGGTGAACCAGTGCGTGGACCATCTGTGGCTCGGGCATGGCTACCGTCCTGACGTGACTCGGTTTCCGTTGCCGGGCCCAGCGTAGAATTCAGGCTTGATGGTTTCCTTGGTGACCGTACCCATGGATTCAAAAGCCTGGTGAATGGCCTGGCAGCCCTGACCGTGGAACCCTTCGGTATCCACGGAGAACGTGCCTGCCTCTTTGTCGATGTCAATGGTGACAATCTTCTGTGGCATTGCTACCCTCTCTGAGTGAATTGGAGCCGGATCTTGCCGTTCGGAAGTTCCGTACGACTGATCTGCTCCAGGTCGAGTTTCTGGACAATTCGCATTGCCTTGGCTTCGGTTGCAAGGCCGATAATCTCCTTGAGCCAACCGTCGCCGTAGCCGTGGGACTTGTCGAAGTCGCTGATGATGGCCGCAAACGAACCATCTTCCTGCCGCTTGAACCCAATGTCATTCGAAGCGCGGCCAACCTGCGTGCGTGGAATGATGATCTCCGCAGTGTCCTTGCGTTTATCACCCATGTAGCCTTCCAAAGACACAGGTTGGCTGTGGCGCAAGGGTGAGAAGCCCTTCTGCTTCAGAGCTTCCTCGAGGGCGCGCGCATCGTTGATCTTGGTCTTTCGTTCCCGGTAAAGGGACATGACTTCCTTTCGGAAAGGCGGGGCGCCTAAGCGCCCACCTTCTCGTACTGGTAACGGACAATCGGCCGGCCGTCGACAACCAGTTCTTGCTTGCCAATGAGGCTCAGGCCAAGTGTTTCTGCCGTCGCCCGTGCCTTGGCCACCGTGTACTCGCCCTGAACCTTCTTGACGAACTGCTCGGGCGTGAACTGGCGGATGATGTACGAATCCATGCCGACGGTGTAGTAGCCATCGTCGCCACGCTGGAACCCGATGTCCCCGCGAAGCGCCGTGTCTTCCTTCTTCAGCACGATGTCGTAACCGTTGCGGTTGTCGTAGCTCTGATCGCCACGGACGGTTTGGTTCTTGCCGAGGATGGGGTTGTAACCCATCTTCTTGAGGGTGTCGACGAGACAACGTCTGTCATTCATCGTCCCTGCCTTGAGCTGTCGAAAACTGCTCATACGTTCTGCTCCTTCTTGAAAGCTCGGCTCATGAGCGTGGAGATCTGGCCCCACGGCGCATAGTTGCCGGTCAGTTTGTCTCGAGGAAAGACGAGCACTGGCGGCGCCTGTCCATAAGCGGGAAGCGCCCTGACTCCGTGGAACGAAAGGCCATTGAGATGGGACCCTTCCTTCGTGATGAAATGGTCCAGCACTTCGGCAACCTTCGTGAACTTGTAATCGTTCAAGTTGTCGCCGTGGCCTTCCGGGAATCTCCACAGCATGCACAGATCCTTGAGAGCAAGGTCTTCCCGCAGGCTGAAGAGGCCCGTGTAGGCGCAGGTGTGGCCACCTGGCTCAAAGTACCGATCGGAAGTATGAGTGGCCTCATTGATCCCGTGGTACTTGACGATGTGGTTCTTGAGGGTCAGGTGTTGAGCCGTTCCACCTGCCGTCCGGAGGACGGTGGACGTGTACTGGCTGTAACCAAACTTCGAGTCCTGGTTGGGAACAATCTTGAGGACGTTCCCGAACTTCTTCTCGTCGTTCGCAGTGCTGATGACGTTGGTTTCTTCGTAGAACCAGAGGTCAATCGGCTTCGCAGTTAGGAAACAGGCCTGCACGACATTGCCGCAGGTCGGACAGTAATGGCCATACACCAGGTCCCGTTCAAATCGCGTGTACCTGGGATCGCCTTTGTAGGCCGACCGCGGAGAGAACTGGATGCTGCAAGCTGCAGATCCAGGCTTACCGATGAATTCGATCAATAGTAGCCCCTCCAAGCTTTGCGGCGGAGAGCAACCTCTGCGGGATTGTTATGCGCCTCGAAGAGGCCTGCACCTTGCCGCGCTGTGATCTCCAGGAACGGCAAGAGTCTCTCGAACACAACAGGCTCAACCTTCATCACCAGATAGAAAGCCTCTTGTGATTTCAGGACCATCTTCTGGCCCAGAGACACGGCTTTGAGCAGCCGTGTCCAGGTAAATGCGCTGGTGCGAGGAGGCCAGGTCAGGAAGAGCATGGCATCGATAACGATCATCACGTTCTTCTGGATGGTGGTCATGACGCGCGCTCCTCTGCCAGTTCCAACTCCGGCATATACACCATCTCGGTGTCGCCAAAGTCGTCCCTGATCTGAAGTGAAAGAGCTTCTTCCTCTTCGAGAACTCGCTGGGCGAAGAACTTTACATCGAAGTCCAGAGCGCGACGGTTCATGACCTTGCGGTCAAGCGCCTGTTCAGCGCCCACCATCTTGCTATAGAAGACTGTGTAGATATACTCGTCCAAAGAGTTCTGGGACAACATAAGGTAAACCTCGCAGTCACGGTCCCTTTCTGTGGGGGCCATGGTGCGAGACCATGCCTGACATTGCCAGGCCGGCGACCACAACAGGTCGCAGCAGATGGTCACATCCGCACAGGAGACATCGATCGCCTCGCGCACGGAACGCGTGCCGGAAACCCAGACGTGGCGTTCCGGATCGTGAGCAAACAGCTCCATGGCTTCGACGCGCTTCTCGTCTCCCCAACTGGATGGCATCCTGATGGGGTTGTATGCGTGAAGCGCCTTCTCGACCTGGATCTGCATCTCGATGAAGTCCGAGAGGATGAAGACCTTCTTGCCTTGGGCAACGGAGTCCGCAACCAGGTTGACGATCTGGCGCATCTTGCCACCGCCCGGTGGCCCGTTGTAGACCTCATATCCGAACTTCTGATTGAGACGCTCCGGCGAGGTAGCGATGGTGCGCAGCGCGGACATCTTGGCGATGACCAGAGCCTTGTTGACCTCGTTTCCCTTTGCCTCGGCCTCCTCAACCATCTGTTCGAACTGCACCCGGAAGTCCCTGAGAGCCGCCAGCATCAGCCTTGCCTGCGCGGCAGCCATCGGGACAATCGTCCGTTTGATCGACACAAGGGGCAGCTTCATGCCAGCTTCCAGCAGAGATTGCTGGAACAGCGGGTCAGAGTAGTTACGGCGAACGATCTTCGGCTGCATCGTTCTCCACCAGTCCGGAGGATTGATGAGGAACGGAGTGCGCTTTCTGATCGTCTTGGTGATCTCCACACCAGTCTCTTCGTCGATCTCCCCAGTCGGTTTCTCCAGGTAGACAAAGTCGCAGAACCGGTTCTCGAACTCCTTCTTGCCCTCGGCGCCCTGCCAAGGGAACTGAGGACAAGGCCGGGCAACGGCCCAGTGCAGCGGCCAGTACGCATCCAGCGGAGAGTTGGACAGCAGAGTGCCAGTCATGGCGATCCGCCGGCGAGAACGGAAGGAGTACATCGCGCGAGCATTCTGCGTGTTGTATTCCTTGGCGTTGTGGATCTCGTCTCCAACCACGGCCGAGTACAAGTCCTTCACTCGGCGATACCGCGGCGGAATCCAGGTGCCGTCTACGACGCCGCACTCCAAGCACATGCGGCCTTTGATGTGTTCGCCCGAGCACCGCGCATGGCGGGCCAGGGCTTCATCCACATAGGCACCAGGCTTGTGAGTGATAACCCGATCATCCTCAGCTGCCCAGGCAGCTCCGCGATGGGACAGGCTGTCATGAACGAGCTTGTGACCAGGCTTGCACCGGTTGTCCGTTGTCCAAGAGCAACCCTGATTCCGGCAGAGATACCCCTTGTCGGTCGTCCAGCCAACCTTGGTCGTAACCCCTTCCTCACTGAACAGCGGCCGTTCCAAGGGCGACTGGCAATGCGGGCAGGTATTGTGCTGGTAAACCGTGATCTCTTCCGGTTTGCAGGACCATTTAACGGTCCGGCGAACCTTCCGCTCCGACGCACGCAAGTAGTTCTCAAAGTTCTTTCGTGATCCCCGGCTGGGGTCCGTGTAGTCCTTGAGCCAATCGAGCGTGAAGAGGTAATACTTCCCATCCTTGTCCAGATCCTCAAGCTTGTTCACAAAGACAAAGTTCTTCATACCCAGGCGCCGGAACTCCTTGCGCCAGGCCAGTCGAACATTCCTGGTGCCAACGATGCCTATCTTCTGGGAGCCCCAGAGTTCACAAATCGTAATGGCCTCGGAAGTCTTGCCCATTCGCATGAGCTTGCAGTTGATGACCCCGCGCTTGAGTGCCTCCAGGACAGCGTCCTTGCGGACGTGCTCAAAGAGAGGTAGCCTGTCGCCGGCCTCGACTGCCTTCTGCATATAGGAAAGCTTGGCGAGGCGGTCTTCCATCTGCTTGACCCGGTCCGGATAGACCTGATCAATCGTCTTGCCGAAGTCCATGGTCTCGGTGTCGTCGAACCACTCTTCCATCGCAGGGTTGAACTCGGTCCAGCTGTGCAGTTTGCCCTTGCCGACCAAGTTCAGCTTTGCGTTGTGAGTGATCGCTTCCGTGCAGATCTGGATCTGATCGCAACCCTCGCTCTCACCAGTAGAGGCAACGAGGTAGCGTGACCCCTTCTTGAAGAGGGCGGCGGTTGCACCGGCGGGCGCAAAGTTCTTGACACAGACCAGGGTAGTGCCAGGGCAGCATCGTCCGAAGAGGGACACGTCGTCCTTGACGATCGGGGAAGCCGGGTAGGGGAATTCCTCCAGCACGCGGCGCCGATGCTCTTTCAGGATGTAGCCCTTCAATGTCGAAGATGTACCGACCTCAACACCATAGGACCGGAGCATGTCGCAGAGGGGATGCTTGTTGACATCGCCTCCGAGGTGTTTCCACAATTCGACACGGCCCCAACCGGACACCTGTTTGTGCCTATGGGTCTTCACTACGCCGTTGGCGACGGGCATCTCAACCGTCTCTTCTTCAACGAAGCCGAAGAAGGACGTGAGGTGCATTTTGTTGCACTCCATACGGATCTTCAGCTCGCGTAGGATGTCGGCTGCGGCTAAATCGTTGGGTTTGAATAGCAGATACTTGCCATTCTTGTGAAGGGTGACACTGGGCTTCGACAAATCCAGGATGACTGGAAAGTCAAATGCCAGTGTGTGAACTAATTGCTTTGCACTCGGCCTTCTCATCCTAAGTCTCCGCCCATGACGGGGAGAAGCTTGACCTTGAAAGGCAGCTTCACTCCCCGTGTGGCCTGGTAATAGAGGAACCCTGAATCAAGCAGACAGCCCAACAGCACAACACCCAGCACTGTCAGCAGACTCAGGAGAATTGGTTTCCAAACAAGCAAAGAGATCTCCTTTAGTTGGCTGGGCTTGCCTCACAGCCGGCTTCTTCTCGCAGATGCGTATTCGTCTGCCGCGAACACAGTGACCTGCAGGCGATCCCGTAGGCCTTCTCCGCCTCCTTGGCTGGTAACTGATCAGGTGGCAAAGGTCTACTGGATTGATAGTTGGATCGGTCAGAATATCTTCCGGAGACTGGCTCAAAAGCTTGAGCGGAATCGTTTCCTTGTGAAGAATGTTCCGTGACAGCGAAGGGCTGTTCATCAGGGCGATGAACTCATCGACCTGTTCCTGGCTCTTCTGGATTCTCTTGCGCCGTTCGGCTCGAAGAGCAGCGATGAAGTCCTCGAACTCCATCGGCATCTCCATGAGCCCCCACAAATAATCCGCACAGCCCATACGAAGTTGGTCGTCCGTCAGCGCCTGCGCGCGCGTCACCCGCCTGCCAAGATACTCATCAAAGTAGGTCGTCCGCATGAGACGCGCGCCTTGCCACGTCTCCGGCTTGGAAGCCCTGACTCTCAAGAGAAACTCACTCGCGTAAAAGAACTGGTCCAGACTGGTGCCGTTCTGCGCTGCGAGGGCGTAGTTGACATAGTTGTTGCAGTCGTCCAGAAACATCTTGCAAATCATCGTGCGTTCACCTGGAACGTCCGAGAAGACGTCAATGAGCAAGCCGCCAAGAATCGACGGTCCCTGAAGATTGCACTTGTCCAGCCTGTCGTATCCGCCGAACGGGTTCTTGCTCATTCCCGCCTTATGATTCCCCACTGGTATCCCTTTCTCGAGGTAAAAACACCACACGGTAACGCTGCTGGAAGACGGATTGGGGTTGCCCGAACCGCCAGCGCCGATGTGGCCGCTGGCCGCGCTCTACAACCCGGAAGGTTCCGAAAGGCAGTTCAACATCCTCGTGTCGCTTCAAAGCAGCCTTGATTTCATCGAAGATCAAATTCACGATCTTCCTAGCTGCCCTGTAACTACACCCTCGGCTGACAAGTACCAAAGCCAGGGGATTGTTTCGGCCAATCCCCTGCTTGACAGGCTTCCGCTTTACGCTTTGGCCCATATCTCTGCCTCGACAACTTCAACTCCCCAGTCATGCTTCTCTGGACCCAGGGCAATCCAGCCAGGCTCACCAAACTTCGGAACGATCTGGTGGTAGGCATCGTTCATGCACTTGGCCATGATGGCCTTGACCGCCGGAATGTCTTTCTCCGCGCAGACCATAACGATCTCGTCATGAACAACGAGGAGGAATCGGACGTCGTACAACTTCTTGCCTACGAAGGAACCGCCGCGGACCGCCAGGTAGATGTTTCGCATTGCGACCTTGAGGATGTCGGCATTCCCTGCCTGGATCGGCATGTTGCCGGCCCACCTCTTGATCTGTGCGATCAGCTCCTTGGCATCTTCAGCGTCATCGGCGGGCAGCGTATAGAACCGCTTCCTGCCTCTGGGGCTGCAGCTGTAGCCGAGTTCGACTGCCAGCAGGCCCTGACGTTCCAGCCACTGCTTCAGCACCTTGAAGGTGCCAAAGAACTCCTCGATGAATGCTTTGGCTTCATCGATGCTCATGCCGGTCATCAGCGCCACACGAGTCGGGCCGGCGCCGTAGGGCACGCCGAAGGTCACCGTCTTGATGCGGGAGCGGATCAGCGACAGTTCGTTGTGGCGAGGATGGCTCTCGGAGTGACGAGCCAGTTCCATTTCCTCGTAGGTGAACTTGTAGCGGGCGCCGAATACCTTCGTTGCATTGAAGCTGTGAACATCCTGCCCGGAGTTGATGGCCGCAATCAGAATTGGATCTCCCGATGCGTGGGCCATCAGCTTCACTTCAATCTGTGAGTAATCGGCCGCCAGGATCTTGTACCCGGGTTCCGCACGAATCGCAGACCGTGGATCAGGGACTGACCATTCCAGACTGTCCGTCTGGAAGTTCCAGTAATAGGTCTTGTCCCCGACCATACCGAGTACAGCTCTGGCTTGAGTTGTTGCGCCCATTACACCTCCGGTTGGCCTTCCATATCGGAGCAAAGGGAACGTATGTCGAACGCCCATTCCCAATACCCTGCACGGGTTTCACCAGCGGCAACCTCCCTTTGCCACTCAGCAAAGGGATGCTCTGGGTCTTCGTCGTTCCAATAGTCCTGGCCGTCAGGTGGCACGTTCGTTGATTGCACGGTTTACGCCTCCGGCTCTTCGTCTCCGCCGCGGTAGAGATCGTCTCCGCCGTTTTCATCCACTTGCCGGGCAGCCTGCTCCAGCTGCGCACGGTTGACCTTCATGGCATTGCGCATGTCGCCTTCACTGAACGGGCATTCAAAGACAACTTCTCCGTTGTCGCGGAACGCCGCCCACACGGGCTCCCTGTTAATTGGGTCCAGATGCTTGCCGGCTTCCTGCATCAGCTTGATGAAGCCGATCTCGGCCTCAGCCGTGGCGATCTGCCGGTTACGGTCGGCAATGGCCGACTGCCGGGCAGCGGCGACGGCCAGCTCGCGCTGCACCTGAACGCCTTCAAACCGCATTTCGAGATCGGACCGGACTTCCGGGTCCTGTATCTCGGATAACCGCAACCGCAAGGGCTTGAAAGCCCGGCGTCTGTTGTCTTGACTCATAGTTTGTTCTCCAGATCCATCGCCAGATTGCGCGCCAGATTCTCGTCAAATTGACTGTCAGGGTTGATGATCTCCAGGGCAGACTTGACCAGCCCGGCAGTCCTCTCATTCATGACAAGGACCAGCTGGTCGTTATGCTTGGCGATCGTGTAGTTCGCTTTGCTCATGCAGCCTCCTGCAACTGCGCCTGTTCGGCCTTCATCGCCGCGATCTTGTCAGCGAAGACTGCCATGACATGGTTGATTTCATCCGGCTTGCGAACCGGAGCAAACAACTCCTTCGGCTTCGGAAACTGTTGGGCATCAGAGCTGAATCGGCCGGTAGCAATGGTCGATTTGTCCTCGCCCCCGCTCTTACGGCCTTCCTCTTCTCCCGATCCCAACTGCTTGAAGCGAGGGTGCCATCTGTTGGTGTTGGGATTGATCCTGTCCACCATGTTCTTGCCATAGGTGGTCGTCATCTTCGTGACATTGGAGAACTCGGCCAACAGTTTGGCCAGCTTCCGTTGCCGCGGGGAGAAGTCCTTTTCGTTCTTCGAGACTTCCTTCAGCGACTCACGCTTGATGTTGTCCAGATCAATGTCGATCTCGCGGAGGGCGGACAGCTTGTCTGCGTTCGACTTGAGGTTGAAGACGTAGGTCAGCTCAGGGATGAGCGTCTCGGCCAGGTCGCCTTGCTCACGCTTCTCTTCGCCGAAGACATTGAAGATCTCGTTGGCTACGTCGATCTCGTGTTGTTCCCAATACTCGATGATCTGGCGCATGATCGGCAGGCTCAGAGTGACGCCCTCGATCTCCATCTCCGCAGTTGGGTAGATGACATCGAACTCGTCTTGCGCCACAGTGGTCAGCTGCCAATGCTTCAGCATCCTGGCCTGGTCGCGCATCAAAGGAAACATCAGAACGATGTCGCGGGCCGAGTAGTAGGCCATCTCGCGGGTCATCTTCCGGCCGTCATGATCCAGTGTGATGAAACTGTCACGGACGGCCTTGTTGATCAGCCAGAACGGCGCATGCCGGCGGCTGCAATCAGCCAGACCAACCTTCATGGCCAGCAGGCCAGCAACCAGGAGCTGCTCGGCCAGCATGGAACAGAAGATGCGCTGCATATGAATGCCGTATTTCACCAGCAGCCATTTGAAGTCGTAGATCGCGTTATGCAGCAGATGAAGAAAGCAGGCAGACTCCAACCACTCCTTGAACTCGACAACGAGTTCAGGCTGGATCAGATACACCATGTCCTCATTGCCGATCTGGAACAACACCATCCGTGTGTCCGGATTCACCGGATTCATCGAATAGTATTTGTCGCCCTTGACGACGCGACCTGTGGTTTCGGTGTCAATGCCGTGAACTGGAAGCTTGTTCAGGGTCCGTTTGATCTCCGCCAGATCGCCTGACGATGAAACAGGAATGATCTGATCGGAGTCCCATGCGCCCGGATCCCATGCTCCTTGCAACCAGTCATGTGTTCCCACGATCTTGTACGCCACTGGCACATGCATCTCCAATGGAGTACAGACTGGTCCTCTAGCACGGCCGCCAATGCGCGCTCCTTTTGCCATTACGCTGCCTCGTATGCCGAACTAACTGTATGTTTGCCGATCCGGCGCAATACCTCGGTGAGAATGGGCATGGAAAGATCGCCCGGTGTCATGTGGTCCCAAACATCCACGATGAAGGTGCGAGGAAGGGCCTGCAGATAGTGCAGGTAGGCGTCCTGGATGCGCCGTTGGTCTTCGACGTTGTTCCATGCCTTGCCGTCCTGCTTGCCCGCCTCAGAGCCTTGGCGGGCCTTCCCACGGGCCAGAGCCCAGGAGATGTCCTCGCGCATGGGACCAGCGATGCTGATCTCGCCTGATGAATCCAGGTTCGCGTGACTTGGCACCAGGACTTGCTTGCCGCGGGCAATCAAAAGAACGGTCATATCCGGGATGATGCCGTACTGCTGCTCGAACAAATCCATCACCCACTGAGGACAATTCTTGCTGGCCGAGGCGTTGTAGGCCCATTGCGAATCGGCATACCGATCCGAGACGACGATCCTGCCGGCGCTGACAGCCTCTTCGATGTCGCCGGCGGTCTGGATATGGTCAGCCAGAAACAGCAGATCAGCCACACCTGGCCGCATCTTCAGGGTTGTCGGGTCTTTGAAGACCAGGTTGCGGACGCCGGCGCCAACATTGGAGCCGGTGTTTCGGTCGCCTGGCTCCTTGGTAAGGAGCACGTCATAGCCGGACTGGTCGAGGTTCTCAACCAGCTTCTTGGCCTGCGTCGTCTTGCCCAGACCATCGATGCTCTCGAAAGAGATGAAGAAACCGCGTTCGCCCTTCAGGATCAGAACCATTAGGCTGCCGCCTTGTTGGAAAGATTCTGCAGGTACTGATCGACCTGCTGGGCCAGCACGCCATCAACGGCAGCCGGTGAATAGGTGCTGGGCTTAATGACTTTGCCATCTTCCCGCTTGTGAATGGCGCCATCAGGCCAGACCTTGGACAGGTTGCTCCGCTGGATCTCGTCCCAGATGGGTTCCACCTGGATACCGAGAGCATTTGCGGCGCCGTAGGTGACCACCAAAGTGTCACCGATCGCGTCGGCCATCTCGACCAGGTTTGGCTCGGCCGTTTCGTCGATGACCACATAGGGGCCGATCCCTTTGTCCAACAACGGAACGGAACAACCTGCAGCCTCGACAAACTCCATGGCTTCTTCAAAGATCAGCCGGGCCCGCAGCAGCAACGTCACCCGGTCGGGAATGCTCGGGAACTCCCGAACCTCCTGGTCATACAACTTCATCAGCTCCGCGATGTCCTGCTGAGGCTGGTAAACAGTTTCACCAATCATGCCTGCTCCTACTCCGTGATGATCTTGATCGTTGCTTTGTGGTCAACGGTGACCGCTTGTGTGACCCCAACTACGGGATCGATCTCGACTGTGTGTTCTCCGTCAAACTGCCAGTCCACACACTCATCGTTGTCGCCGTCATACCAGTCTTCTTCGTGACCTTCCGCACCATCTTCGAAGCCACGGACGACTTGTTCGGCAGCTTCCTGCGCCGAGGAAGCTTCGACTGACTGGATGATGGTGTAGATTTCCTGTGAACCGTCTAAGAGGGCTCCGACTCGCACGTCATAAATCATTTGGGTCCTATTTCTGCAGCTTGGAGTAATCAACCACCGGAAGAGTCGCCAGCTCGTCTCGGTGAATCACCAGAGTCACGATCTCGCAATCTCCGTAGGGATAATGCTCCTGATACCGCTTGAACTGTTGGTTGACCATGACGACGTGGTTCTTCAAAGAACCCGGTCTGGTCCATATCTTGCCGACCGTGTTGAAGCTCGGCCAGGTTCCGCCCGTGGAGTAAAGCCCATCCGACTTCCGCCGGATCTGATACATCTTGTCAGCCATCAACCCTCCTGACGAGTCCAAGTGCGCAGGACGCCATCGGCGGCGCACCAGGCTTGGAAGAGAGCTGTCACCCGTTCCTCGATTGAACGATCGGACTGGTCGATGACCACACCCTCCTGGGTAAACATCAGGCCGTAGGTGCGAAGCAGGCTCTGAACGAGCCCCATCTGCAGTCCCATGCCAGACTTCTGGAGAGTCCCCAGAATCAAGCCGGCATCGGTGAGGAAGATCTTCTTGCGCTTCCCGCGCGTGTAAGCGTAGAAAGCAAACGGACTTCCGTTCCGGTCCCTGAACTGGGTCGTGATCTTGATGAGATTGCCCATACCGGACGCAGGTTCGAGCTCGACCTTGGAAGCTGCATTCTGCAAGGCTTCCATAACATGCTTCATATCTTGTGGGTTCATCTTTCGAGTGGCAGGACTTCCTGAATGTTCAGTTCTGCTTCCCCTGTCTTGAAGGCATGGAGGATCTGGTGAGCAACACCACTCGGCGCGGCAAAACGGAGGGTGACAACCCGAATGTCCGAGCCATCCCGTGGCTTGGAGATCTCAGAATCGGCCACGATCTCTTTGCTGTTGAACAGTGGAATGCCATTCCGATAGATAGCGTTGACGAGCAAGCGAACTTTGTCGCTGAGTGCCATTGTTGTTCACCTCCCAGGTGAGATTTCGAGTTTGAATGGGCCCAGTATGTCCCGAGCCCATCCAACTACCAAATGTTCAGAGTTCAGGAGCATCCAGAAGAGCTGCCACACTCCAGGCACTTGTAACAAGCGCCGTTGCGGACCATAATGCAGCCACAAACTTGGCACGCCGGCGCGTCGGTCATACTCATGACAGCTGACAACGCCTGCACTGCGCCGTTGGTGGGCCGAGGGGCCTCGTCCTCGATGACCAGCTCCGGGATCGGATGCTCAGGGAACAGCTTGCCCTGATGCGGCTTGAGGAACCGATGTTCCAGCCATCGGGCAACGTAGTCCATGATGGACTTCGCATAGCCGATCTCGGGATTACCAGTCCATCCGCTGGGTTCAAACCGGGTGTGAGCCAGCTTGCCGACCAGCGTCTCCAAGGGCACGCCATGCTGGAGTGCAATCGAGAACACCAGGGCAAATGAGTCCATGAAGCCGGAGATGGTCGAGCCTTCCTTGGCCATGGCAATGAATATCTCGCCGGGCTGGCCGTGCTCGTAGAGTCCGACCGTCAGGTAACCCTCATGTCCCGCGATGGCGAACTTGTGGGTCATGGCCGGCCGAGTATCCGGCAGACGATGGCGCACGGCGCGCGGCGGTGCATTCGGATCATCCAGAGTCGCTTCAGCAGCAGCCTTGGCATCGAGCTCGTTCAGAATGTCCTGAACTGTCTCGGCCTTCTTGTTTTCCTTGCTGGTCACCAGCACCTGGTTGGACTTCGAGCCATCGCGGTAGATTGCAACAGCCTTCAGACCCAGCTTCCAGGCCTGTATGTAAGCATCCTCGATCTCCTCGACGGTTGCCGTGGCAGGCATGTTCACGGTCTTCGAGATTGCGCCGGAAAGAAAAGGCTGCGTGGCTGCCATCATCTTGACGTGGCCCATGTATTGAATGAATCGTTCGCCCTTGGTCGGCTTGAAAGCCGTGTCGAAGACAGCCAGGTGTTCAGCCTTCAGCGTCGTTCCTTCCAGGCACCCGAACTTGTCGATGTAGACGATGAAGTCGTCGATCTTCTGAGGGTCGTAGCCAAGCTTTTCCAGTGCCTGCGTAACGGTCTCGTTGACGATCTTGAGCTGTCCACCGCCGACCAACTTCTTGTACTTGACCAAAGCCAGCTCAGGTTCAATGCCTGTGGTATCGCAGTCCATGAGGAACCCGATGGTGCCGGTGGGCGCCAGGACCGAGACTTGGGCATTACGGTAGCCGTGAATGAAGCCCTGATCGTAGGCAGTCTGCCAGTTGGACACCGCTGCACAGAACAGATCGTTCGGAATGGTGCTGCGATCGATATGATCCAGAGCCTCGTTGTGCATCCGGATCACGTCCAGGAAGGACTCCTTGTTGCTGAACCAACCGGGGCAAGCCCCTGTGTCTCCGGACCTCAAGCCTGTAGCCGACTGCAGAGGCGCCAGATTCTCAGCCAGGAAAGCCGAGGTGGCGTAGGACCGTCCTGTCATGATCGCGGTGATCGCCGCGGCATAGCTGCGGCCTTCATCGGAGTCATAGGGCAGGCCGAGGGCCATCAGAAGCGCGCCAAGATTGGCATATCCCAGCCCCAAAGGCCTGTAGTCATGCGAGTTCTTTGCGATGCGTTCAGTCGGATACCCCGACAGATCAACCAGAATGTCCTGCGCGATCGTGAACAGAGTCACCGCTTGCTCGAAGGCTTTGACATCAAAGATGCCGTTCTTGAGAAACTTCAACAGGTTCAGCGAAGCCAGATTGCAGGCCGAATCGTCCAAAAAGAGGTATTCGGAGCAGGGATTCGAGGCGTTGATGCGGCCGCTCTCCTTGCAGGTATGCCACTTGTTGATGGTGTCATCGAACTGCATTCCCGGATCGCCACACTCCCATGTGGCCCGGGCGATTCTGTGCATCAGGTCACGCGCGCGGTAGTTTTCGACCTCTTCTCTGGTTTTGACGGTCAATGTGCAGAAGTTGAGGTCATTTTCGACCGCGTACATGAATTGATCGCTCACGCGCACCGAGTTGTTGGCATTCTGATAGAACACCGAAGCGTACGCCGGGCTGTCAGGACCGCTCGTTCCGTCATAGCCTTCGCGCATCAGCGCCTGGGCCTTCTTGTCCTCCAGCAGCTTGCACTCGATGAAATCCACGATGTCGGGATGCTCGATGTCCAGGATGGCCATCTTGGCAGCACGCCGCGTCTTGCCGCCTGACTTGATCACGCCGGCGAAAGCGTCCAGGCCCTTCATAAAGGACAGTGGGCCGCTGGCGACACCGCCGCCTGATACCGACTCCTTGCTGGACCGCAGAGGACTGAAGTTGGTCCCGGTCCCGGAGCCAAACTTGAACAGAAGAGCCTCGGTCCTGGCCAAGGCCATGATCTCTTCCATCGAATCTCCGACGGAGTTGATGAAGCATGCCGAGCATTGAGGATTCTTGTAACCGGTCGCACCATGGACAGTGGCCATGAGAGTGCTATCCGGGTACATCGGACCCCAGTGCCAGCTTCCTGCCTGGGCGTTGGGCTCGTACTGGTCGCAGCCCACGTTGAACCACACCGGAGAATTGAATGCCCCGTATTGATTGAGGAGCAGGAACGCCAACTCATTGGCGAAGATCTCGGCGTTCTCCTTGTTGAAATATCCCTGGGCAATACCGGCAGCGGTGATGGTCTTCACAATGCGGCGAACAAGCTGATCGACACCAGTCTCGCGCTCGGGGGTTTCAAGCTTTCCATAGAAATACTTGCTGACCACGATGTTGGTTGCGGTCACCGACCAGCTTTCGGGAACGCGCACGCCCTTCTGTTCGAAGATCACTTCACCTTTGAAGTTGGTGATCCGAGCGGTGCGTTCTTCCCACTTGATGGCGGTATACGGATCTTCACCCTTGGTGAAGTACCGATTGACCTCGATTTGATTCACGATGCTTCCTTTCATTGACACCTTACCTGCCCTCCGTTTGTTCCGCGATCAGGTAAATCCCCTATGAGCTACCTGACTGTCGTGAAATGACCGCACTTTCGACAAAGCACTTCTGTCCAGCCGGTTAATGGTTTGTCGAACAGTATCTGGTCACCGCAACAGCCCGTTGCAGTCTCATACCAGCCAACCGATCCGCGGGGAAGCCGGGGATCGGGAGCGCCACTCAGCAACAGGGCAAGCTGCTCTCCGATTGTCATGAACGTGCAGACTGCATCAGCCACCGGCAAGCTCCTTTGCGTGGTTCAGAGCGTCCACGGCATCTTCAGCAAGACCGTACTCGTGATTGGAGGGATATTCGATTTCTTCGCCGTCAGGACCGATCAGGTTGAGCGACCCTGATTCGAACTCGACAGCGATCGTCACCTGATAACCTGCGGGCAATTCACGAGCACACTGCTCAAGGCATGCATTGAGTTCTTCTGGTCTATGGGACATAGCCAGTCCTGCCTTTCATGTTGAGTCAGCTGTTCAGGAAGTCGGCGATCGCACTGGCGATGCGAGGATCGGCAAGACTGGCGATGGTCCTCGAATTGTTGTCGATCAGATAGTGGATCTCCGAATGACTGAGCACTGTAACCGGGGGTGTGTAATAGGGCCTTGCCAAAGCCAAGGAGGCATTTGCCCTCCGGGCTGCTCGCTTTTGCTGCACACGAACAGCTGCCACCAGTTGTTCTCGCCGGGGAATACTGGTTGAAAGAGGAGTTGAAGATCGTTCTTCGTGCCCGTAACAGCTCATAGCACTCCTTTGAAAACAGGCGGATGCTTGAAACGCCGGCAAGCGCCTGACTCCCGATGAAGGTGTGCCTGGCCGGTGTACCGGCAACGCCAGCACACGCGGCGCCAGTCGGATGACTTGACGCCGCGCAGAAGCCACCACCAGAACTGGGAGTTGAACGGCCAGTGGTGGCGCTTGATGACCTTGTGGGGTTCCCAAAAGAGCTTAGGCATCGTCCTCGTCGGTCGTACTCTGCTTGAACTTCAGGGTGTCGTAGGCGTCGGCCGCATCCTTGTCTGCGCGCGGTCCCTTGTAGACCGGCTGGAAGAGCGAACCGCCCGGGAAGGCATAGAGGTATTCAACCTCCACGATGCTGCCGGCCTCGGGAACCTCATAGTTGGCCGGGATCGTGACATTGCCTACTGTTCTAACCCAGGTCGCATCCTGAACAAGGCCGACCTCGACTGAACGCTTGCCTTGGTTCTGCTGAATGACTTGACAGGTTGCCGAGCCCTTGAATTTGAACTTGAGCTGGTTGCCGCCGGAGTTCGGCCGGCCGGGCACGTACTTGGAGCCCAGCTTCTTGAAGACCACGCCTTCACCACGCTCGGCTTTGATCTTGTCGAAGAGGGCGCGTTTGGTCTCGGGCGTGTAAGCCGTCGTCAGGAACCCGATCGCCGGCAAGGAGGTCGTCCCCAACAAGCCCTCCAACAGAGACCAGCGGTTCTCAACAGGCATGCCGGTCGTATCCTGGCCGCCATAACGGAGAACGTCGAAGGGCCAGTACACGTCGCCAATCGCTTCGCCGTCCAGGATGAAGTCAGCATCCTGCTTGGTGCGAAGACTCAGAACGCCTGCGGCGATGGACTGGGAAACAGCAACGATCAAACCCTTGCGGTTGCCGCCGGTGATCTGGTCACAAACGCGCGTGACAAACTGGCGGACGCCGTCCTTTTTCTCCTGCATGAAGTAGTTCTCGCTGTCGAGCAGAAACTCCACCTGCTCTTCATCGACAGCGTTCAGGAGCTGCGGGATCAACCCGCTCTGCTGGCCAGCTAGCTCGCTGCCGGCGTAGGGCGTGCCCTCTTCGCCCTCGGAATAGCCTTTGCCCTTCTTCTCGGCTACGAGCTTGTCGTAGACCTTCTGTGCCGCGGCCAGGGCTACCGGCGTTACGGTCTTGCTTCCGCTGTTCAGCGTCGAACCCCGCCGACCGTACTGGAAATTGACAACATATCCGTTGTCTTTCTCCTCGATCTGGGCGTGGTAAACCTTGTCAGAGCTGCCGTCGCGGTACGCGAGGCTGATTGACCGTACACTCATTCTCTTTCTCCAATTTCAATCTGTGCCTGTCGGCAACATGGCGATTCCCGCCTGAGCTTTCAGGACATTGCGTTTGCGGAAGTGATCCGCCGGGAGAGCCAGCACGCGGTCCAGCTCTTGCTTGGTCAGCTTCTGGAAGTCCAGCGACAAAGCTCCACACAACCCAAGGAGGGTGATGCCAACTCCACCCATCTCCTGTTCGATCTTGCCGACCGGCCGGGAGTAGACGTGGTTGACAATGCGAAGGGCATCCTCGTGAGGAACGCCCATCGCCTGGTTCAACTCGACCACCTCTTCTAGGAAGCGCCGGCCGCGTTCATGCTTGTCGCGGAAGACCTCCCACCCGAAACTGCTGGTAATCCAGCTCACGATTCTGGCTGTCAGTTCATTGAGCTGCATCAGGCCGCCCTCTGGAACTGCGTACGCCGGGCTGCTGCTTCCCGGACGATGTTGCAGATCTTGAGAACCGATGCCACTGTTGCGGACAGCACGAGGCCGCTGATCGGTGTATCGTGGTCCGTCAGCTCATGAATGAACTGCGACAACAGATCCGCACGGACAGGCTGGCAGCCTTGATCGAGCAACAGATAGCGCAGGTGGGCAGTGAGCCTCACCCTGATCTCGTCGCCATCACGGGGCTCGGCGAGGGCGAGCTGTTTCCGGCAGATGTCCCAGTCTCCTCTAACCACCGCGGCGTTGAGCACCTTGATGTCAACCTTGCCGGAAAAGTCGGAGGACACGGCTGCAGCTTCGAGTGTGGCGCCATTGGACAGCCGTTCAACGGCCGACACGACATCGCCGGGTGCGAAGATGCTCCGCTCAACCAGAAGCTGGGTCAGAGCAAGAACGGTCTGTTGATCGAAGCCGCCTTCCACCACAAACGGAGAGGCGTAATTGATCAACTGTTCAATCTCTGAAGCACTGAGTCCATCCACAGTGAACTGGCAGCTCCCACAGCGTTTCTGAAGCGCCGGGATCAGCTTGGTTGGATCGGTCGTACAGAAGATGAAGATGTTGCAGGAGTCAGCCTGCTCAAGCGGCTTGAGCAGAATGTTCTGGGCTGCCGTCGTCATCTGCTGGCACTCGTCGAGGATGAACACCCGGTAGAAACCGGCTCGCGGTGTCCAGCGCAGATCATTCAACAGATCGCGCATGTCCTCTGCCTTGCCGAAGGCCGCGGCGTTCATCTCATTGATCTCGAAGTCAGCGTTCTCCAGGCAGGCGTCACAGGGTTCCCCGAACTCGCCGTGGGTACAGTTGACAGACATGGCCACAATCCTGGCCAGGGTGGTCTTGCCGCCGCGCGAAACCCCGACAAACTTCAGGGCAGTAGGAACCCTGCCGGCGGTGAACTGGTTCTTGAGTTGTTCGATGGTGTCGGTGTAACCGATCACCTCGCTGAAACGTCGCGGCCGCAGTGAGACGCTCAGGTTCCGTTCTTGTGTGTCAGGCATGCTTACCCTTCCGTTGTTTGAGACCCTTGACGATCTCGTGGAGGCTCATAGCTCGATCTCATAGTCGGCGCCCATCGAAACCAGGGAACCTTCTGACCATCTCTTCTGAAGGTCTTCAAAGCTGCTGAACTCAGGCTCGGAGAATGGATAGATCAGCTCGCCTCCGCCACCTTCCTTTTCGATCACGCCTGCTTTCTCAAGCGCATAGAGAAAGGCACTGACCCGCGTGAACTCTTCGAGTTCAAGTTCGACATCATCCAGGTACACCTGGTTGTTGTCCGAGTAGATGAACTCAATGCTGTACTTCATCTTCATGACTTGTCCTCCCGCAGCCGGCGGAACTTGCCCATGCGAAGCGCCGCGCCATCCTTGGTCAGGTTCTGGTAATAAATCTCGGCCACAAGGCCGACCAGCTCGCCCCGAAGGTGCTGTTTCCAGAGCCGGTCACGGTCCAGGTCGGAAACCTTCTTGCCCATGCCGACTTCGCATTCGATCATCTGTTCGCCGGGAACGCTGTCGCTGTCCCGATCCGGTGAGATGTTACCGTCATCGCAGAGATAGCCTCTGACCATCAGGTTGCCCAGGATGCCGGCGTGCTTGCCGCGGCCTTCCATGGCACCGATGATCTCCATATCGCCGTCGATGAACGGCTTCCACTTGAGCCAGACACCAGACTTTCGGAACTGGTATATGCCATCGACATCCTTGAGAACGATGCCTTCGTAGCCCTGTTCCAGATACAGGTCTGTCCAGTGCTTGATGGCTTCCGGGTTGTTCGGCGCCCGGTAGGCAACTACCTTGATGATCTGCAAGTGATTGATGGCATCGGTCGCACAGTCCAGGGAGATCTTCCGGCTCTCTTGTGTTCGAGTGCAGGTCTTGCTCTCGAACTCAGAGGTCAGAATCGTGTCCCAGACATGGAAGTCAATGGCCAGACTGCGTTCATCGAAGTCATGCCGGCGAAGCAGGCCACTGGTGACATCAAATGCCTCAGGCTGGTCGATCCCATGGATCAGGAACTCACCATCGAAGGTGCGATTGTCAACCAAAGCTGGATAGAGGACGGCACTCTCTTCAAAGATCTTCAGGATGTGACCGACGTTGTAGTGCGGCAATCCTGTCGAGCTATAGGCAATCGCCTTTCCGTCCTTGACCACCACGATGCCACGGATGCCATCCAGTTTGGGCTCGAGGTACACCTCCCGGAACTTGGGTGGTTTCTTCGGGTCGTAGACCTTGCACAGCTGGATGCCCTCGCGCTTGCGGCGGACAACCACCGGGCCTTGAACAGTGATGATCTCGACTACCTGCTCGCCAGGCTCAAGCTCATCCCAAAGAAATGGGCTCATTGTTGTTTCCTTTGCAGTACTTGTTTCGGTGGCCAATCAGAAGGCAGCTTGAACTTGTGCTTTGGCCAGTCGATCCAGGGCACAAGAACACATGTTGTTTGCACCCAGGAACTGTGTAGCCGCCGCCGTGGGCGCTTGCAGATAGGCTGGCCATCGAACTCGTTCCAATAAGCCCAGAACGTACGCCATAAATGAATCGGGTTGTAGATGCGCATGGTTCTCCTGGTTCTTGAAATGCAACGGGTCGGATTGGTTGCCGACTTGATTCGGTATGACCGGGATAGAACCGGGAACACCCGGCCTCTGTGGATTGCCGAAAAGCCCTCGACGCCCTTGTCGCCGTACAAGCGGGATTGGTTACCCCTGGGCATGGCCGCACAGTTTCTGCCTGTCACCAGGCAGGGGCCACATACAATATCGAATCGCTCCCTAGTAAAGCCGCGGTCCTACACCGCGAGCCGTTGCAAACTTATGCTGTTTAGATCAATCCCAATCCCAGCTCTTCGCGCCGTGCGCGCGCCGCGCGCGCCAGCTCTGCGATCCTGGTCTGTTCCAGGAACTCGCGCCGGAAGTAGTCGAGTGCCCGCTCGACGATTGCATTCTTATCAGGGGAGGGCTTCTTGATCACCCAGACCGGATCGACCATGCAGAAGATCGGAATGCCTGGCAGCAACGAGCTCTCAAACCATTGGGTGTCGTGCGTCTTGGCTTTCGGCTTGTCGTTGGCTTCTTCGCCGAAGCCAAGTATGGCCCCGGCGGCCGTCCAGCCGAGAATCATCACAGCTTCCAGATTGGGCATGGCACGGATTACACGGAGGCATCTGGGACCGAAGCAGGCTGAGATCTCGGACTTGTCCGGCTCTCGCTGCTGTTTCTCATCGCCCTTCCGTTCCAGCGGAGGCTGGCATTGCACCATACTGGTGATGAACACGTCTTTGGTTGTGTCCAGTTTGAGGAGCCTCATCCATTTCTCGAAGGCTTTTCCGTGGGCTCCGACCATCGAAACTCCACGTTCAGTTTCCGCGTCCCGTGGAGCCTCATACACCACGGCAATCCGAGCGTAGGGATCGCCGCGGTAAATGAAGCCACGGTTGTAAGGATGGATCAGACTGAGCCGACAGCCGTCACAAGGAACACAAAGCGCCTTGATGACGTCGCTTATCTTCTCCTGCTGAACTTCAAGCCCATCGAAGAGTGTAAACATGTCAGCGATTGAACCTCTTGCCGATCGTTTCTCCAGCCGCCTGGAAGATGCTGTTACGGTAGGAAGACCGGGCGCCCATCATTACGACGCCCACAAAGGTCACACCCACCAGGAGCCAGAAAGTCTTCGTGAACAATCTGGCAACAACAAAAGCCAGGATGTCCACGGCTAGGGCCTCACCGGCATGATCGCGTAGGTCGCGTCGATCCCATCGTTCGCGTCATCCACGATCAACGCCTTGGCCGCCTTCGCCTTCACGTTGTAGTCACTCACTCCGAAGCGGAGCTTCTCGAGGTTGGAACCGCTGGCCACGTTTTTCACATACGGGAGGTTGGTGGTGATCGAGATGTTGAGATCCGCCGGCATTCCCTCTTCCCGCTCAATCGGAAGCTCGTCTGTGATGTCGGCATTCTTGCCCTTGGTGATGACACGAATGACGTCACCGACAACCTGGAGCTTCACCAGCAACAGCTCATCGAAAGCCGGCGCGCGTTCGAGCACCTGCTTGAGCTGTTCGCGGTCGATCTTGAACCAGAAGTCCGGGGCGTGAGTCCGAAGAACGCTCACGATGGCCGGGAAGGTTCCGAGCAGTAGCCTGGTGCCGAAGAAGGTATTGTCGCCGATCTTGAAGAACAGCTTGACGACATCGTTACGGCCATTCTTCGGACCTTCGATGACCTTCACACCGTCTTCCTTCTTGACCAGCTTGGCCAGGGCAGGCAGCGCCAGACGCGGGAGCAGGATGCTCTCCATCTTCTGCGGGCCTTTCTCGCCCTTGATAATGATCCGCGCGCAAGCGTGGCCGTCCGTCGCCTGCGCTTCAAAGCCCTCATCGCCGCAGAGCAGGCGCATACCGCCAAGCTCGAACTGCTGGGTGCCTTCGTTCTCGTTGGGAATGCAGAACGAAACCCGGCGTACGAACTCGGACAAAGCCTGCCCCTTCATGGTGTAGGCTTCGGGCTGCCGGAAAGGAATCTCCTGCATCCGCTTGGCCATCTCATCCATGCCGGTCGGATTGTCGCTCAGATGGAAGACGCTCTTGCCGATCTTCACCTGGATCTTGGTCGGCTGATCCTTCTTCTCGATGCGCGAGACGTCGGCAATATCATCCGGGTCGCGGTGGAGCAGGCCGGCACGAAGCTGCCCTGGATCGAGTAAGGCTTGACCAGGCAATTCGACCGTGGCTGAATGCTTGATGACAGTCTCGGCTTTGTGCATGGTGGTGTACAACAGAACGGCTGCTTCGGTCTCAGTCTTAAACGCCCTGACCAGGATTCCGCCGGAACCTTCCGTGCTTTTCTTGTCAATCGTGAAGGAGACATCGTTCACTGCTGCGAGCAGGTCTCCGACCTTGATCTGGAATTTCATGTGTTGGTTCTCCGTGAGAAATGCAAGGCGGGATCGCTCCCGCCTTTGGGTTAGGCTGCCTGCTGTTCCTGCAGTCGGCTCTGAGCCTCCGGACTGGTCGCGGCATTACGTCGCGCCTTGGAGCATTTCGGACAGACACCGACGCCATACTGGGCCATGCCCCGCAGGTAGATGTCCCAGGCGTGCATAGACTGGGTGATGTTGTCCTTGTCCGTGTACTGGATGGTCACGATCTGCTCACCGCAATCGTTGCAGTAGTTGATCGGGTAGGCCCATTCGGGGATCTGGGGCTGCTGTTTCCATTGCCCGGTCTTCGGGTCATAGGGATAGCTCAGCTTTCCGAAGGAATAGAAGTAGATCCCAGGACCCCACTTGGACATAGCGCGCTTGTAAGCCTGCGCTTCTGCCGAGGTGATCCAGTTCTCGTCCGCTGTGTCCTTGGCGCCGCTCGAATCCTGCCAGACCCATCCCAAAAGCAGTCCCATCCAGATGCCGACCCGGACGATCGCACCCACCTTGTGGGCACTGATCTCCGACTGCGGCGAGATGACTTCCTTGGTTTTGTAATCGAGCTTGGCCTTGATGATCTTGGTGAACGGCGCGATGTCCACCCGTGTCACTTCGGACTGCCAGAAGCCATAGCCGATGACTTCGTTCATTCGTGCGGTATAAACCCGCGAGTCGGCATAGGCTGCCGCGGTTGCGGTCTTGGCCGTGTAATCGATCGTCTGGGGAAGGAATGACACATCGTCGGGATGAAATGGCGCCTTCAGCAGCTCGATGGTTTTGGCCCAGTCCTGCAGGTAAAGCGGAAGAGCCCGCTCGTCTTGACCGCCGCCGCGCATGAGCCGGTCGATGTCTGTCAGAACATGAGGTTCGACGACAGCTTCAGGTTCCTGCGCCTCGACAGCAGAGGTAACTTCAGCAGTGGGAGCAGCCGCAACCAGTGCGGGTGCATTGTTCTTTCTCGGTGGCATGATTATTCCTCGAACCAATTGAAATGGAACCGTTGCCCGCCGCTCGGAATGTGTTTGGCCGGAGCCCCACACTTCGGACAGGGTTTCTGCTCAGTGCCCATCGGCACCAGCTCTTCAAACTGATGCCCACACTTCTTCTCGTCGGGGCATTTGAATTCGTACAGTGGCATTTGAACAACTCCTCGGTGGAACGGTGCGGTTGATGATCGGGCTAACGACCGCTTTGAACTTGCGGCAGAAAGGGGCCTGCCGTCTGTGAATCTCTTCCAGTTCGGCACGGCCACCCTCACCCAGGCGGAAACCGTATGGGCATCGCTCGATATACAACTCGTTCAGCGAGTTGAGCATCTGGTGAAAGTGGTCAAGGCCATTTCCCAGTTGCAGGCCGTGTCGTTTGTTCATCACGGAACAAACTAACTGTAAGTTCGCTTCAGTCATACAATTGTTGGGAGCCATCTCAATCAGCAACAGAACCATACGTTCCACGAGTACCATTACGTGATTACCTCCACCATAGGTGAACCGTCGGGACTTCCAAAGACCCGGTAGCTGGTGCCCCATTGCGGGGCGCCGATTTGTTCTTTGACTCGCTCAAGTGCGCGGGCCGCGGCTTGGCACATCTTCTCCAGCAGTTCGCCACGAAACACCGGAACCATGGTCTTGCGACCGGCTTCGATGATCTCTACGTGCGGAACCGTCCAAAAGGTTCCGCTCTCGCAGCGACGGTAATGAATGCAGGTAATGGCATTCTCATCACCCGGTCCAAAGCAAAAGGAGACCGTGGCTCTGATGCCACTGCTGTCCGAGTCCTTGCGCTCGGGAACAGTGACGATTGCGTGAGTCATTCCTGTGAGAAAGCGTGTCATAGAAACTAAGCAGCCGCCGGCAACTCGACTGCTTTGACCTCCTTGCGAATACGTTGGACAAGGAAGGTATTCCGGCAGTTGACGTTGCACTGCTCCACTGCCCGCTTGACCGCGGCCCAGGACGCTAGGAAGACGATCATCTTCCTGGCCCTGGTGTTCGCTGTGTAGAGAAGGTTTCGCTCAAGCATCGGATAGTGGTGCATCGTCATGAGGAGAATTACAATTTCAAACTCGCTGCCCTGGCTCTTGTGAGTCGTGGCCGCGTAAGAGAGCGACAGGTTGTCCGTCTCCTTGAAGGGATAACGAACCAATCGGCCGTAGAAATCGATCAGGATCTCTTTATGGGTTTCATCGAATTCCTTGATGAACCCGATGTCGCCGTTCGAGATCTCCATGCCCTGCTGGTAGTTGTTAGCCAGTTGCATCACACGGTCACCGGTCCGAAACTTGTGACCTTTGACAGTTACTTCCTTGCCGTTGGGATTCAGTGTTTCCTGGAGAACTTTGTTGAACTCAATCGAACCTGCTGGGCCGATTCGCATCGGCGTCAGGATTTGAATGTCCCTGATAGGATCGACGGCGTGCTTGGCAACAATCCGTTGAATGACCGGAGGCAGCTTCGCTTTGATCCACTCCAGATCGTCCTTGCCCTCCGGTCCCTTGGGAACTTCCATGAAGTAGGAGTCTGCTTCAATGCCTTGCCCCTTCTTCACGTCCGGAAAGATCGGCGTCTGTCCGGTCCTGATCTTGTAGGCATTGCGGATGATCAGCGAGTTCTCAGCCTGACGAAAGATGGTCTCCAGTTTGGTGACCTGGATCTTCTCGCAGTTGATCATGTCGCGGAGGACCATCCCGGGCCCAACCGAAGGCAGCTGGTCCACGTCGCCCACAAATACCACTGAACAGGAGTCAGGTACGGCGTCCATCAGGGAATCGGCGAGCTGGAGATCCAGCATCGATGCTTCGTCGCAGATCAACAGGCTGCAATTGAGCGAGTTCTTCTTATTGCGCTGGAAGTCATTGTCCTCATAGCTCCACTCCAGCAGTTTGTGGACCGTCTGCGCTTCCTGACCGGTAACTTCAGCCATGCGCTTGGCAGCGCGGCCAGTAGGCGCGCACAGCTCGACGTTGAGACCCAGCCGGGCTGCCGTGCGCAACAGCATCTTGAGGGTGGTTGTCTTGCCAGTGCCGGGACCGCCGGTCAGGATCGACAGGTTGTTCCGAAGAGCTGCAATGACCGCCTGACGTTGTTGTTTGTTCGGCTCTTGGCCCAGGTCCTTCTCGACACGTTCCAGTGTCTCCTCGATGCCGCGAGGCGCAATATGCGGAAAGCTCTGCAGCTCTCCGATCCGTCGAGCCAGTCTAGTTTCTGCATCGTAATAAACAGACAGATAGTAGAAAGTCATCGCAATGCCGTTCAGCTTAACTGGCTGGCGAATAAGATGCTTGGGGCCTGGATCGCTGGCGAGAGACGACATCTTGATGACAGCTTGCTCTGCGACCTCCATCGGAAGCTGTTCGTTTGGGTTGAGAGTGCCTTTTCTACTACTGGCTACCTTTCGAACTGTACCCACGAGCTCATCCTGTGTAAGGAAGCAATGGCCATTGCTGGTTGCTTCTGAGACCACATGCGTAACAGCGCCTTCAGTCCGTTCCGAGCAGCGTTCCGGCCAGCCCATACGGGCAGCCATCTCGTCTGCCTTTTTGAAACCGATCCCACTCAGCTTCATGGAGCGGTAGGGATTTTTCTCCAGGATTGTAATGGCATCCTTGCCGAACGCGGCAAGGAACTTCTTGCCCCAGGCGCTTGGGATGTCAAAGCGGGCCAGCCACAATTCCAGTTGGCGGAGCACAGGGTCATGTTGGCTACGCCAGGACGCCACGATCTTGTCGGCCTTATCAGCTCCGATTCCGGCGCACTCGGTGAGGCGTTCGGGAGAGTTGTCAAGGATGTTGATGATCGCGACACCGAACTTCGACATCAAGGCAGCGGCCGTCTTCTTGCCGATGCTCTTGACGTGATGCTCCAGGTACTTCTGAATGCCCCGGATGGTATCGGGAATGACTCTTACCGCCTGCTCGGCTTCAAACGTCGGCCCGTACTTCGAATCGTCGACCATCTTGCCGTGGAACTCGAACAGATCATCCGGATCCCAGTCGGGGAATGAATTGCATTTGACGGCCAGATCCTTCTGCCCCGGTTCAACCGGATGCACGGTCAGGATCCGAAAGGTACAACTGTCCTCAGGCTCGCTGCCTTCGGTTGTGGTCTCGGGTGGTTTGTCCATGACACGCGGATACCGCTGCCACAGAACCTGACCCCTGAAATGCTGTTGCTCGTCCACAAATCCACCTAACTGTTAGTCTGCCATCTCTGGACATGGCATTGATATAGAAGGAAACCCCTAGAAGCAAAGCTCTTCGGGGAGAGGCACCCATCCTGTGAACTGTGGTGACACCAGCTCCTCCAGGAGCGGCGGCGCCGACTCGGGAGCAAAGGCCAGCGCTAATTGAACCGGTCGCCGGCATGGGAGTGGTTGAATCCCAACGAGGTTGTCCTCGGTAAGGTTCTCGGCGCCGCGCAGGTATTCCCAACGCTTTGCGAGGAGCCCCAGGAAGCCCAGGTGACAGGGCTTCAACAGAACGTTCCCGGAAACAACTGCTTGAGAAGAACAGTCGGCATCGATATTGAACAGGAACTCGAGGCCCGTTGGTTCTTTCCTGCCCAACCGGAATGTGTAGCGGCTTCTCATCGGGCGCCGACTCTCTCTGCGAGATCTATACCAGTCTTCTCTGTGAAGAGCGCCTGGCCTTCCCGGTAGCAGTCGTAGAGATCGGGCCTGTGTGTGTCCAGTTGAACCACCTGGATAAACCAGTCGGTGCATGCCCGGATGATCGGACCTGATCCGTAAACCAGGTACCAGTTCCGCATCGCCAACAATAAGACCGCTGGGTTGATCGGGGGATGTATGTCGCACAGGACAGACTCAAGCACCCGGATTGTTTCGTCGTCCAGGCGTCCCGTCTTGTCCAATGTACGATCCAAGGGATTTGCCATTTCTTCTCCTATCCAACTGTTAGTTGACTCAGGCTCGGTCTCGGATTGACAATGAACCCGGAGGCAGGATGCCACGCACTTTAGGAAAGCACACCAATCACTTCGGTCCATTCATCAGACGGCGGCGACGCGAGTTGAGCCTGACGCAGCGCGAGGTTGCTGCGGCTCTCAAGGTCTCTGCGCCTGAGTTTGTTGGCATGATCGAATCTGGCCTTCGCAAGCCAAACTTCGAACGGTTACCTGCTCTGGCCGAAGTCTTGCAGGTTCCGGTCCTCGAGATGATCCAGATGGCTTTTGCAGACGTCTACCCAAGCCTGGTGGGCTACCTGACACAAGAACAAACAGCTCAGACTGCCAAGGCAAATCGGCTGGGCCAGAAGCTCTACGCTCTGCCCCAGCCAATACGCCAGCCCATCATCAAGATGATCGACAAGTTCTATGCCGAACGATCCGTCGAGAAGAAGGAAAGAGTGGCGTAATCTACCTGCGCTGCAGTCAGACTTTCCTTTTCCACCACTTCGCCGCGCCGGCGAGCCCTCTCCCTCAGAAGAGCCTTTTCCTGATCCTTCAGGTGTTTGGGCAAGCCACGCACCTTGGATCGGGATTGCTGGGTTATTGCCTGACGGATCTTCTGTGCGAACTCCAGGCACCTTCCGATCTTCTCGTCCGACATTCCGGGGATCTCTGCAAGGAAGGGATCAGCCATTGGTGTTGTTTTTCGGCTTCTCAGCAACCACAATCGAGACTTTCATCTGGGTGATGCTGTGACCCTTCACGCCCTTCCGCTTCTTGACTTCTTTCCAGGCACGGTTGAACGCCGTGCCATAATCGCTAGCCTTGGCGGTTGCCGACTGCCCCATGTTGACACTGGTCAACTCCGGCATCTGGAAATAGAAGGTGTAAGTTCGCAGGTTGTCTTCTGCACCGATGATTTCCGTCATGCTGCCTCTCTTTCCTGTGGATACCAAGCCTCTGTCAGCGCTGGCGTCACACATTCGCACTCGAAGAACTTGCGATCGACAGGAAACGGGTTGGCTTCCGCAAAGGCTAGCATCTTCGCTCTGGTCTCCGCGTCAGGATCCATATCGTGCCAGCTGTTGCGGCCGAACGCGCCAAATGCAGTGTCCATCTTGGCGAGCAGCTCGTCGAGTTCAGGCACCGGTCTTTCGAGAAGCCTGCGAGTAATTCTGTACCCATAACACCGGAAAGGACGGACTGAACGGCACCTCACGAAGAGAGGCTTGCAGTTGCTCTTCAGTTTGATCCAACCTTCAGGTTTGAATCCCCTGCGGCCAGCCGCCTGCTCTTTGATCGTTGCACGCCAGCGCGCGGCATAGTCGTTCGGCGGTTCAGGGACATCGGTGAAGAAGGTCAACGGACAGGTGTAGTGGGAAGGTCCGCAGCTCTCATCGAGCGACTTGACTCCCCAGCCTTCCCCTTTGAACCGCTGCATGATGTCGTATCCGATGTAGCGATGCGAGGCCACGCCTGGTGCAGCGATTTCCCAGACCGACCATAAGATGTTGCCCTTCGTCACCTTCTTGAGACAGCGTCGGGTAGTTCCACCGTACTCGCTGTCCGTGGTCAGTTGACGGATGAGTGACTTGCGTGAGTAGTATCCAGAGATCCAGCCCATGCCTATACTGCTTCCTCAAGTGGCGGGCACTTGCAGTTGGTGAGACGTTCTTTACAGGAGCCACAGAGGGCATAGCCCTCGGGATCTACACGCAGGGGCCGGGATTCGGTCAAACGGCCGGCACGAAACAGTTGGCCGGCAGAGATGCCTCTGACCTTGGTTTTGACAGGCAGCGGCCCGAACATGTTGTCGATGATGGTGCCGTCGAGAGCGAGGTTGCAGAGATAATCGGCATCTCTGTTTTCTTCCCGCGGATACCACACGTACGAAATGACAATGCCTGAATAGAAAGCCAGGATTTCTCTAATCTGATGTTGAAGTGCTATCAGGTTCTCGTCCTTGCATCTCCACTCTCTGGTCATCTGATTGACCAGGAGCTGGGAGTCCGCGCGGAACTCAATACGATCGACGTCGGATGTGAAGTCGAGCAACGGGTCCAGGCTGTTTACAGCCAGCAGCAGACCCCGGTACTCAGCAACGTTGTTGCTGCCGATCAGAGTCTCGTTCAGGCAGGCAACGTATTTGTGCTGCTCATCGAATGCGACGAAGGCACAGGACGCTGGGCCCGGCTCGGTGGCTGAGTTTGAACGGCTGCCACCATCCGTGTAGATGATCAGCTTCATGCCGCCAGTTTCCGTTCGTGGCGGCGGAACTGAATCGTCTTCTTCATCCACTTGTCGAGAATCATCTTCCGGTTCAGCTTACCTTGGTGATCGACGATCAAGATGCCGTTGAGATGGTCGATCTCATGCTGAATGACTCGTGCTTCCAGGCCCTCGGCGACCATAGTGATCGGTTGAAAGTCTTCGGTCAGCCCGGTGACGGTGATCTCCGTTGGACGAGTAACCTTGACCTGCAGGCCGGGCAGGCTCAAGCAACCCTCCGCGGCCGCCGATGTTTCGGAACCGAACTCAATGATCTCGGGATTGGTCAGGGACTGCATCTGTCCCTGGTTGTCCTGGTAGATGATGACCCGCTTCAAGACGCCGATCTGATTGGCGGCCAGGCCTTGTCCACCGAAGGAGTGGCAAGCTTCCTTCATGTCGCCGATCAGATTCGAGAGACCCTCGCCAAACTCAGCATCAACTGGTTCGCAGGTCTTGAGAATTACGCCGTCCGGATATTCGCAGATTGCGGTCATTCTTTTTCCTCCAGCATGTTGAGAATGCCTTCAAAGACCTTTTCAACAGCGGTCACACCGTCGAAGAAGCTCCGCTCGAAATCGGCGCGCGTTGCTTTCGTGTAGTCCGGACACGCAGTGAGCTGTTCCTCTGTCGGTTGCACATGCAAGGCTGCCATCAGGGCGATACGGATCTTTGTGGCCGCATAGAAGTCCAGAGAGCGGATCATGCGGCTGTACACCGGCGAGATGTTCTTCACATCCGATGTCGGTTCGCGTAGCATTTCCCGGAACTGCGCCGGCCGGTTCTCAATCAACGCGATGGTAGCGTTCAGTGCTGCATTCAAGCTCATCACATCACCCACTCTTGCTTTGGTGTTTTGTCCTGTTCGAGCACTGACTCGTAGTCGACCAGGATGCCAAGCCTGGCATCGAAATTACCGGGATGTGGCAGGAACGGAGAGTTCCGCCGATACAACTGCCGCTCTGCAACCAGATCACAGGTGCAAGCTGCCGTAGGTATATCCTTTGCTGCGAACTGCATCCCAAGCAGAACCGGATCAGTCAGTTCAGGACCGCCAACTGGTTCAAAAGACGAGCGGTAAATTCTGTCTTTCCGCAGAACCGAATCACCGTAGACACCGTACTGGACGGGGACGATTCCCATGGGCGGATAGACATCAAGATGCCAGCGCCAAACTTGAAACGGTTCGTCCAGACCGGCCCACTTCATATACCGGTCGACGAAAACGTGACTGACCATCAGATGAAGACCAGGAAGCACGAGGCAATCCTGCACCACTACGGTGTAGGGCGCCTCATTGGGGTCCAACACGAAGCTGATCAACTCTCCAAATCGGTTCAGACAAGTGATTCCGACCCGCGACATATACACATAGTCGACGGCTTCTTCGATCATGATTCGTGCTGAAACAACGAGTTCGGTCATAGCTCTTGAAGCCGGGTGGGGTTACCACCCGGCTCTCTTCCATCTCAGAAGGGGATGTCGTCGTCGATCAGGGCCTGCTGCGCGGGCTGGACAGCCGCAGGGGCGGATTGCCGCTGCTGTGTCTGCCGGGCTGCGGGAGCTGCCGCTTGTGTGCGGGGCGCCGCGGCCTGACGAGGAGCTGCCGTCTGACGCGGGGCCGGTTGCTGTGCGGGCGCAGCGGCCTGCTGATGGTTCCCGTTCCCGCCATTCCCGTTGCTGTTGCCGTTGTTTTCGCTCTTAGGCACCACACGGAACGGACCGGAGATGTCGCGCGCAACGCAGCGGAAGCCGACGGCCGCGTTGTCGATCACATTGCCGCTCTGCTTGTCCTTCTTCGAATAGGTCGTGAACTCCATCTCGCCATCGTTGATGACGATCGTGTCGCCGGGGCTGAACCGTTCGGCAACATACTGAGCCTGACGGCCGAATGCAACCACGTTGACCCAAGTGGTCTTGTAGGCCGTGGTCTGATCCTGGCCGTTGTAGTTGCGGACGTCGCCCTTGCCTTCGCCGACCCACCGCTCGGTGGCGACGCCGACCTGCACCCAAGCCTTGTCGCCTTCACCCTGCAACTCCGGCTGCTTGCCAATCTTGCCATCGAAATGAACCTTGATTCCTGCCATGCTTCTCTTCCTCTTTCATCCAGCCATACGGCCGGGGATTCTCTTAGTTGACATCAATCTGAGCGAGTACAAAACTAACCGTAAGGTAGCTCGCCAGACACCGGACTGCATTCGGGTAAAGCCCTTAGGCTTGCTCTGCAGGTAGAGGTGGCGCAACCAACCCGCGCTTCTCCCACTCCTGGCGGCAGACGGGATGATAGATCCACCACTTGGCTATCTCAGGCGGATCGTTCTCCTGAGCGTACTTGCGGAAATCGGCCTCTTCCGCCGGGTCGAGCTGGCGAAACAGAATCTCTTGCAGCATGTTTCCTCTTGCGTTCGCACTGGGTCACCGGTATAGGCGCCATCTGGCCGGTGGCGAGGTTGACGAAGCCTCCTTGATAGGAAACCTCGCGGTGCCTGAACAGCCGCGCCAGCAAAGCGAGCGCGTGATTGGCCAGCACCTGGTTCACAAAGGGCTCCTGTCGTTTCAACGCCTCGACGGAGCTGCAGGAGGGCAGCGTGTCCTCGCCGTCCAGTCTGGGATCGATGATCTCCGGGTAGAGTTCCGCGACCGTAAGCAGACGGTACTTGGCATGCTGATTGCGCCGGTTCCGGGGCTGGCCCAGAACGAACTGGCCGTTGTCGGCATTGTTCCCGATGTCCAGCCAGTAGAGCGTCTTCTTGAAGGCTGGAGACCGGCTGATGGCCAGCCTGGCCGCCCGCGTATCCACACAGGTGATCAGGATGTCTACAACCCCATCTGTCTTCTCTGTGAAGTGCCCAGTGGAGGCGTTCCATTTCAGTCCCCAGAAGAGGTTCAGCCTGTTGGCAATAACCAGTGACTTGTACAGGCCGATCTCCGACTGGGAGAAAGGCTGCCTTACACAATTGGTGGAGGAGATGCGATCGCCATCAACGAAGATGACATTGAGACCTGGCTGTCCCTCGGCAAGGAGGGACTGGTTGATGTACGGCAAGCCGCCGGCCAGCGCACTACCTGTCCCTCCACATCCCACCACTGCGACGCGGGTCCGTGAGCATCTGTGATCCAGCTTGTGGTTCAAGGGATTGCCACCGATCTCTTGACTCGCTTGTACTTGTTGCGAAGACGTAGCCTCTGCTTGTTGAAGATTGTGATCGTCAACCGCGAGCCCATGTTCAGCAGAGAGAATTCCATCTTCTCGACCAGGGCGTAGTGAAGGCTCACCCCAGTCGTTAGATCGACCAGCGGATACTTGCCCGTGGTCTTGATGTAGAAGCTGCCTTTGCACTCCAGGATGGTTCCGATTTCAAAGTCCTGAAAGCGATAACGCAACCCAACGGTAACAGCGATTGTGTTCTTCATTGGCATCCTTCAGTCAGCAAGTCACGAACTGTCTGTTTGGAGGAGTGCAGATACTCGATGCCGAAGGCTTCAGCGCCGGCCAGTTCCGTCCACAGCCCAAGGAAACCTCCGGGGTGCTTGGTAAGCACGCCAGCTCCGCTGGGATGGGTGAATTCGCTATCGAAGAAACCTTCTTCCCAGACTTCCAACGTGGACACGTCGGTGACCCTCGGCCGCTTCATGCTGCCGGAGCAGACACTTCCTCGACCGGGCTCGGTGTTCCAGTAGGGAGCCACGAAGAGTGGATCTTCCGGATCAGGACGGTGATCCCCAGCCAGAGCGCGCAAGGATAAGCGGCCGCGGTTGACGATCCAGATCAAAGCCGGGTGAGGAAACACCTGGCCATTCAGAGCTGCAGCCTCTTCCTTGTGGAAGAACATGGCCCGCTTTCTTGCCGGCGTCCACCAGACAATCGCGTTGGAGGTGCAGGCGATGACATTCGGCGGCAGGTAAACCAGGCCGGTCTTCTGCCCAAGAGTCTCCAGGAGTTCAGTCAACAACTCGATCGAGATGAGGCTGCCAGGGCCGACCTGCAGTTCCCCGTCCAGGCAAACCGGCGTGTGTTCAGTCAGGAATCCGGACTTGTCCTTCTCGGTTCCGCCAGCATAGTAGAGCAGCACCTTGTTCAGGGTGTACTCATGGCGCATCCCAATGTTTACTTCGAGGTGCATTTCTCCCACTCCTCAACTGTCATCACGCACTTGTTCAGAAGGCCGATCAGCTTGACCATCCGAGGCAGAGCTTCGAACAGCTGCGCGAATGCCTGGTAGTCATCAGGCCGATAACCCCGGACGATAGTTGGCGTCGGGTCACAGCCGCTGTTGTACAGGTCCTGCTGGTATTCATCGATCCAGGCGGTGATGTTGTCCTTCCTGTCGACACCGAGGGCAAGACCGATCTGCGAAGCGCCGTCGTAATACCGGGCATTCCCGACGGAGTATTCCAGCTCGGGGATTGTCTTCGACAACTTGATCGTCTTGGAAAGCTTGTAGGCTTCCAAGCAGGTCAGGAAGAGTGCCTTGCATTCCTCATCGGGAATGGTGTCGAAGGCTGCTTTGATGCGACGCTCGGCGAACTTTAACCGGCTGGCTTCCTTGAGATACACCGGACAGTCATTGGGATCGGCGAGCTCCTCAGCCAGAGGCTCTTCCCCTTGCTCCCTCTCTTCAGCCAGGTAATCCTGACGTATTTCATATTCGGCTTTGGCTTCATTCAAAGAGAAAGGCATCGTCACGGCACAGGCTGCGCCATAGATCAGCCAGTAGAACGTCGCCATCAGCTTCTCGTACTCAGGAGCATTGCCCAGGCGTTGGACCACCGTATCCAGTGCCATGTATTGCATCGACCCATTGGTCCAGGAGAAACACAAGTACAACGGTTCCTTCTTTGCCTTCCGCATCCACTCTTCACTGCTCAGCTCGAAGTGAATCTCAAACCCTTCTTCGCACCAACAGGAAGCCAGCATGTCTTTCAGCGCCCGGATCAGAACTTCAACAACATCTTTGGCACCCTCGATGTGTTCATTCCTCACATAGCCTTTGTCCACCAGAACTTCTAGCGGTTTGAGAGCCAGCTCCATATCGCGGCGAACCGTGTACTGGAACTGCACCCCGCGCAGACTTGGCAGGCGGAGAAAGTTGGCCGGCGCGATCAGACCAACGGATGGATCAGACTCGCGGCGGGAGTGAGCAGCTCTTTGTCTCGTTGACGCCTGTCGAACAGCACATGCAGAGCCTGCCCTATCTTTCGCGCGGATTCGCATTTCACAACCTCGCCAACAATGGCAATCGAAGCGGGATCACCCTGATCCGCAAACTCATTGAGCCTGCGGATCAAGGCAACCTTCTTTGATGATCTGGTCAACTGACTACCCCTTGGCACCCACTGCCCGACCGAAGCGGAACCGCAGCTTGCCGTTGCGGGCCTCAGGGCCCACAACTGTTGCCGTGGTGATCTCGGGGTACTGCGGAGCGTACATCGCCCGCACCTGCTCGATGGTGAATTCCGGATTGGGGTCCGGCAACACTGCATCATCGAACACGAACTCCCGCGTCATTTTCTCGACTTTGACTGCCATTATTCGGCCTCGCCTTCGTCGAATCCGTCTGGTAGTTCAGCGGGAAGTTCGCCGTCTTCTGCCGGCGGTGCCGCAGCGGGTTCCTCGGCGTGAACGGCGGCAGCGGCATTGGCATCGCCCGCGGCCTCCCAGAGTGTGAAGGTATCCGGGGCCTGGGCAGTACCAGCCGTTGTCTTGGTTGGATGAACGGCAGGCTTGCCTTCATCCTTCTTGTCGGCCTTCGCCGGCGTCACCTTGGTCTTGGCCTTCGCCGTTGCTTCCTTGGCTGACTTGGCAACCTCGGCAAGCGTCTCCTGGAGTTCCTTCAGGCTTTCCAGAACGGTTGTGTGGCCGTCGGAGTAGCTGGCCAGCAATTGAGGCAGCTCAGCGTCGATCTCTTCGGGTGTGCCCACCAGGGATAGGGGTGTGATCAAGGCTGCAACATCTTCCTTTGTCACGCCTTCCTTCTGGGTCACGTCGCGGGTCAGCTGGCTGTCACTGTCGACCGCCTTGGGAATGACGTTGACCCTGATTTTGGTCTTGTCAACCGAAGCGATCGTAATCGTCACGGGCCGACTCTTCAGAATCGGCATCAGTTCTGTGAACATGGTTGTCCTCGCCCAATGGGCTGTTGATGTTGGCTATAGATCGGTTACACCGGAACGGTGGCCGCCAAGCTCAGTCCTGAATCGGATCTGACCTTTGAATTCCTCCGGCCGGTTCCAATCGAACAGACACGGATCACTCAGGTTGTAAAAGGGATTGATTTCCAACAGCTTGACACCGTACTGGTTATAGCTGTCAGAAAGACTCCGCCGGCGCTTGATGAACACATCGAAGACTACTGAATCGAGATGAGAAGCATCTCGCAATTCCTTGTCAAAGAACTGCTCGATCGCCCACTTGATGCCGGCGGCGTCTTCGGTAATCTCCGAGTACACTCCGCGGTAGTAGTATTGGCTGATCCCGACGAGCTTGCGGTCCTGCATGAAGCAACGGAACTCTGACCACTCGGGCAGGTCCAGGCCCTCACGGATCCAAACACTGGGCGGGTAGTTCATGGCGATCTGCATATGCAGGTCGTCATAGATGCGCTCGGAACAGCAGGTCAGGAGATCGAAAGCCATCTGGCCTGAGGTGATTTGGCCATTTGGCAACTGAGCGCCTTCGCCGAGGCCACATCCCCAGTAAAAAGCATCCTTCGGACTGCGCGAGCCAAGGCGGACAAAGATACCCTTTGGGAACTGCTGAACGGCCTTGTCCAGCCGCGCGATCAGGAGATCCTTTACCGTCTCGTGGTTCTCGGGCACACCCTCGGTAAATCCTTCGCCCAGCTCGATGATGTAGCTGCCCATGACGCGCGCTTCTTCCAGGGTCATCTGAACCCTTACTGAGGGAACTGACAAGCTGTGCAAAGCGTTCGGCCAGCTCTCGATGTAGGTCGGCCATGACACATCCCAGATGGGTCCCTTGGGCTTGTATCTCTCCGACTCGGGCTTCTTCAACCACTCTTCCCCGGCGGCTATACTTGCCTTCATCATGGCAAGAGAAAACTCATGGCGCTCTGGTGAACCAGGCGCGCCGAACTCTGCGAACCGATCTGTCGAGGGGTCGTAATCACTCATGTCAGGAATATCTTCCTGATGTGCAACGGCGCCGCCGGTACGGCCGCACCCTTCGCAAGAATGGCTGGTGTGGGATAAACAGCCGACATGGCTGCATGGTTCATCTGGCTCAAGCGCTGTCGCTGTGGTTAAACCAGCGATCCGCTCCTGCTCCCGCCACCATTCAGGGGGATGAGTGTGCTCATTCATCGTGGTGTCTGCCATGTTTCTCCAAAGTTGGACGGCGGTTGGATTCGAACCCACGAAGGCTTGAGCCGGCAGTTTTGCAGATTGCCGCGTTTGACCACTTCGCTACCGCACGTTCGAGTTAGGCAACGCGATCCTCATTATTCAAGTGATACGTCTGAAACCCTAAAGGACCGAGACCAAGCATATCCGTGGCAAAACCTTCTGCTTCTTCTCTGGATGAAAACCAACGCAGAACCAAAAGCATTGGCCCCTTCTTCCTACGGTCCAGCAGAATCCAGACATCTTCCAATTCAGCCATGTCATGCAACCCTTTCGTTGTTGATGATGTGGTCGAACGGATCGAAGTCCGCTTCGGAAACAAAGGGCACATCACTATTTGGTAGGACACTGATCGGTGACATCACAGGAAGTAACCGAACGGTGCCAGCGAGAGGCCGCTTCATTGTTGCCGGATCGATCCCGAACTGCTTCAGATACGAGATGTCCAGAGTCCATTCATGCCGGCTGCGTTCCTCAAAGATCTCGAATGCCCTGGCAATATAGGCATCAGCAGTCGATTGTTGTGGCCACTGGTTCACCTTCATCAGGTGAGCGCGGACTTCTTCGAACTCGCCATTCACACTGGCTAAGCCGATGTGCTTGACTTTGTGGCACATGGGACACAGAGCTATCAGCCTCACCAGAGTCTGGGTATGCGTCTTGTCGTCGTACAGCCAGACCTCATGGCACTCAACAGGCCAGCGACGGCCACGGCCGGCGCAGATCTCGCAGCGGTGCCGGGTCAGCTTCGAGGTTTGCTTCTTCAGAACTTCCCACACGGAAGGAGGGACGCTGGATCTCACATTCGAGAACCAGCAGGAGGCGGGCACAAGCTCGATTGTCAGTCGCGGCACGGTCAGTTCTCGAACACTTTGTTGGTCATAGCGTTGCCGTGATCGGGGCGTCTTCGATCAAGCCGTCATAGGCCCAGATGTGATCGCCGCCGTTATTCCGTGCCTGCGTTGCGGCTTCTTCGATGGCGTCGTCTTCAGTCGGCGCCTCGATCTCCATAGAGGTGGTGACCAGGGCTTCCGTTGTTACTTTCACTCGGAACTTGGGCATGCTTCCTTCTCATCTTTCTCAATCGTCGCGGCCATGGCAAACAACTGACCGCGTTCACAGGTTGGGTCGTGGTGTTCACACCCCTTGCATTCTGGACAGCAACTGTAGATGCCGAGCCCGAACTCGGCACGCTTGGCTACAGCCAGAATCCTGGGATAAACCGTGAGCTTTCGTGCAGTCACATCCATATCAGTGTTTCCTTTCCTGGTAGTCTGCGGTATCAGGGGAATCCCTTAATGCAAGGGATCTACTCTCACCTTGTCCACCCCACGAGAAATCATTCCGAGGGCGCGCGCCGCTGCGGTAGACAGATCGATCACTCTCGTCTTTGCAGCAGGGCCTCGATCGGTAATGGTGACGATGACAGACTTCTGGTTTCGCAGCGATGTGACCTTCACACGCGTGCCCAGCGGCAGCGTCCTGCTGGCCGCAGTCAGCTTGCTCTCGTCGAATCTCTGGCCATTGGCCATGCGCCGGCCCTGGTGGACGTGCCCGTAATAACTGGCGATGCCAACCACGGTCTTCACGGTTCTTGTGACTGCTCTTGCTGTTGCCGTAACAAACAAGAACAAGCACAGAATCCAAACGCAAACGGAGCGCTTAAACTGGGGCACGGTGCCTCCTTACAGGATTGAATTCATGCAGCGTGAATGCCTAAGCTATCGAGGTACTTACTCATGTCGGGATCACCGTTTACGCGCTTCCGTTCGAGCAAGGGATAGGCCGCCGAGTTGATCTGAACGAACTCAGCCAGACGGGCATATAGAGGTGGGTTCTTCTTCAGCAGGGCAAGAATCTTCATGCGTGCCGATGGAAAATAGCACACCTTGTCTTGAGCGATGGCCGGGAAGATCACCCAAGCCAGATCGAACCAGGCGTTGGAACCAATCACAACACCTTCACTCATCCTGAAGCTCAGGTACTCTGCGACATCGGCAATCAACTGACAGCGTTCTGCGCTATCCAAGAGGATTCTCCGTCGTAACCTTGAGAGTGGCCGCTCCTGGATACATCTGTGGTTTCAGGTGCTCTGGAATTGGATCGTTGACCGTCTTGTACCAGGCGCCGCGGCGGATTGCCGCCTTTGTTCTTGCGTCGAGGAGACCCATTTACTTTCGGTCTCCGATCTCCCAAAAGCCGATCAGCTCGTCGCCATTCACTTCGTCGATGATCTCGCCCGACATCGTCGAGATTGCATCGTCTGCGAAGGCCTTGGCCTTGATCGGTTCGAGAGAAGTCTGAATGGCCTGGATAGCGTCACCCAGATTGATGCCGGTTTCCAGAATTCCGATGTCGACTTTGATCACTAACTGTTTCATGGTTGATCTACCAATTCGCCCGGGATTTCCCGGTAAGCTATTCCCATTCCCTTGACGGCGCCGCAAGCATTGCAGCGCGCGCGATTACGGGCAGGATTGCGCTTCTTGCACATGCCGCATTGCCAGCCCGGTTTCAGCAGTTTTGGCTTCTTCAAATGGCTCTCCTTTACCGAGGGCTATATGGTTCCGTTTGATGAAGTGCTGGCACAGGGCTCTAAACAGCAGATCCCACACCAGCAGCCGCTTACGCGGAAAGTTGGTGATGACGCCTTCCCTTTACTGGCGGCCATCTTTGCGAAACAGCTTGAAACCGTAGTTTCCGGTGCTTGCTGTTCCGGTGGCATCATTCCAGATGTGAGCGGACCCGAGAAGGTATGCCTTTGCTTCCTCACCTCTGGGCCACATCTCAATCTTCAAAACGATCATCGTATCCTCGAATCGGAGCCAGGGCCGGTGTGAACAACAATCCCGCTAGCAAGGCGTTCAACGGTCACTCCGTTTATCCACTTAACTCAGCCATCTCTAGGCGACTGCTATCGCCTTACAGATCTGGCGTAGGACTCCCTTCCCACTGGGTCTGCTCCTGCCCTGGCTATTGAAAATGGCCCGTCACGATTTGGATTTCAAATCCACAACCGGGAAAGGTCGCCAAAACCGCATAACAACAAAGAGCGATTTTGGCCTCGCGCGAGGCCTTCTCCCTATTTCTGAAGTTGGTGCAGATGAAGAGACTCGAACTCATACGCCCTTACGGGCACCAGCACCTCAAGCTGGCGTGTCTGCCAATTCCACCACATCTGCGCTACACGGTGGCTGGCGGTCAGGGATTCGAACCCCGATAAGCGCCTCCAAAGGGCACTATCCTACCGTTAGATGAACCGCCAGTAGTTAAGCTGCTTCCGAGGTTACTGCGGCCGTTTCATCTTCCAAAGGTTCGGGAATGACTGCAGGCTCATCCCCTTCCTTGTAGTAGATGGAATGAGGTTTGCCATCTTCGACTGGAAGACGATAACCGATAAGGTTTGGCATCCCAACGTAAGGTGGACAAGCCCGAACGGTGCCTTGAACTGCCGTGAGGCGATAGCGAGTACCATCTGATGTCTGAATCAGTTGGCCTGCTTCGTAAGGGCTCTCCATTGCGATCGCGTGGTTGCGCTGCTCGATTGCTCTTGCAAGTTCAAACTGTCGTGTTTGCACACGTTTTACCAGCTCGGCGGCCGTGGTCGCCGGCATGTTGGCCTGCATTCGAGGATCGTTGTCCGGCCAGCAAATGTCGATGATGGAGTCCAAATGCCTGTCCTGATGGGTGTGGTCTTTGTCGCACCGCGCGACACAACCGTCGTCCAGACGAATCCACTTCGCACAGATGAAACCCATGGCTATTCCTGCTCCTCATCTTCTGAGTTGTCGTCTTCCTCTTCGATCTGAGCGGCAACCCATTCCCAATAGCTGCGTCGAGTGTTGTTCTCATTGACCTCTTGTTGCCAGTCAGTGACTGAATGTGTGGGATGTGAATTCCATTCCCCGTACTTTTCGGCAAGCTCCTCGGCGGACAGTTCTTTGTCAGGCATAAAGCTCCAGGTGACCGATTACGGCGTCTACATCGGCTTTGCAAACAGGCGTGGTGCAGATGGCAGTCAGGACAGTCTCTTCCGTTCCATAGAACGGGGGATTGCTGTCGTGGAATGATTGGACCCGATAACGGCAGTTGCCTTCGATTCCGGCGGTTCCCGTCAAGGAGTCCTGAACGAGGGCATCCCGAATCATCTTCAGTTCCCGGCTGTTTCGCACGCTGAGCACGATCGTCGTGATTGGCTCAAGAATGGCTTCATCGCCGTTGTTAATGATCTCGCACCCACGCATGACCGATACGACATGGGCGCACTGCGCCATAAGGCGGCCGGGCTCCATAGGAATCGACCGCGGCGAACTGTCGGGCGGAGTGACCTGAACGGTTTTTGGAACGATCACATAGATCCGCTCTTCCGAGATCTCCTCAGCTTCAGTCCCTTCGTCCGCATTTGCCGGGGCCGGCACATCTATGTCCGTCACCTGATGCTCGAACACGTAGTTGCTCTCGTGGATCGTATCGACCGCTTGCACCAGCAACTGCCGGGTTTCGCCCACATACGGCTTCTCAATGGTCACCTTCAAGGTGACCTCGCTGAACTCTCTCATCGTTTCTCCGATACAACTGCATCCTATGGAATTGTTGGCTGGAATTGGATAGAGGAAAGCCCCTAAACGTACGAAGGGCGCCCGAAGGCGCCCCGGCTCACGACACATACCCTCGGTATCGAGGCTTGGTCGGTGCATTTTCTAAATCGGCCTTTGCCAGGCGTCGATTCAACTTGGCATTGCGCCGCTTGTACGTCTTCCTGATCACTCGGCCCTTCACGGAAGAGTCGAGCTGTTCAATCTTCAGTTTCATCGCCGCCTCGCACCTTCGTCAGACACTGACGGAGACCAGCTTGTGGCGAACCGCGTACATGACGAGTTGAACTTTGTTGTGGCACCCGATCTTCTCCATCAAGGTCGACTTATGCACTTCCACGGTCTTTGCGCTCAAACCGAGGAGGATGGAGATTTCCTTGACGCTGTTTCCCTCGGCGAGCATCTTTAGAACCTCATTCTGTCGAGGAGACAGCCGATGGAAGCCGGCAGAGTGTTCATGTCCGGTAAATCTGGGCTGAATGGAAAAGTGGGAATCGCCGCGATAGATCTTGGCAATCACTTTCTGCAGCTCATCGAAACCACACGTCTTCGTCAGGTAGGCCGAGGCTCCAGCTTCGACTGCATTGAGGATATGCTCTTCTTCGGTTGATCCGGTAAGAAACATCACTTTCAGTGGAAAGTGAGAAGACTTGGCCCATCGAGCCGCTTCAAATGGATCGGCGCCTGGGATATTCACATCGAGGATGAGAACATCGACCTTCTGGTCGACAGCATGTTCTGCTGCCTCGCGCGCATCTCCATGATCCCCGATGATTCGGATCGTGGAAGTCTGTTCCATGATCTTGCACAGAATTTCACGGACCAGAACATGGTCGTCCGCCATTACACATCGAATCATTGGCCTTTTTTCCTCTCAGCTAATATCAGGCCGGAAGATGGCCGTATTGAGGATAGGGGAAAGCCCCTATGAATCTTTTGTGACATGGAATACATGATGTTTCTGTATAATGCGCGTCCGGTCTGCTGGGCGCCCGAAGGCGCCCTTCTGTTGCCAGGCCAAGCAGACTTGGCCCCGTCTAGTCTTTCGGACTAGACAGCAGCAAGAACGCCCAGGATGTTCTCCGCGGCCGTGGCCGGTTCGAAGACCTCAAACGTCATGCTGGCGACATACCCAGTGTTGGCATATATGCGTCTGTGTGTCCTTCTGCCGATCCAGAGATCGACACGGCAGCCACACCACCCGGCTCGTCATCTCTATCCGTCACTGATTCCGTCGAAACCGTGACGGGCCCACCAAAGCCCTCTCTGACTTACATTCCCCCGAAGTTCGGTGAACTTCAGCTAAAGCATGAGGGCTTTGGTGGACCCGGAGGGAATCGAACCCTCGTCCGAAATCGTGAAGACGATCTGTCTTCTCACGAGCGTTATACTCCCCATTTCTGAGGAAACTTGATGCGGGAGACTCTCGCCAGTGAGCCTTTAATCAACTTTGGAGCCGGTTCTTTCCGGAATCTCCACGGCAAGACCCGCATCTGTGGGCACAGTGTCAACGTTTTTATCGTGGTGTGCGTCGCCCACCTGGTGCCTTGTTCCGTGCCCAATTTGCTTTGGGTGCAGCCAAAGCCTCGTCCGCTGTGTGTCGAAGGTACTTCCGTCTGGGCTACTTTGCGTTTCGAACTGAATCTACTTTGCGTTTGGCCTACTCTTGGTTTCCCGTGCACTGGTCAGCCACGAAGTCCTTGCAGTCAACGCCTTTCGGCTCCTGCTCTGACTTCGCCGGCGGGAATATCAACCCGTCGCCCGCTACCCATCCGCACCCAAACTCGATTACTCCGTGTATTTGCGACCGTCGATCGAAACAGAAAGGCCATCGTTCGATGCGCCTTTCACTATTTCCAATGCGAGTCGGGAATCGTCGGTATAGGCTAAACCTTGAGGATCGGAATCTTGAACGTTATTCCGAACCCAGGCGGCCCCTTCTTCGCTTCGGCCTTGAATTGAGTAAATCCCAGTACCTGCAACTTCAATGTCGAAATCCATCGTCTTCTCCTGATCCAACCAATTGAGCGATTCCAAACGCTTAGTAAAAGGTTGGAGGCGGCTCCGGCGGAGGCGCCACATAGCCAACCACCTCAGGCCCCATCGCCTGCGGAGCGCCGGGAGATGCTACCGGGGGGCCTGGATCTGGTACTGTGATTGCCGCTGCCAACCGGGCCAAGCAGTTTTCAGCCAGGTTGTCTTCCACCAGCTCCTCCCGCGAAGGAGGGAGCGCAGATGTGGGCAGTCCTGGGGCATAGGCGTCCATGGCCAGGTTAAGGAGACCCTGATGGGTCTGCTGCTGGAAGAACTCCCATTCGAGGTCTGTGAATACGACTTGTTTCCCCATGATTTCTCCAGTGTTCAGTTCAGCAGAGTCTCGCCGACTACGAAAGCTACCGCAGCGGTCACACCTTGGCGTAGATCTTCTCCAGCAGATAGCCGATGGACGAATCCAAGGAGAGCGCCACCATTACGGTTGGCAAGAGTTTCGGGTTCATTGGACCTTACAGCCTTGCAGCTTCAGGTAGTCACGAATCTCTTGTTCGCGGGCCTTGGGGACGTGAACAGCCAGAATCGCAACATCCCGGGTTCTCTTCCACCGATTGAAGGCCAGCGCGAAATCAATTGCTTCGCCGTCCTTTTCGCTTATCAGAACGCCACACTGCTCGAGATCGTACTTTGTCTCTGGCTCAAGAATCCAGATGTCGTCTGTTGCTTCCGGCGGCGGGTTCTGATCGTGGAATTCGATTTGGCTGTCGTCGTGGTAGTAGCCCTCCGGCCAATGATGGTCGTAGAACTCCATGATCTCTGCGCCGAGTGCTTTAGCCATTAGGCCGCAACCTGTTCCGTCTGCTTTTGAGAGCACTTTGCAGCCCTTGATGTGCTGTTGAGAGCCTTCACCATCGGACGGGTGATCTTGAATCGCCGTTTCGGTGTACGGTCATATCGAGTGAATCGCTCCACCTTGTCGACCCACACATGATCCTCTGTTGCTCCCCGCGGTTCTACGGCGATGAAGTGGTCTGGCGTGATACTGGTGCAGGTCACTCGATGTCCGTCCCAGATGAACTGGCGGCCGACAAACATGCGCTCACCCTCGAGGATGAAGGGCTTCCGACCGGCCCATTCTTCGTAGGCCTGGCAGGCGGAGATGTTGCGAACGTCCACCGCGGCGCTGTAAAACCGCTCGTGTTCACAGCCAAACCAATAACCGCCCCGAAAGTCGTCCATGAGTTTCTTGAAGTCGCACTTCATAAATCTCATGCCGCTGGTGATCGCAAGCACGACTGCCGAGTGCATGGAATGGTTTAGGCGTTGCCACGCATGTCCGGGTGTGGCCTCCTGATTCCTGTTCCAAACGTGCTTGCACAGCACGTAGGCAGGGCTCTTGTATTTGGTGGGACGAAGCATGGGTCTCCTTGTCTGGCTACAACCAGACTGAACTGTGAGCTTGCAAATTGGGATAAGGGAAACTGCTTAGGTTTTGGGGGAGATGGCAGGATTTGAACCTGCAATTCCCAGGTCAGTTGCATTTCCCCGCAACATTATCGCTCGCGGTCACCATGCGTGACCCAGGAAACCGGCGCAAGACCGGCGGGCTATCCGATACAACCGCCCATCATCTCCCACATCTATTCCGGCAGCTCTTGATCGATCAGCTCTGCCAGCTCTATGTTCCGGGCGCTCGCCGCGCGCAGAAATGCTTTCGATGCTTCTTCCATCTCCAATGCGGCATCGTATTCCGCATCGCCAGAATCGCCTTCCTTGGCCACGTCGAACTCTTTGATGGTCTTGATCAGGCATTTCGCTTCGTCTAGCATGGAGGTTTCCTCATCATCTGAAGGGTGTGGCGGAACAAATACATGGCCACAGTTCTGGCACGCTTGGCCGGCCACGACCTCAAGAGGGATTTCCAGACCACAGTCTGGGCAAACACCATCTTGATAACTGCGAATGATCGAAATGCTATCCGACATGTGTGCTCCTACTGGGGATCCCAGCCGATCTGTTCGATCACGTCGGTATCGTGATGCTCGTAACCGCGAAGCTCTGCCTGGCCGACCGTCACCGGGTCTTGTATGCCCATCGTGATTCGTTGGCACAGCCTGTGGGTCAAGACGATTCCGACAGCCACACTCAGATTGAAGCAGTGGTAGGCCGGGATCTTGATGAACCGATGGCAGAGCGCGCGGTAGACCTGTGGAATGGAACCATCCTCGGGTCCGAAGAGGTAAACTCCCCGGTCGGGATGGATGAAGTCGTTCAGTGGTTCTGCGTTCTCTACGACCTCGATCGCCACCGGTGTAATCCCGGGCTCGAACAGGTCGAGAGGCTTATCGCTGGTGCCCCATTGAACATCGGCATACCCGCGCATACGTTCTTCCCGCGGCAGCCGGTCATAGTCATGGGGATTGACCCGCTTTCCTGTCCACAGCAGATTGTCGATTCCCGTGCAGGAACAGGTGCGCAGGACACCACCAACGTTGCGGACGTATTTCGGGTTCACCAGAACGACGCCGCTGCCTTGCAGCGGCAGCCGGGCGCCGTGCTGTAGGCAACGCCTGAGTACCTTCTTGCCTTCAAACAGACATCCGCATTTCTCAGCTCTCAGTGCGTCAGTTGCCATGATTCCTCAGTATTGTGCGAGTGTGATTTCCGTGACGTTGAACCGGCGCTTGGCTTCGTCGTAGATGTCGTTCAGGTCGAGATCGATTCGTTCGCCGGCGCTGTTGAAGGCCGTTGCATGCCCGTTGAGGTAGCGCAGCTTTTCACTGCCTATTTGCTCAAAGACAACGATCTGATCGTCCTGAATCAGTTCTGCCAGCTCGGCTACAAGATCGACTTCATCATTGTCCTCGTCTGCACCGAGATCGACCGTCGGCCAACCGCCGCTGTCGTTGACAGCGTCATCCGGCGCAACTCCAAACAGCTTTCTGGGATCTTTGCCGTCGGCCGGTTTCTCTTCCATTTCTTCCCAAACCTCCAGACCGCGCTTGGCTGCCCACGCGCGGAAAGCAGCCTCATCCTTTACCGCAAAGTAGTTGCTGCGTGCACTGCCGTACCAGTTTGCCATGTGGTTCTCTCCTAGTCGCGGTACCGTTTCATCCGGTCCACCACTTGTTCGCGCGTTTCACCTTTCGGCTGTATTCACGCCGCAGTTTGTTCCAGCGCCACCACTCCAGAAATGCCTTGATCATTGCGCTCCCAACTCTTGTTCGCCATCAGGTCAAGCCAGTAGATCCGCTCGGCCATCAGAATCCGGCCCAGCCAGTTCGTGCCTTGGCCATTGCAGACACCGTAGAAGTAGTCGTGCCAGGTGTTGCCCTCAACAAGATCGTGAGGGAAGGTATTCACCAGCTGAATGCGAATGTCCTTGTTCTGGGTGAACTTGGCATGAACCACCTCGGACATGACGATCAGACTGATCTCTTTCCAGTCCGGCCGCGTGAGATGCTTCAGCTCCTTCGAAAGCTTCTTGGCGCCTTTGCCATCCGTGCTCTCGTACTTGAGCCTGTATTCCTCATCTTGCGGCAGCAGCTTGGCCGCCTGGTAGGCGCTTTCGCCGTTCTGGTACAGATGGCCGCTATGCCACAGCGGCGCCTCATGGAAGTTCGACAACCAACGATATTCGCCCATGAATGAATCGATCATCTTCAACCTTTCCGTCCCTGTGTCCCGATAGGAGCATCGCCAAACGTTCCCGTCAGAAACACAGGGCACGGGCGGTGAGACCGGATCGTTGGCGCGACCGGTACATAGTCTCTTTCCGCAGCTTGAGGCTACCGAGGTTTAACCTCAGTGCCCGTCCAAACGTGTGTTGCGGGTTCAGCCTTCATGGTCTTGGGTAGCTGCCGGCCTTCCCAGTGAACTTCGCTGGGCTCAAAGGTTCGGCTGTATTCACACGCTGTTTCCGCGTCCTCGTCACCTTCGAGGGCTTTCTTGAAAGCCTCTTCGATGGTCTCGGCTTCCACTTCCTTGGTGGCCCAGTGAAGCTCGGGTACTTCGATCTCAAACCTTGCCATCGGTTCCTCCGTTGCAGGGTACTTCGTAGGCTTCGTGAAGGTCGTCGGCCTTCATCAGGAAGCGGCGCGCGCCTTCGCGCAAGCAGGCTTCATCCAACAGGATGGGATTCCAAAGTCATTTCACTTCACTCGCACCATCGTCGTTGTAGCGAGGGTGTCGTAGACGGTGTCCAGCATCTGTTTGGCTAAGGCTCGTCCATCCGGATCGGCCATCAGAGCCACAAACTCCGGACTCTCGTTCCACAGGCTGAAGACCAGCGCTTTGAGGCCGGCGATGTCGCCACGGTCGATGAACTCCGAGCACCGCTCGCAGGCAGCCCAGACACGCGTGTAGTTGTGAGCGGGGCCGACTTCCGGCCCGGACTCCACAAACATGCGCACCAAGATGTCCCGGCCCGCGTCATAATGTCGTGTGGCTAAGTGCTGGCTGCAGAAATCACAATTGTCTGGCATCGTGCTCCTTCAAATTGGCAGGGGCGACAGGATTTGAACCTGCAGTGAACTTGCGTTCCGTGGCTTTGGAGACCACTGTGCCGAACCGGATTGCACATCACCCCTGTGCTGTCCACTCGTTGAGACAATGACGGCAGTTGTATTGTGCCGCGGTCTCGGTGGTCCGCACATCATTCTTGGTTGTCCGAATGGTTATCTCGACTGAATCTACATTCCAGCTGAGGCATTTCGGACACTCCACATGTGTTGGTAACGGTCGAAGCATCGAGCCGCCAGGAAACTCCTTGCGCGCCTCAATCTCTTCAACCACACTCTTGACTTCTGCTTCGGTGAAGGGACGGCCCTTCACCCGAGCAGCCAGAACATCGGCCACTTTGAGCCAGAACGGAGCGTCCCATCGTCCATGGGAACTGAAGCTCACCCAGCTCATGGGAATCTCGCCTATTTGTGACATTTGGCCTTCGTGTCCACGGTCAGTTTCTTGAAGTCGTAGACCCAGATCTTCGACTCGACGGCATTCGGCGGCAATGGGAAAGTGATCCCAGCCTTGGCCTCGACGTTGGTCAGCATCGTGTGGACACTCTCCAGGTCATTGCCCAGATCGCCTGCCTGAGGAAACAGGAAGGCGACGTACTGGCCCGTCACGGTATCGACCACGATCTTGTAGAAACCCGTGGGCACATCCACTTGGTCGGCGCCGATCTTCTTGTCCGTGGCCACGTCATAGACTGGCCCGGCATAGATCAGATAGGTATGACCGCTCTCGTAGGCGCCGGCGCGAACCGCCGTCTCGAGCAGCTTCCACAACCCTCGGTTCAAACCCGGGAGTTGGGGCGTCATATTGGAGAGCATGAAGCTCTCCCGTTCCACATCCGGATCCCAGCGCATGTCGCCGTCCGGAGCAATGTGGCCCATATCGAATCCGTTGCCCACATAGTCAGCCGGCTTGGCGCGACCGCCCTCCGGGAGGGTATCGTCGGCAGCAAAGGCATTGCTGCGCACTTCGCAGCCAACCGCATGTTCAGGCGTCAGAGTGTAAGACACCCACTCCGGAAGCTTGGCCACCTCATCGCTGTATACCAGATAGGCTCGCCGGCAAATATAGGCGTGCGTGCTGTCAGCCGGGAGCAATTCTCCCCTGATGGTCAGAGGTGTCCCATAGGGAACGAACGGATGACAGGAGCTGAGGGGCTGTTCTGGAGGAACTGAGTAGACAGTGGGTGCGAAGATCAGGGCGACCATGGCAACGGCCACAGCAAAGCCAAGGCCGCGGCAGAGTCTCTTGACTTGGCTGAGGGCACATGGAAAAGCCTTCTCATGTCCACACTCAATGCACCGCAGCTTGGTGCGCTCGGGGGTAACGGGCTTCATGATGCCGCCACACACCCATGGGGTTGGGATAAACCCGAAGATCTTCACACGACAATCGCAAACGAATGCACTTCCAAGTTGCATTTGGCACTCACTTTCTGGTTCAAATCTCCCGCCGGGAAACGGTTCACCGGGCTAACCCGGCGGGAGGGTGGCGTTGTCCTTGATCTTGGACGACCTGAGCTTACGCACCAGGACGGGATTCACAACCCGTATTCACGCCCGCTTGTGGCTCCGGCTGCACCGGAACAAATTTGCTTCCCGGCTCTCTCATCGCCGCGAGAATACGAGCAGCCCGTTCTGTATCAAAGCTCTCGGGACGGCCGTCGTAGCAGCCTGGAATTCTCCCAGTGCTTGTCCGATAGCAACGGCTTCTGATCTCGTCGGCCAATTTCCGATCCGCTTCAGTCGGCGTCACATCGCATTTAAGACAGCGGTCGTTGACAATCTGATTGCAGCCGCAGCGATCGCAGAACGCATAGCCATCAACTCGATAGTTGATACCGTTCTTTAACGCATACTCGTCCTGCATTGTTTCTCCATTCATGGTGGGGCAAGGAGGACTTGAACCTCCATGCAACGCCGGTCATGCAGCCCGGTTGCGCCTATCCTGCAGGGTTGAGCACTGTTGCGCCGGATTATCGGTCCGGTGTGTCTACCAGTTTCACCATCGCCCCATTTGAGGAGCCGAGCCCAGAAGGCTTATTAGGCCAGCCCGAGCCCGGCTCCGAAGGTTCCGAAATTGGGTCACCTATCAAACCATCAGAGGGTTACGCTGCGTTCGCCACCCACAATCGCCAGAATGCTGTGATTCACCGATTAGCTCCATGCGCGCTATGAATTGACAGCTCACTTCCTGGGCCGTCCGAAGACTTACCAGAGCGCGTACCACGGCTGGTTGGGGCATTCTCCCACCTCTGCTTCGTTGGTTCCGAAGAACCGATCTCGTGCCAGGGGACGGATTTGTCACCGTCATCTCTCCGGCGGATTAACGCGTCTCCGCAGGCCGCTCTACTTCTTGAGCTACTCCCGACTCAATACTTCAACCGGTGTGCTGTTACGCTAAAGAGTCCATGTCTCGCCTTACCAGGCCAGCCGCAGTTTGCGTAGCAAGAAACGTGTGAACTGCGACCCGCGTGCCAATAGCGTTTGGCGTGAATGCAGCAATTCCCGGCGAGCAGCCGGCCTGCTTCATCTCTGCACCCCGAACTGCCACGCATACCATTCCGATACGTCTCCGGCAGTCCCCGTGTCACGACTCACTCCTTGGAGGATGGCTGCTATCAAGCCAACCTTCCGGTTGAAGAACTTGTTAGGCCGCGGCGGTCAGCGTGACCGAGCTGATGGGGGTCGGCGCCGAAGCGGCGGGCTTGGCTGCCTTGGTTGCCTTGGCGGGCTTCGCTGCGGCCGCCGGCGCGTTGGCGGCGATCTTCTGGCTGGCGATCGCGGTAAAGAAGTTCAGCGCGGTCTGGGTTTGCTCGACGGTTGCGGTTGCAATGTATTCCACCAGGTACTGCTCAAAGCTCTTGGCTTTCTTTGCCATTCGAATTCCTCTTTCGGTTGGGTTAATGATTGAGCCACACAGGACTGTTGTTCCTGTCTCTTTCACCGTGTTCAGGATCGAGACTGACGGGATCCATCCTGTGTGGTCCAGTCATGAGCGTTTTGTTCCGCCGGACTCGCTCCCACCGGTCTTAATGCCCGATCCGAGTGCTAGGTGAAGCCGTACAGCATGGCTTCACTGGCACTGCGTCGTAGGCATCTTTTGGGGCATCACGGTTGAACTCGTGACATCCTCCACCACCTGATGTGTTTCATGGCATCAGGACCACTCCTTGGTTTTACTGGCCAAGAACAGGTTGCACCATCAGGGAAAACCCTTATGGCGTTTGATCTGCCGTCAGTTTGACAAGATCAGTTGAACTACCAAAGCTCCCATCGGCGTTTCCTTGCCTGAATCGACGAACAGCAGATTGGCCAATTACACGCAGAAGGTTTGCTGATACTTGCAACTCCAGGATTTCTCCTTGGAGCCTGCGGATTTCGGTTCCTAATCGTGTCATCATCTGTTCGTGACAATCAGCGCAAACAGCCCGTCGCATTCGTCTCGACGAGCACTTTTGACATACGCACATGTTCATTGCCCTTGAATTGCGTTTCCTGTTTGGGACAGCTGGATGACCGAGATTGGTCCCGGCGAGCGAAGGTTCGGAACATGGTCCCCGACCAGTTCGCCGCCGCTGAAAGTTAAGACGGGCGGATGCCTGATCAGGCATGCTCGCTGCTACTGTTATTGTTGGCGGAGAGCCGTCTCACGCGACATTTGTCTGGAATCATGCTGCGCCGGATGGAGGCTTTGCCGCTGCCGGTCGGATAGACGCGGCAGCCAGGCGAAACCAATCTGGAAGACGGAAGGGAGTTGAGGAAGGGTACTTGATAAATAGCTTTGAAATGGGGCAAATAATGGCATTCTAGGGCCGGTAGCGGCTCAGCCGGGCACGCTGCGTGCTTTGAATATTGAATATGCTTTTTGCAGCCTTCTAATAAGTTTCGACTATGCCGCCTTGTCCAGATGCCTGGCGAGCATCCGCTCCACCGACGCCACAGACTGATAGCCCGTGACCGTCTCGGCACGGCTGCCGCTCTTGAACAGGATCAGGGTAGGAATACCCCTGACACCATAAGCAATGGTCTGGCCCTGTTCTGCATCCACGTCGTACTCGACAACCTTTAGGTTGGAGTGCTTTTCGGCAACGGTCTCAACTACAGCTTTCAGTTGCTTGCAAGGGCCGCACCAGGCGGCGGCGAAGAACACCAGAACCGCACCTGGGTAGTTGGTTACGTCGGCGCACCAGTCCTTGTCCGACGTCGGCATAATCTTCGTGAGCGAAGTCTTCACTGACATTGCGGTTCTCCTGACTATGAGTTCAGAACAGTTCACCCGGTCCTGCGCACGCAGTCCTCGCTCTCGCCTCCCTCGAGGAGGATCGCGCGCGGACTGCGTGGGCCTTCCCGGCCAATAGGACGAATCTGTCTATAGGGTGAAACACCTAGCCGTTTCAGTCTTCGGCAGGATGAGCGACTTGGTTGCCGTCTTCTCCCACTGACTGCTGGGCGTCTTCGTCCTCGTCCTCGCCGTCTTCCGGCTCTCTGCCGGCGCCGGGGTCCATGTTGAAGTCACACGGTCGGCACTCGTGGCCAGTGAGTGCCTGGAAGCTCTCCTGGATGTTGTCCATGGTTGCGGCCAGGTTCTTTCCGTCGAGGTCGCTGATTCCCTGTTGGGTCAGCAGGCAGTCGTTGTAGACCGTTTCCATCGTGGTGAGCGCGTTGTCGACCAGTTTCAACTCAGGAACTGCTGCGAACAATGCCTCAGCCATGGAAGAACAGTCGGCGTGCATAAAGGATCCGATGAACTGCAGGATCTTCTCAGCCAGCTTGTCGGAAACGACAACCGGCTCCGGTGGGACGATTTCAAACATAGACATCGACGTTCTCGCTTTCGGTGACACGGACTAAGCCGGCGCCGGGAATAAGGCCAAGATGGTTTACGGCCGTGAGCAGGGTCTGATTCATCAGGACTGCCTCAGCCCCTTTGTTGAACTGCATTACCGGAATGTTCAGAGCCTCGGCGATGCGAATCCCCTGTCCTGTTCCGCCGCCACCATCTGCATTCGGGAAAGCAATTACCAGATGTGCTGGTTGGATGACACCGAAGTTGCGTGCGTGGAGTGCCCTTGCGCCGTTGGTCAGCTTGTCAGGCGCCGGATGGTAGTTCTCAACAGACTCGAACCATTTAGCAGTCCGAAAACGGTCAGCAATGATAAGGCGCGCGCATTTGGGAATGATCTCCTTGTTGTAGGAGGCCCAAGGGAGACAGATGTCCAGCATATCGATCCGTGCGCCCAGCATGGCTGCCTGGTCAATCCCGTAAGCTCCGCCTGTCTTGATCCTGCAGCCGTAATGGTGGCTCAGGTGGTAGGCGAGGAACCGGGCCTTTCGCTCCTGACGCTGGTCAGGGTTTCGAGTTCCGATGATGGCAACTGCCAGCTCGTCCACGTCAGGCGGCCTTGCTGCGCTCAATATAAGGCAGCCATTCAGGAGGAAAGATCACATTGGGAGAAGCCCCGCGGAACATGGGAGCGATCTCGTGATCCTTGTAACCGGCCAGGCCGCAGCCAATCCGCGTCATGTTGAAGGTCAGCTCCGGATGAAGCTGGGAGAACTGGAGGAATTCGGTGATGTACTCTGCAATCACGTAAAGCGGCAGTGTCTTTGGCTTGGAGGGCCAGGGCGTCCGGTCCTTCGTTGGAATGGCATACGACTGACCCTGGATGCCTTCACCACAGCCGTAGATAGCGCCGTGATCCTTCAAGGCGGCCAGCGCCGCCCCAGCTCCATGCCTGCCGGCGAGATTCGATCCAAAGACAAAGATCTCCATCAGAAGTCCTCTTCGTCGTCTTCCTCGTCGTCATCGAAGTCCGACTCTTCTTCGAGATGGATGTTGTACTGCGAGACGGCTTCCAGCGCATCCTCGTAATCCAGGTCGTACTCGTCGCTGACTTCTTCAACCAGGTCGGAGTCGTCCAGGCCCGGATCTACATCGAGCAGATCGTCGAAGAAGTCGAAGAGTTCCTTGGCGTCGATGCCAACGACTGAATCTCCTTCAATGAACACGGCTACACCTCCCGGTGCGATTTGATGTAAGAGTCTGCTTTCTCAAAAGTCACCAGGCACTCGTCCTGAAGAACGAAGACCAGCGCGCGGTGTGCGATGTTGGGTTCTCGGTCCAGAACCGTTTTCATTGTCGAGGCCAGATCCTGCTCGAGTTCCTCCTCTGCCATGCTGATGTACCCAGCAGCGATCGTGGCGTGCGATGCGGACATATCAGTTCCCCCGGTAAAATGAGCGTAACCACTTCAGGTACAAGGACCAAAGGACCAGCGTGGCTAGCAGACCTACTGGAAAGAGAACCCAGACCAACAAGCACGTCAGAAAGATCATTCCGATGAATGTCGCCGGGCCAACAATCAACCCGGCAAGAAATGTCTGGATCGCCAGATTCTTCTGGTCGATCCGATTGATCTCTTCCTCTGTGAAGCCGGCCTGCCGGGCCAGTTGACGGCGTTGTTCTGCCTTAGCCAGACCTCGCACGATCCAGATAAAACCCAGGACCAGCACTATAAAGACGAAGGAACCCATAGCGCCCTCCGATAGCATTCCGTGTGTGATGCACCGTGAGTTACCTCTTCCATCCTGCGGCCGCGATCAACGCGTACTTGGTCCGCATCATTTGTTCTTGGTCACGAAGCTCTTGCGAGCTGGCCTTTTTGAATCTGATGGTGAACCACACGCCTGGTCCAGCCGAGGAATTCGTCTACAGTCAAAGTGCTTTTAGCGATGTTGCACACAGAGCAAGCTGAAACACAGTTTCCTGACACATACCCGACGTCGCTGTTCAAGCGGTCGATACCGTTCATCGGATACATTTTCTTTGTCTTGTATTTCTTGCGCTTGAACGCCTGACCTTCCTCCGGCGTAGCCCCACAGTAGTAACAGTCTCCAAAGATGAGCTTCTTAACTTCATGCTCTGTGAGGCTGAATCCAAGGCCTCGGTGCGCTGCCGACGTTGGTAGCACTGACATGGCCCGGACCATGCACTTGCTTTCGACAGATACTCCGCGGCACTTACAGGACTTCATCTTGCCGGCAATGAGGTCGAAGGTCTGGGCTACGACCATCTTGCCGCATACGCATTCACACTTCCAGCGAACCTGCCGAGTATTGGTGACACGCAGGAACCGGCGAACTGCCAGAAAGCCGAAGACCTGGCCGATCTTGACCTGAGCGCTCTCGTTACAACCACATGAGGTCTTCTTGCCCGCTACCAACGAATCTGAACGAACGTCGATCCTGTTGCCGCAGTTGCAAACGCAGTGATAGTAGCCATGATCACCTTTCGTGCAGCGACTGAGGGCTTTGAGGAGCCCGAACTGCTGTCCGCTCAGATTCACCAAACTAGGAATTACCGCCTCCAACCAGCCGAACTGATGAGCTTGTACTTGATTCGCGTTGTCTCCTCCGGATCAGCTCCGGCCAAACTCTCCGCATACATGAGCAAGCCTGCTTCGGTTGGGCCTTTGCCTTCATGGAAATCCATGAAGACACCGGCACGCGGTGCTCCGCGGTCGGTTATCTCTTGCACTCGAATCTTGACAACGGCTCCGACCACGTTCTCTCGGTGAGTCCAGATCCATTCACGCCTCTCATCCGTGATTGCGAATGAACCGACCTCTCCGAGTGCCCCGTTTTCCGGATTCCGAACAACCAGTCGCCCGACCGAATCGCTGTACTTGCCCGTACCCGGCAGCACTTCAACCAATTCCAGGTCAGCGAAGTCAACCTGTTTGACCTTGAACCACGTTCCGCCAGCGGGATCTCCGGCTGCTTTGACGACAACACCTTCGCCAAAAGGTAGCGGAAGAGAAACAATCTCGTTGTAGAAAGCAATCGGATCCTCCCCGGGTTTGCAGGCGCGGACCATGTTCCAGTTGCTGTTGAAGAACCTGATCTCATCTATGACCTTCTCAGCCAGGTACCGGCGCTGGACATACGGCAAACCACTTACGTCCTTGCCCTTGTACTTGACCAGGTCCCAGCAGTGAGCGGTTGCTGGGCCACGAAGCCGCTGGATCTCCTGCGCGCGCTCAGGAAGCGCGTTCAAGATGCCAGCCACGCGGCCGACGCCATCGGGATGGTAGAGTTCGACCTTACCGACGGTTCCTTCCAGGTCGGGATAAGGCATCAGCTTGCGAGATGTGAAGAACCGGGAGTGGTTGTGCAGATCCTCGAGTTGAGGAATCCGGTCGTAATAGGTCTCGCCTGTTGGCCGGTGCGAATGGAATACAGCACGGCCCTTGCCAATGGTGAAGTTGGCAAGCGAACCATCGAGCTTATGCTCGATGACCCACTGCTGTGAAGGTTGGGCGGGGACAATGACGTCCTTGACGCGGCGCTCGGCAAAGCCAATAGCAGCCTTCGTGTTATCCCGCCCGACTTGTTCCAGGAACTCTTTGGGCCTGAGAGAGTAGGAGGGTTTTTCCAACGCCAGGCCGTCGTCGTTCATGGGAATTACGATCACGCCCTTCTCGGTCGTGATGAATGCGTACCGGCCTTTGTAATCGCCACGGGGAATGTTCAGTTCCCACTGCTCTGTGCCAGGAGGCACATCGGCGACAGCCAGGTCGAAATGAGGGCCGGCTTTGTCAGCCTCATGGAAGTGGTAGTTCATCCGGGACAAGAACATCTTGGTCCCGATCTTCACGGCCACGGTCTCGTCGGCTAAGAGGGTCTTGGTTCCCTTGCCATAGCCGGACGCGATGACTCCGCTGAAACCATCAACAGTATGCGGTTCGTTCTCGATGGCGAGAACGCGCGAGCTGACTTTTGGCAGCCCTTTTGGGAGAGTGTATTTAGCACCTGATTGAACAGGTGCCAAACCCCCAAGGATAGCTCCATCAACCGTTCTGACATTCCAGAGGTTCCTCGTAATCCAGCGGCTCGGGGTACGCCCAAGCGCGCGTGTGACTGCACTGCTGGTGCTGGGGAGAACAACGGCACTCAGCACATCCAATGCGTTCTCCTGGCCCCAAAGAATGGCGGCACGGGCCAACGTTCTGATAAAGCCCATACGCCCTCCGGTTTAGTAATCGTGCGTTCCGATGTCCATCAGGCCAATGCAGGGATCGGTGTTGTGATGGAAGATTGAATCTGCTTCCGGCGGTTCGCCGAGTTCCTTGTGAAGCGCCTTGGCCGCGGCTATCGCAGCTTCCGTTACCTGTGTTGCGTTCGGCTTCGACTCAAATTCCAGCGATTCCAGCTCAAGCACATCGGACTTTAAGCCATCGGGGTGGACATCCAGAAGCTTGATGAAGAGGATGAACATGGTCAGTCCTGCTCGATCTTGGAACGATTCCTCCAACGTGGAGGCACTTTGTCCGAATCTGAGCGAGATCCATCGAGATCGAGGATATGGACATACCGTTTGGTGTCGATGAAGCGACGATTGCCTGCGCCAGGAACATCAAAAGTTCCCTCGACTCGGATCGTTCCATCGTTCACATAGAGGACGCCCTTGACGAAAGCTCGGCACTCGGCGTCGGTGTTGAACTCGAAATACTTGTTTGCTGCCATAGGTCTCCGGCAGAACAGGCGGGTCTGCAGTCTACAGACCCGCCGTTCTGAAGATCTCTCATTACCTTGTTGGGGCGGCATTTTAACCCACAGCTCCGCCGGTGGGCGCTGACCAATCCTGGAGACTAGCGCGGCCCTTTGCCGTGAACGGCGTTGTGGCAATGCAGCACGGTCGTGCTACTGGTTGCCTGGTTGTTGGTTCGCTAACAGTTGCTGCCAACAAGACCAAAGCGAAGAACCGCAGCCAGAAGAGCATGTTCCTCCTGCAGGTTTCGCAAACGTGATTAGTTCGTGCCGAGAGCGATCGACACTTCGTACAAAGTGTCGCCTGCCCTGTTCAGCACCTGGCGGCCCACTTCATGCTGCTGTTCGTCAGTAGCATTAGGGTCAAAGGTTTCCCGCAGCTCAGCAACGATGAACTTGGCCAACGTATCGCCGGCGATGGGAGTTGTGGGCTCTCCGGTTTTGTCGTCGAAATACTCGGAGAGATAGTTGTCCGGGTAGGCCGAATTGGCCTTGTTAAGCAGTTCGACTAACTGCATGTTCCAGCTCCTTCAGTTCCCTGATTCTTTGGGGAGTAAACCAGTGGTCGAGATAGCGATCGCCGACAGAGTTCAGATGATTCAGCCGGTACTGTTCTTCTTGAGTCAGCTTGCCTGCAATGTTCTTGTCAATCAGCAGGCCGCGTTCGTGATTGAGAATCGGCCACTTCTCGGCTGAGACCACATGTGGTCTCTTCTGCCAGCTGCGGTATTTCATAAGCTCCTTCAGCTCAGGGCCGTCGTCTAACGGCCCTGGCTGGTGGGTTACAGCGTCTCGAGCAGCTTCTTCAGATCCTCTTCGGAAGCGCCTTCGAGCGCCTCGTCCTGTTTCTTGGCGAGAATCCCGAGAATCTTCTGCTTCTGGGCCTTCTTATTCGCGGCCTGCTCGGCCTCTTCGGCTTCGGTCTTCTTCACGGCGATAACGTGCTTGACGATCTCCAGTTTCAGCTGCAGGATCGTGTCGGCCTTGGTCGTGGTCAGCACGAAGCTCTCAGTCTCGGTTTCCCTGATCTGACGAGCAATGCCCTTGGCGATGTTGTCGAGGCTGGCGCCTCCGTTGCGAACGGTCAGCGGCAGATCAAACAAGTCCTCGACGGTGACGAGGCCCTTGGACGTATCGAACCGCAGCTTCAAACGTGCTGCTTTCTCGAACATGGATTCTTTCTCCTGGGTGAATTGGTTAGAAGGTGATCTTGAGGGTACGGGTGAAGCTGCCCTTCACGCGGCACAATATATAGTTCCGCTGTGTGGATGAGAAGCCGATGCCGCTCAGTTGGCGATCCGACTCCTCGGTCTTCATCTTCGAGCCAACAACCTCGAACACCTTGCGATGCACGTTGAGGCTGTCGGTCAGGAACTCGTTGAAGAACCCGCGGGCTTTGCCATCATTGAGGCAGCCGTCGAGCATGAAGAAGTAATGCTTGTTGCCGACGGTCTTCTCATCCCAGTAGTTGGGCGAGAGCATGAGAACGGACACTTTGTGGAAGGTCTGGGTTGGAATACCCCAGAGATTCTTGGCCGCCTGCGATGAAGGAAGCGACTTGACGATCTCCAATCCGCCCTTGTGGGTGTAATTGAATTCCGCCACGACCGCAGCAGTGTTGGCAGGAACAGCCTTCGGATGAGCAAACGTGCGAACGACGCCATCGAATTCGATTTCAACTTCGAACCCAACGTCCACGGTCTCCCGCTTGTTGTAGTTGTAAACGAATAGCCTGTAAAGGCCCTCGCGCATAGTCCTACGATCGGGATATGTGATGTTCTCGACCGCGCTTCGGCTACCGCCAGATCCCACATTCATGTCCACATCGAGTTCACCACCCGCTCTTGACCGCCGGTTGCTGAAGCAGATCTCTTCGCCATTGATTGTCGTGCGAGATGCTCCAGGCTCGATGAGATGCAGATCGAGATCGTCATAGTTGAACCAGGACAGCGAACAGCGAAGGTCGCCGTCTACGGCGCCGCCGGCACGCTTGACACGTTCCTTGATGGAATCAGCAAGTTCTCCTGCATAAGACCAGCAGAAGTTGTTCGGCCATTTGAACATGGTCTTGGCCGTCGGGTCGACGGGAGAGATCAAGCTGAGCAGGTTGCCGGCGTGACGGTTCTCAAACATCACTTCCAACGACTCTGCCTTGGGCAGCACGTTGGCAAGGAAGTCCTCGATGGACACCGTCTCGATTTTGTCCAGGTTGGGTACCTTCTCGGGAACTGCGCTGGCCAGACCGTCGAAGACATTCATGGCCTTCTTGGCCTTGCGGTCCGCGAAGAGAATGTTGTTGATGGTGATGTCTTCGATGGTGGCGTAGCGACGATCCAGAGCAGAGGTGAACCCCAGCTCCTCGATCGTGGTACGCGCCTTCTCGATCATTCCCTTGGTGATCAGAGCAGTCGGCCGTTTGTAGTTGGTGGGTGCGACCTTCGACTCGTACGAAGCTACGGCGGCATCCATTTCCCGGCCTTCGGACAAGTCTGTGAGCAGCGATCCGATGACGTTGCCACGTATCCTTGTTACCGCAGCCGGAACAGCCTTGGCATGCAGCCAGGCGAACAGATCCTGCGCTTCCACGCTGCGCACCTTGGCGAACTCCACCTTCAGCTTGCGGAAGCTGGTCAGTTCGAAAGTGTGCTCCTCCCCGCGGTACAACGAGTTCTGGCTGATCAGCTCAAGAATAGTGTCGATCGATTCCAGTGTGATCTCCTTGAGACCACGGAGAAGCACATCCTTGGTACTGCGGAAGTCCGACAGTTGTGGACCGATGGCATCGCCACGGACAACACAGGTTGTTGGAAGCGTGATGAAGAAGTGCTCCCAGGCCAGAACTTCCTTTGATTCAAGTTGCTGAAGGTTCCCATCCGTCCCTGCAGTGCGTTCGGTGTGCAGGAAGATGTTATCGATCGGAGACGACTTGACCAGGGCGGACAGCGTATCAACCACCGGCTGGTAGGGATTGCCGACACGAACATCCCAGAGGCTCACGAGCTGTCCGTCAATGATGGCGACTATACCGCCTACTGCACGGATGAAGCTCTTGCAGCACTGGCAGTCATGCTCAGTCCGCTGTTTGTAGAGTGGGTTCGAGCCCGCCGGGAAGCTGCTGAGATAGACATCCCACAGCTGATCCTTGTCGACTTGCACCCGGTATAGTTGATGCCCCTTCATGACATCGAACTGCAGGGCAACCGCCTTCTTTAAGACACTGAACATTGGCTAGGCTCTTTCCTCGAACATGCTGTCGATAATGCCGCTGTCACCGTACTCCAATTCGGTGGTCAGCTTGGCAAGCTCGCTGGCTGTGAATGGACGGAACCGCGGCGTTGCCTCAGTTGCCGCGAACGATGCGTTCTGGATTCTGCGGCCCATCAGACTTGCTTGTCCGACCAGAACACTGGGCACATTGACCACTCCGCCGCCGATCAGCTTGCCGTCGACGCGGAAGGTGACGTACTTGATGTAGCGATCGGCCGAGTCAGTGTGGACCCGCAGGCCCACCCGGCCGCCGGGAATCTGCTTGCAGTCGTAGTCCCGCTCCCAGCCGTTGGCAATGCCACGGCGGACACGACGAACCCAGCTCTTGGCGTCTCGTAGCTGGTATATGAAATTGCGTTGATCTTCCTTTGCCGCGCTGCGAATCTTCTCAGCCACGTCTGGAGTGATCCAGTCGCGGATCGATTCGCGGACGGCGTCTGAAATGCCTTTACCCTGGCTCATGAAGTCTCCATTTCGGCTATCTTCCGCCGATGTTGATTTTGATTGCGTCTGTGACAAATCCAAAGAAAAGGACAGCGGCCACAACGATGAAAGCTCCTAGAAATGCTTCGGGCCAGGTCATTGGGCTGGCCTCGTTTCCCGGTAGAGATACCCGTAAACACACGCGAAGGTGAGAACGATCAGCAACACCAGCGCCAGGAAGAACGGCATATTCGGGAAGATGAGCAGCACTCCGAAGTGCAGTGTGATGGCTGCCCCAATGCAGCCAATCAGGCACAGGAGGTGCTTGAATGCGGTCCCATGCCGTTTGAGGTTGATCCGCGAGGGCTTCGTCCTCGCTGTGTCAATATCGATTCTCATAGCCGAATGCTCCTCGCTCTCTCAGCGGGCGGCGCCTTCCAACGCCGCCCACTTTGATGTCCAGCAATTCTCTGGCAGTCGGTAAACTCAGGACCACTTCAGGCAATCTGTGTGTCCTGAACCTGGCATACTCGCTGTAGGTCCCAGTCGTGCTGGATCTGCCGTTTTACGGGCGTCTTGTTAAAGCCGAGTCGAACACCGGACACCCTCGAGGACTGAGGCGTGGCGCTGGGATCATTGCCACTGCATGATGTGTTCGTTGGTGTGTCTCAAGCTGTGTCTACAGTAGGATGGATGGACTGCAGGCTGAATAGAGGAAAGCTCCTATGCGGCCTGCGCTTCAGGCATCAGCATGGTTGAGTGGCGATCGGCATCTTCCTCGCGGGCACGCTTCCAGCAATGCAGGAAGCCGCCGTCGTGCGCGCCTGTCTTCAGATCGATGGCGAAGATGCCAAAGAAGATTAGCGCCTCCAGCGCGAAGCTGGAGAATATCCCGAACACAACGCCACTGAGCACACCGACAATGGTGCGAACCCAGGGCGTCTTGATGGGCCGGGTGACCCAGACGACAAGCCACACGATCAGGAGCGCCGGCATGAGAGCTGCAACCAGAAACAGGATGAGTAGCTCGACCGCGGACTTCATGGCAACCCACAGGAATGCCTTCCGACGGTAGCGCCTTCGGTTGCGCCAGAACAAACAACTGCCGACAATCGCAATCGCGGCGGCCCATAACATGACGATTGGTTTCATAGAGCCTCCGCTGGACGCATGGCAGCCAGCTCCGAAACTTGACGTTTCAGACGAGCGGAGCTGACCATGCACAGGCACACGGCTGCGCCGAGTGCAAGGATGAGCGTGAAAAGGAACGCGAATGCCTTCAACGAATACCTGAGTTAGCTCTGCTGGTTCCAGGCATCGAACGTCAGTTTGTCTATACCGGAGGACGGTTGAATGCACTGGATCATTGGACCTTCGTGATCGCAGGATGTGCAGCGAACAAACTGATAACCGTTGCGCGTGCTGATGCCCATTCCGACGACGCTGTGACAGACGGGGCACGGCACGTAGCGATTGCGACCGTCTGTAATGTCGAAGTGAATCTCCTGCCAGAGCTTGTCGAGCACATCGCCATGACAGCGATGCGCCGGCCGACAGAAGCAGCCGAGAATATCGTCGTCTTTGAACGTCCCATCTGTGGATAGAGCTTGCAGGATCTGAAGCCTGCGCTTGGGTTCGACATGGGCCCACTTCGGATCGCCACGCAGCCACTCCTCGAAAGAGTCGACTGCTTCGTCGATCGATTCAACCTGAACAGATGCCTTGGTGCTGCCAACGGGCAGGTGCGTGAACGGATTGCCGTAGATGCTGCCACGACCAATGTACTTGGTGGACGGTTCGCGCTTGCAGTGAACTACTCGCATGAGTTCCTCCGAGGCAAGAGCATCATTGGAGCCATTTGGACCACACCCTTGGCGGGGACAGTCCTTTCTGGTTCTGGAGTGATCCAGGCGAACTTGCGTCTGTTGCGGCGCAGTTCTCTGTCAGCCCCGCAGTGCTTGCACAGGTCGTGAAGCTTGGCGCATTCATCACAGAGAGCGTCTGTGCAGGTGCTGCCATAGAGCACGTCTTTGTGACAGATGACGCAGGGCCGCGTAGTCATGGCAGCTCCGCCAATGCCCGATCCAAGATAGTGGCAGAGAACACAGAGGAATGCCTTGAGACGAGCTGGACGATCAGAATCATGCTTGATCTTATTTGCGTTGTCCAGATAGTCTTCGACACGACTGTTGTTCATGCTGGTTTGCCATTGAACGGCGTACTGATCCAATTTCTTGGCAGGCTGATTCACTTCAACTCCAGGCCGTGGCTATGCCGCGGCAGTTACTCCGGCTGTCGGATGCTCGTTGTTGGCCTCTGGCTTGGAACAGAAGAGGCTGAACAGATAGTCACCGAGCGATTGCACGCGTCGGGCGATCTGGCTGGGTAGGGAGTACAGGCGCTGCAGGTCACACTTCTTGTCGTCTTCCTTGCGGATGATCAGGTAGAGCCCGCCTGTGATGGCGACGATGGCAACAAACAGCAGGAATCCAAAGATCAGCTTCATGGTGCGTCCCTCCAGGACGGGTGCTACGCGGCTTGCTGTCTGCGAGCCGGTTGTCTGAGTGTGCGGATAAGCTCGAACGTCGTGAATCCGAAGAACACGATGACGAACAGAGCCATGACGAACTGCGCGATGCGGGTGACTCCGATGAACAGGAGTGACAGGATTGCAAGGATTGAGAGCTTGGTCATGCTGCCTCTCTTTTGAGAACAGTTGAATGCAAATGGTGATGAACTCGAAGAACCCAGGCGATGAAATCGTCGCCTGATAGCGTGCTTTTGGCCTCATTGCATTTGCCACAGCACGATACGACATTGTCGGGCTCATAGCCGAGGTCATTGTTCCAGCGATCGATGCCGTTATAAACGAAAGCACCCGTGAAGGAGTTGGAAACTCCTGTGGTGAACTTCTGAGCTGGAACACAGCCACAGTAGTAGCAATCGCCGGCAAAGAGTTCGAGGCATTGGTTTTGGGACAAATTCCACAGGTAACCTCGGCTTTTAGCTTGCCGTTTGTAATGTGCGATCAGCTTGTTACGAGCCGCAATTCCCTCGCCAAGGCTGGCGGAAGGACGAGGTTTACCTCTAAGTGGGTTTCCCGACCTGTTAAGACAACCGCAGCTCTTCTTTTGTCCATTTACCAGCTGGCTTGTTGAAGCTGTGGTTGCGTTTCCACAGGAACATTTGCAATTCCAAAGCTGTTCGTTTCGCTTGTTCTTTCCGCCTTTGCAAATGACTTCCAGCTTGCCGATGAAATTGCCAACAAAGCCTTTTGTGGAAGAACGCGGTCGTCTTTTGGAGGGATAGGTCACTATGCGGTTCCCTTCAATACGCTCTGAGTGTGTTCTTTGTTGAGCTTCATCCGCCGGAAAGGTAGGTAGACCCAAAGCATGAGCACATTCAGCAACGTATTGCCGAGCGCAAACATGACCGAATTGGCTTCGGTGATCCCGTGAATGCCGAAGTTGATGGTCTCCAGCCCGAGCAGGCTGATGCCCTTGTTCTTGTCGATCCACTTCAGGGTTGCGTCCTTGCGTTTGGTGGTCAGCAGCTTCTGAATCCAGGGAATCTTGTCTGCCTTCAGGAAGGCGCCCCAGGCGAAGATGCCGACACCGACACCGGCCGCGACGTTGCCGGTATTAGACGGGGTCAGAATCATCCGTGTTCTCCTCACAGTGGCGAGCTTTGTACATGCAGAAGGCGTACATGGCTACGAAGGACAGCAGTAATGCGATCTTGAGGCCTACAGGCACAGCTTTACCTCCGTGCAAATGGTCTGGCCTTTTGGCCAGACCCGTTTCAGGCCGAGCAGAATTGCGTATTCCATGGCTCGGGTATTCGCAAGCCAACGCAAGCTGGTGGTAATCCATCGGGCCACGAGTGCCTGCGACTTCGTCGGTGTTCCCGCAGCTTTGCGGAGCCGCTCATCAAGGATCGGCAGACACGTCCGTGCGGGACGTCCGTAGACAAGGAGCTCTCGGGTCTTGCCACGGTCGCGGAGCTTGCCGGCAATGAGGGCGGACCAGAATCCTGCTTCATACGACGGCAGGAGCCACAATAGCCAGATTGGCATGGGTTCCTTCCTGATGATGCCGGTTGAGATACGCTTGAATCTCTTCCAGGACCGCATATTCCTCGGCCATGGTTGCAACTCGCATTTCATCGAAGTTGTAGAGACGCACGGTGCCGTGCTTCAGGCAGGTGGTTGTTGTCACCACCTGTCCATGAAAGTTCTCGTGGGCGCGAGTGGTTGGCCAACTCCAATGGTCTCCTGTGCATGAGCACTTGGGCCTGCGATGAAATCCGAACACGTTCAGCTCCTAGTGAATGACATGGGTGAAGAGATGCATCACCCAGTTATGGCCGACATTGACGAGGCCAGACGCCGCGCCAATCAGGACAAGGGAAAGAATCCCTCCCAGGAAGGCAGCCAGCAGTTTGAGACTTGCAGGTGCCTGCTTGTCCGGAATGGTCAGGGCATACATCTCCCTGAGTGCGGGTGCTTCCGCCTCGATAACAGTCCGATCAACATTCCACTTCTTGCAGAAGGTGTCGATCTTGGCCGTGGCTTTGTCCCGCAGGGCAAAGTACGCAGGCGATCCTTTGGGTAGTCCCTTGGCCTGATGGCCATTGGCTGTCTCGATGATTCGGGCCAGAGCCTTTTCAAGAGCTTCCTGGTCCCGATGCTGGCGCCAGGCGTTGAACGTGCTCATGCCCGTTCCGTGCCAGGAGCGAATCTTGAGGCCCGCCTGTTGTAACCAGGGCGTAGAAACCTCTGCGGTGATGACTGCGGCCATGCTGCTCCTCTTATGACTCCACAATAAGAGCCCCGACCATTGGCCGGGGCTCAGGGGAACTACCTAGTGCAATCGGTATTGGTCATCCGCTCGATCAGAGCGAATTCGGCCATCAGGCTGCCTCTTTACCGAACTCCCCGTCGGGGAAAGGATCTGTGTTGACCTGTTCGGCGGGAGCTTCTTCGACGACTGGCGCTGCTTGGAACTCGGCCGGAACTTGCTCGGCAGGAAGCTGGTTGTTGAGCACCTGATCGGGGTCAATGCCTGCATCGATCATCTGTTGACGGCGCATGGCTTGCTGTTCCTCCATCACGTACTTGCCGAGGCGTTCCGTGACATGGCGGTCGAATTCGACCTGACGAGCAGCTTCGTCCTCGATCTCGTGGCAGGGACAGCCGGCCGTGTCGAGCTTGACGACATCGGTGACGGCCCGCTTCAGTGCGAAGGTAAGCAGTCTGGACTGCTCGTTGAGCCCGTTGATCTGGTTCAGGATGGTGAGGCTGACCGTTTCTTCAGCCCGGGGCTTGACAACCACCTTGGCATCCTTGAACTGGTCGAGCGAGACAATGTCGGCGCGAATGGTCTCGGCAGCGGCGCGCGCCGAACCCAGGTTGCCGATGGTCAGAGCCGGTGGCTGGAAGGTCTTCGTGGTATCACCCACGGTGACTTCGACCACAAACGACCAGCGACGGATCTTGCGCTGGGCTTCCTTGCTCTTGGGTGCGAGATTGTTTCTGTTCTTCTTGGGCGTTCTGGTTCTGGATACTGGCACTCATTTCTCCTGAAGTTGTAACTTCAAGTCCAGTGTGCAGAAACTCATGAAAGTACCAAAGGCATGGCAGGCTGGCCTTACGACCAGCCTGTTCCGTCCATGCTGTAGTCTTTGGCTACAAGCGCATAATCCATCTCCTTCGGCAGGCTGCCTACACCGCACACCGGCACGCTGTGGCCGAACAGGCGGTGTTCAACATCGTGAAACGCACATGGTATTGCTTCAGAACATCCGTGATGCGTTAAGCGGGCGGTGCTCGGGACATCTTCGCTCCAATGAGATGTGCATTCAGCGCGAATCGGTCGAATCCAGCCGGTGAATGGTTGAGTAGGCCATCAGCCGGTGGAATCCTGCCGCTTGTCGGGACATCAATCGCTCCATTTAGCGATTAACGGAATCGTGAATTAACCACTTGGGACATATTTGCCTATACTAGAGCGGGAAATCCCAGACCAGAAAAAAGGCAAAGTGTGTCGAAAGTATCAAGACTCGATCGGAACTCTAGGGATGTCCCGACATCTCACATGCAAAAACCAGAACCTCGATGCGGAAGTGAATCCGCAGGAGATTAGGCTGCCGCTGCCAACGCGTCGGCAGTGGCTTCGACGGCGACCGGGCCGGGCGTGGACGCCGGCGCCAGGACCGTAATGGTCTTGGCGCGCGCATGGAATCCGCGGCCACTGGAGTTGCGATGCCACTCGCTGGTCACATAGACCAGATCGCCCTGCTTCAGCGCCAGAATCTGGGCATGCAGGGTGGGGTCGGCGGTCTGAACGAACCTGTCCTTGTCGGGATTGATCTGGATCACGAGGCCGATGTACTGACGACCGAACTCGTCCTCGATGCCTTCGTCACGAACGGCGAGCACGGTGCCCTGCATCCGGATCTCGGTGTACACCTCGGTGCCCACGGACAGACCCTGGCCGTCCAGAATCTCACGGTTCTGCTTGGTCTGAAGTGCGAAGTTCTGCGCGGCACGAACGAACGGCTTGATCGCCACGGGCGGCGTGTTGCGCTGCTGATTGCGCTGGCGGCTAACGAAAGAACTGGCCATTTGATTGCCCTCCTTTGGGCATTTGCGTTATTGGTTGAGGTTGTGCATCGGCGAAGACCGAGGCAGTTACTGGTGAGCTTGAGGTCTCCGAGGAGCCGGAGCGATGGTGCCAACGAACACCAAGTTGGAAGAGAACTGTCCAACCTGGCATTGGGCACAGGCATCGCCACGATATGGCTTGCCTTGGTTGTCCTCACCAGAACGGCAAACCACTTCGAGGTTGCCGAAAGATGGGCGGTAGCTGTGGCAGGCACGACGCAGGAAGTCCCTGGTCTTGGCCACAATCACCTGGCGGTTCGGTTCGTCAGGCCTCATGTCGCCGGCAAAGATGACCAGCTTGGTGAGGTCAGACTCCGGACTGGTCAACTCCCTCGGGAGGACCGGACGGGGCAGACGGATTGTCCCTTGCATACAACGCCTCCTCAGGCATGGGTGGAAGATGCGGAAACTGAGTAGCCCACTGTGTAAGCCGCATCTGCAGCTCACAAAGATCAGTGGTCTTGCCGGTGAATACCAGCTCGGCTGTGTGCAGCACAGGCGTCGCTTCAAGGACGTTGACCCGTACATCGATGGGCAGGCCGGACGCACACTCGATCCGGCCCAGAGCCAATGGAAATCCGGGATGGTAGGCAACGATCAGCTTGCAGGTGCCGGTCGAGCCGGGATCAGCAAACAACAGCTTTTCGAAGTCATTGCACTCGGAGTCGTTGAAGTCGCTGGGCATCAGGCAGCCTCAAGGAGCTGGATGCTTTCAGTCAGTGTTGCTCCCAGGATGTCTGAGGTGCTTTCCGGATGAGCAGCGGAGTTCTCGGCGAACACCGTCCAGAGCAAGAGGAACTGTTCCCGATGCTCCCAGACGTATTTGGCGATACGGTCGAGGACCGAGAAGCTCAGCAGCGTGTCGATCTCCCTGCGCGCGATGCGCATGCAGACACCGAACTCACTGCTCGGATCGCTGATGAACAGTTGGTTGGCGTAGAGCTGGATCAGGTAGAAGGACAGCACTTGGCGTGCATCCTTGTTCAGGGTGACAGTGAAGACGACCTCACTGATGGCGACCAGCACTTGGTCATCCGAAGGGATTCCACCCTCGAACTTGGAAAAGGCAGCCTTGATCGCATCGGTGACAAGAATGCTGCCCTTAACCATGCTGGCAAAGGAATTGAGTAGACCAGTATTCATGGTGAGTCCTCCAGACCCAACGGGTTGTTGTTGCGTGAAAGATCGCCGGGCAGTCAAGGAGATGAACCTGCCCGGCGCCCTCTGCAGTGGAGTGCGAGGGAATCTCTGTGGATTGAGCGGAGCAAGCTCGACGCTCCAAAGAGCGGTCAGATAACGCTCCGACCCAGCGGGCCTGTTTCTAGCGCGGGAGGTCTCCGCTTTTCAGGATGCACGCACCCTGCCCCAATTGCATTGTGGATGGGGTCGAGCAGTGAAGCACTACGGCAAACACCGTAGGTTAGAACTTCAGCTTGTCCAGTCCAATGCAGCGGACTGAGTTGTGGTTGACTTCCGGTGCAACCCGGCGAAACTTGGGCTTGGCCGGTCGACCCAGAACCGCTTGCAGTGTCTTCTCCATCGCAGCACCCGGCCGCATGAGGCGGACGTTGCGCTCCATCAGAGCAGTGAATCCCGGAAGGTTCTGGTGAGCCATACCGAGAGCAACCTTGGCAGACTCCGAACCCAGGTTGTACTGGGCCAGCAGTCCATGGAGGACCTGCCGACGGCCGGTCCTGTCGAGAGCTTGAACATCGATCATGGCGAACTCCGCATTGCGGTTGACGATGTTGAGGTTGGGCTGAGGGCTAGAACTTCCGGCCGATCAAGCCGGTCGAATAGGCGAGCGTGTCACCGGTATCAGAACCGTTGAGCAGAGCTTCTCTCGATGCCTGGAAAGTCCGGGGCATGAGAGTGCGGATCATCCGGTCTTCGTGAATGGCGTGCAGGCGGTCCTGTCCTAACGTGGAACCGCGACGAGTGCGAGCATGAGGCATGGGCATAGACGAGGCTCTCCTTGAAGCCTGGTGGAAGTGGTTGAATTGTTGGGATTTGAAACAGAGGGAGTTGGGAACCGCGGCATCAGAGAACAACAAGGTTCAATCTGCCACCTGAAAGTGAATGATGATCCCGGCCACGATAACTACCGTGGCCAAGGTATGGGCTCAGCAGAATACATCCGCTCCAACTCGCCGACCTGAAAGGCCTGCTTGTTCTTGCGACGCTCCCACCAGAAAAAACCGGCGAAGATCAGAACGGCCAGGGCAACCTCGGCCATCAGTAAAGGAATCAAGTCACGGTGCTCCCAGACGAACAGGGAGAGAGACTGTGACGCATCGGAGAACCACGAAGGATCCTTCGGCGGATTGAGAATGATGACATCACCGTTGAGCACGGCAGTCTCCTAGCAGATGGCAGCCGATGCACCGGCAGCCTGCATGGCCTTGTTGCACTGGGCGTTAAAAATGGCAGCGAGAATCAGGGCAGTGATTACCCCGGCAATGACACGAGCAGCGATGTAACCAAGCATCTCCAGCATGAGCATTCTCCTTGAACACACAGGTTGTACCGAGTGGATGAGAGACAGGACGTAAAGTCCATAGAGGGAAGGCATTACAGCAAAGCGATGAGCCTGGTAGTGGAGTACCAGGCCCATGGGTGCCACAGATGGCACAAAGCTTGATCGAGCAGGATATAGCGACTCTGGTGTATAACCGGCTTTCCGCTTTCAGCAAAGCCGATGATGGGGTTTACACTCACCCACCACTCCTGAACACAGCCAGAAGTGGATTTACACTAGGTCTCTCCGTCCTGCCTGACACCAACACATACACGCGCGCACGCGGGAGCTGGTTCTCAGGATTGCCCTTAAATAGCCAAACCACAATAGGCCGCGGTCAAGCTTCACCACCGTTCAATAGGCGGTAGTTTCAGCATGACTGGCTTTTATGGGCTTAAATGAATCCGGCGCTCCAAAGCTCTTTAACGTGATCTGAGCATCGGGGACGTGGTACATGTGGGCATAAGCCACTGTAAGCATCTGAATGACAGACACTTACCTGACTACCTCACCACTTCGCCTGACACGCCTCTACCCGAGGGCGAAGCCCCTCGGGACATAGCGGCTGTTCTGCGGCTGGTTGCCCAGCGGCGGGTATTGACTGTTGGCATATCCATATATAGGTATTGACTGACCCTGGGCTGAGCCCAATGAGGCAATCGATCCCATGTGTGGTTCCAACTTGCCGATTCCCAGGACGAATCCTGGTCATCAGGATGGGCATGACCCATCAATGTCAGAATCGTTCCAGAGTGGAATGATCCTGACATTTCGGCCTTCAAGCAGGGCCGAACCGCCAAGTTGTTAATGGTTTAGAAGTCTGTGCTTTCGTCGAACTCGAAGTCCTCTGAAGCAATCTCTGCCACCAGGTTGGACTTGTAGTCCGAGTGCAGCTCAGGAGCTGAGTCATAGACGTGGATCACGCCCTTGGGCGACATCATGTAGCTGCCGTCCGGGATGGTTGGATCGGCTGTGCGGGACAGGAGCTTGTCATTGCTGCGGTGGTAGATATTGCCACCGAGAGCCTTGACTGCTACTGGCCTAACCAGCCGGCGCTTTGCATAGCCGTTGAGGTCGATGAATGCGACGCAACCGGTAAGGCCGAGATCCTCCTCGGCCGACAGGACGTCATCCAGGATGTAGTTTGGCACACCGTCACCGACGGATTGCGTGAACTTGTCCTCCCCAACGAGGGGGTCGGTGTTGCGGTTGTATACCGTGTTGAGCCAGTGGATCCCGAACTTGCGCCGAGTCTCCACAGACCATGGCCGTCCGGACACACTGAGAGTGGTGCCCGATACGGAGAACTGGTTGGTGTAGAAATCAACCAGGCCTGGAGTGTGAACTTCCTCCATGCTGGTGACCTTGCCGGTGGCGTCCTTGACCAGGATGGTCTCGGTGAAGCCATTGGCAATACGGTCATAGACGTTGTCAGGGAGCACGCCGCCGTTGTCGGCCTTGGCTTCCTGGAACTGACGGATCCACCAGCTGCGAAGGTCTCTGACCATCGAGAGAATAGCCTCATCCTCCGGATAGGCATTGAGCAGCTTGGCTGCCAGTGGCCGCTTGATCATGTGTTCCACCTGACGGCTCTCTTCGAGCAGCTGGTCACGACGTGTGTTCAGCAGATTGAGCGCCTTGCACAGCTTGGTTTCCACCAGGATGTAGTTGCCCATGTTCTTGCGATCACGGGGCATGCGGTTGGCGAAGGAGATCGGAAAGACCAGGGTCTTCAGAGCTTCCTTAGCCTCAGCGAAGAGCGACATCACTGTCAGCTTGTCGCCTTTACGCATCTGGGTGTAATCGATGACCAGGTCCGAATTGGACATGGCACGAGCGCACATGAAGTCTGGCTTGGCGGCGTTGACAAGCGACGCCACATAGACAAACCAGTCCAGCGTAGGCTCATACTCGATCGGCACGATCTTCGCCAGTCCCTCAGGCAGCAGCTGAATCAGCTCATGCCGTAACGGTGCCGTGAAGTTGTCGGGCACGATGAACGTCTTGGCCTGCAAGCTCTCACCGATGGTGATCCGGTGTTCGCCAGACAACAGGGTGTCCAGCCAGCCGTTGTTGATGAAGGAACCCAGGGATTCCGAATACTCGGTGAACTCCCTGAGCTGCTGTGCGAAGCAGTTGAAGTTCCACTCATCGCCGATGCCCAGCCACTTCTCGCGGTTGGTCTTGGCGAATGCGGATACCTCACGGACTTTGACGATGAGTTTGGGTTGAACTGGATAGTCCATCGTCTGCCACTTGGCGATGAAGGCAGAGTCCTGGATGGCGAACAAGTTGTCATCCATATCCCCGCCATTCAGCTTGCCGAGCAGATCGCCGGCGTTGGCGCCGAAGAAGCACCAGCCCTGTCCCTTGGACTCCAGGAGTTCAGGAACAAGGATGTTGCAGACAAGAACCATCTCAGTTGAGTTGGTGTTGGGATTACGCCCAACGAGCACCGGGCCTTCCAGGAGATCCGGAATGCACACGGTAGGCAGCCCATCCCGCTCGCCACCGAGAGTGTCGAGTGTGAAGTCGGGCATGCCGTTGGGCATCATGACCAGTGGATTGGGCCGAGCATAGACACGGATCGCACCCTTTAGTGGAATGCGGCCGCGGGTAATGTCCAGAGAATCCTGGAAGCCATGCTTGAAGATCCGCCGGTAGAGCACCGGCAGAGTCTTCGATTCATGCTGCAGCTTCATGGCACGCACCAGCGCCCATTCGGGCTTGGGCATATCCATGTCGCGGCGAGCAGCGTCCGACACATTCACCAGAGTGGCGAAGTAGTCAGTGATGGCATCTTCGTCGTCGCCGAAGAGGATCTTGGCACGCTCGTCCATGACCTCAAGGCCATACCGTACGCAGAGGTCTTCTTCGAAGAACCCGGCATTGGTGATGGTCTGAAGATCGGTCATGAGTTCGTGCTTGCTGGTCTTCAACAGCAGCCCGATGTAGATGCGGTCGCCATGAAAGACGACCTCGTCCTTGGAGCCATAGAGATAGATGTCATAATCTGCCATCCTCTCGTTTGCTGCGTAAATGCCTTTGCCGAGACCGAATGGTCCGACAAGGGTTGCAGCGCACCCGTCAAAGCCGGGTAAGTTGATGACGCCAGAGCCGTCCAGAAAGGCCGTCTCCTGATCGTTGAGCAGCTTCATGTTGAAGTTGAGAATGGAGATGACTCTCCCATTCTTCAGCTTGGCCATGGTGACCTGGCCTGTCGGCACCGGATAGCTCGAGATGATCTCGGCTTCCAGCATGGACTGGTGAGCAGCCATGGTACGGCGCATCCGCTTGGGCGCCTTGGGATCAGAGGAGATGAACACTCCCAGATCCTTGAGGCGCTTGACGTTGGCCGAAGCTGACACCAGGACCATGGTCCCGGTGCCATTGACATCGGCATAGACGACGCGGAAGCGTTCGTCACCTTCAGTCCAGCCGTGACGGCAAAGGAACTTCGCCGTTTCAGCCATGTCCTTGCATCCATCCTTGCCGGACGCTTCGAATGTGACGATGCCATACCTGGCACCTTCGGGCATCAGTGCATCGAGAACCTGCCGGGTCTCATGCTGCATGAAGTGCTCGTCCTTCTGATAGAGAACAGGCTTGCCGGGATACGGCCGGCGCACACGAGTGATGATCTCTACGTCCGTTGCGTCATAGAGAATGTGGAAAGCCATTCGGCTGTCGTGGTTCCACAAGGGAACTTCGACATCAGTCGCTTCGCCGTCAGAGTAGATGAACTCCTCTGCCGTTTGCTCATCTTCGAGACGCAATGCCTTCACGTCTTCCTCCTTGAGATGATTGTGAATTGGGCTGTGGCTTAGAGCGATCAGTTCGCTCAACAGATTCTTGTCGTTAGACATGGTGATTCTCCTTCCCCCTCCACGGGGTCGGTTGAGTACGAATGAGTTTTGCTGGGTCTTGTGCGCAGAAGCCGCGGGCATGGGCTTCCTGTTGCCAGTCAGTTCCGATGCCCTGTTTGCGTCCTTGAGTAGTCTTAGAGGGAGGCAGGCGTTGCGGCCGTCTTCTTGGCGAAGAGGCCAGTGAACCCAGTCCATGCCTGCTTGGCTGCCGGGATCGCACAGACCTGAGCGGTGCCAGCCGCACGGGCTGTCACATCGGTGGTGCGCTGCGTGGCATCGGCGGCATAGTGAATGCCTTTGGCAAGGTTGTCGCCGATGAAGTGAATGGCGATGGAGCTGAATGCTCCGTTGACGATTTCGTTCAACATGGCACGCTGTTCAGGTGTGAGCTGTTTCTTCGTGGTCATTTCATTCTCCTTGAATGGCAGCAAGCGAATTAGGACCGGGTGGGCTAAAACCCAAATAGGCCAGCCTCCCTGTACTACTTGTTACCTGGTGTCTTCATCCCCATCACTTGCGGCGCCTCGCACGAAGCCCCATGAACGAGTCACCTGACCAGTTGCTGCGCTGTGTATGAGTCACTTAACGGGTACTTGATCAGTCAGGAGATTGTGGCAATCTTCTTACAGGCCGGCTGCGGAGAATAGGAATCCCAATCTCCGCATGAATCTCAGAACCTGCTCAGAACACAAGCAAAAAGGCCTCACGTGTGGGCCTTTGGTACATCGAGAATCGGGACCACGCTGGGAACATGGTCAAACCCATCGATCCTTGGCCTGCACCAGGCCCGAACTCACATATCTTCTTCAAGGTCACGGCAGTGAACCCCAACCACTACGGGACTCCTCCCACGACGTTCATCGTCGAGGCGCTCAATGAGGAGGCGGCCGTCGAGTGCATCAAGCGCGCAATCTGGGCTGGTATCCTCTTGCCACACAGCTACAATGGCGCTCTCAATCCCTGGCCCACATATTTCCAGAGCAATGCCCTGAGGTATCTGCTCGATGGGATGTTCGTTGCCGAGGAACTGGAGACTCTGCCGACGCTGCGGTTCTTTCCCGATCCGTGCGTTCGGGATGAGTGGCTGCGCTACCAGCTCTCCTGGATGGCTCGTCTTGTCGAGGACATCCAGAAGTGGTGGGATGCTATGCTGGCACGGCCCTTCTTCACTTCCTGGTTTGGAAGATGAAGTTCCTTGTCGTCATCCTTGTCGTTGCGGCAGTAGTTCTGCTCTCTACTGGCCATGTCATCTCGGCCTGCGGGGCAATCATGCTTGCTGGCACCATGTCCCGGTTCATCGTCCGAACCCCAACCCTTTGAAGGAGTTTCAATGAGTTCCAGCCTCAATCACTACACAGCGAACGTCCAGGTGACGGATGCCGTGATGCACAACAAGACCCCTCTCGCCACCTCGACCTTCGTCATTGCTGTCCTGGCTGCCAATGTGACCGATGCCCAGGCCCTGATCCAGGAGTTCTATGGCCGCTCGGGGATGTCCTCCAAGATGATCAACGGAGTGCATACCCTGTTTCGTTCTGCCGCTCCGAATGTCCCAGGGGCGATCCGGACTGTTTCTGTCACCAACATCACCTTGGTCCCAGATACTGTTGCCGCTTCTACTTCGGCGCCGGCTGCTGTTGCTGAAGCTCCTGTGGACACCGCGGCTCCAGTTGTTGCCGCAACGGTTGCTGCCACGCCAGATCCTGCTACCAGCACCGCAACTGAGACCACGACAGCCGTTCCGTCCGTCATCAATGCGACTGCCTCACCTGCTGCCTCCACGGCCGTCACTGACACGACGACCACGACTCAGCAGGAAGTTTCCGCTCCGACACTGAAGCCCGGTGGACGTGGACGGAAGACCCTCACGGTAGATCCTTCCGCATCGACCCAGACCGCTGCTCCTGTTGTCGCCGAGACGACCTCTTCCACGACTAGTGCTCCGACTTCCTCAGCGACCGCTCCCGCAGCCAGCTAGAACAGCACATTTTTGTGAAAGCCTTACAAGCCCGCCGCCCTGGCGGGCTTCGTAGCTTTGGTACATTCCCTAGCCTCCACATACTCGCAATTGACGGCCCAGCCAGGGCTGTGAGGAATGAAGCATGTCGAAGGAAGCAATTCTGTTTGCCGTCACCGAGACCAAGGTTCGTGACAAGGCAGCCGGCCGCGTAGGCACGGTCACCTTTGAGAGCGCGAACGCCAAGGGCACCAGCAAGGTTGTCCTGGTGGGTCAGGAAGAGGTCGTCGACGACTACCGGGTGGGTGAGTTCTATGAACTGACCCTCAACCAGGTTCAGGCGCCGAAATAGTCAGATGTCTGCTGACATTGTCCCAATCATCAACCCGTTTTGAGAGGAATTCCGCAATGGCATTTTGGGAAGTAACTGGCACCGTCGTGACCGAGGACAACAACGCAGTCACGTTTCGCACCTTTGTCCCCGCCGAGGAGCTGGTGGATACCGTCAACGAAGGTCTCGATGCGATCTTTGAGATCGAGAACCCCGAGGTCTACGACGAACCCGAGACCACGACCAACGGTTGCTTCGCCATGGCTCATGGCCTTGCGGCGATTGAACCGCCTCCGGCCGTGAATGTCCACGTCGAGGTGCATGTCTAGTCATGCAGGCTCGGGTCAAACTCACACCGCGCATCATTGCCAGGTTGATTGTCGGCAAGCCCGTGACAGTCAACCTGCCGGCAGGCACATCGTCACTTTCCCTCGTAACGGAAGGCAAGTTCCACGAATTCCTCCGTGCGTTTCATGCACCGGAAGAGTTTGATCCGGAGACCTCGCATACGGAAGTGATCGGCCTGTTCGACCTGATTTTTGGAAAGCACTAAACCACAACCGAGTCCCAGCAGTTGATCAGGAAAGGCATTCTGGAATGAAGATCCAACCCATCAGCAACTACCTCATCATCAAGCTCGATCCGGCCGATGAGAACATCGGCAACAGCAAGTTGATTGCACCGGGCCAGCTCAATGAGGCCTACAACGTCCCCAAGCGGATGGGCACCGTCCGTGCAGTTGGCCGCGGCCTCGTCACTGCAGGCGGCGAGATCATTCCTCCGCAGTTGAAGGCTGGCGATCGCGTCTACGTCCTGCAGACAAAGGTCGAGATCACTGTCGAGTACGATGGCGAAGACTGCCTCGTCCTGTCGGACGAGTCGCACGTCATCGGCATCATCACCGAGGAGTCTTCACTGATTCTGGGGGGCAAGTAATGCCTCCCTTATGACCATGTCTGCCGCTCAGCAAGAAGCGATCAATGAACTCTCCGCGATGTGTGAAGCGCGCGGCTGGCTCACCCCTCGTGATCAGATGGTTCACCTGTTCTCCCACCACCAGTGCGACATGATCTGTGAAGAGAATGGACTGCTGTGGAATAAGGCGTGTTCCTGCGGCGTCACTATCGATGTACGCCGTGGTGGCTACATCCAGCATCTGATTGCAGTCCTGAACAAGGAGTCCGGACATGAAGCTGTTTCTTTTGACGTTCGAGGTCAAGTTCAAGCAGGACACAAATGTCCTGACTATCAAGGATCAGATGATTGTCCCCGAGAAGACCGAAGCCTCTGCCAAGAAGCGTTTTCTCGCAACGATCGAGAAGGTGGGGACGATACTTTTGCGCTTCAACGACTCGACCAGGATTCTTGCACCCATCCGCGATTTCGGCGGAGAGGTCTCTATTACAAGTTGCATAAAGCAGTAACGGACTTCCTCTGCGGCCTGCTCTGTACCTTTGGTACTTCCTACTAGCCGTTCATTCTGGGCACATGGATGCCCAGAAAGAAGCATATAAGCTCCTCAAGGAACACGGCGAGCAGATCAGGCACAACAAGCATGAAGCCTGGCGTGTCAACGGCCACCTCATCACCATCACCAAAACCAAGACCGACGATCGCGGCTGGCTGAACAAACTCTGCGAGATTCGCCGTTGTCTAAGGGCCCCGGCGGAGGAAGTCTACCGTCAGGGCCGGTGCAATGGGAAGGGCCGGTTCACCGATGCTCCGGTGTCACAGCACTCTGTCAGTTGTGCTGGCCCGGCCGCGACGAGGTAAGCCAAATGCTGACTGGCATCTCTCTCAACAAGATCGATCTCTTCGATACCACCGAACTCGACGCCGAGTTCAATGCCCACAGGGCCAAGAAGGAGCAACAACCCAATGCCACCTCTCAAGAACCAACCCAAGAAAGCCACGGCGAAGGCCAAGCCGGCGCCGGTCAAGCCGACGGCGAAAACTGAGCCCGCGGCGGCACCGGCAGTCGTAGCACCGCAGGCACCGAAGTTTACTGCCGGCGATCTCGTACGGAAGGCCCTCCAACTGCGCCAGCAGCATACCCTGAACGCTCCTGCTCCCACAACTGAGGTGCCAAAAGGATCCAAGCCCACGATCGTCGAGTTCAAGGTCGTCCTCAGCGACGGCACGGTTCTCCACGCCACAGGCAAGCATGCCGATGTCATGGTGCGCTTCAGCAACGAGTGCCAGGAGATCTGCCAAACCCAGGGCTTGGCTGCCTACAACGGACCCCCTATGACCCGGTACACCGCCCAGGAGTGGGCAGCCAAGAACGCATAAACTTCGCTCATGTCAAACTCCGGTAGTAGAGCAGTTTCCGGCGTGTCCTGCACTCGACCGCAACTCGAGAATTGGAGTCTCTTCCACAACGCCCTCCTGCACCGCTCCCTGAGTGGGAAGGCGATTTCGCGCTAATTGAGAACCTCGAACGCTGATGTATGGGATGTAACCCTCATGCCTTGTATGAGATAAAGGATACATATATAAAGGCACAAAGCATCGGACCCCTTTAGTCTACGGCTTGCGCCGACAGACTTCACAGAGGTGGAGCCCGATGTGCTCTAACCGTTCTTGGGGAGCAACGACCTCAATAAAATTAAGCGGCACCGGCGGCTTCAAGCAGACCTGGGGGTCAGAGGCCGTCGGTGCCGTTGGGCGGTCTTTTCGCAGAACCGCCCATCCCTTGAATACATTTTGGCTCCTCACATGCGGGCTTCACGCCCGCTGCCTACGCCGCCGGAGCAGCGGGCAGGGCCGTCGCCACCCGGTTCTGCCCCTCACGCTTTGCCTTGTATAAAGCCCTGTCGGCTGCCAGGAGCAGGTCTGGAGGTGTCGTGATCGTTCCATCCGGCTGGGGCATTGTAGTGGCAACACCGATGCTTGCGGTCACCGACACCCAATCACCGGAATTCTTATTCGAGCGAAAGCGTAAGGTCTGGATGGCAGAGCGCACTTTTTCAGCGGCCCTGAACGCACCGAGCCCCTCTGTAGCGGGAAGGATGATTGCCATCTCATCCCCACCCCAGCGGCAGACAATATCTGAAGCGCGCACGGAGTCGCTGATGGCGGAAGCAACCGTGCACAGACAAACATCCCCGACAGGATGCCCGTACCGGTCATTGAACGGCTTGAAATGATCTATATCGAGTAGCAGCAGGGACAGTTGCGATTCCTCGCGGACCGTTCGTTTCCATTCCCTTCTAAGGCTTTGGTCGAAAGCGCGACGATTCCAGAGCCCGGTGAGAGCGTCCGTCATGGCCAGGGCGGACAGTTTCTCCTCCAGCACCTTGCGGCCGGTGATGTCCCGCATGGACAAAACGTAGACGCGGGGCTCGCCGTTCACCGGATCGCGCACACACCGGGTATTGATGCTGGTCCAAACCGGGGTTTGGTCCTTCTTCAACAGCCGCACTCTCACGTGGGAATAGGCAGCGCCATCCTCGGCGCTGCCCGTGGCAATATCTTCGAGGACCGCAAGGTCCTCGGAAAATACGAACTCGTCGAAATCTTTGCCGATCATCTCGCCGGGGTCCCAGTTGAGAGTGTCGAGAGCAGAAGGGGACACGTAGCGAATCGCATGATCCGCGCCAACGCTGCACAGAATATCGGCGCAGTTCTCTGCCAGGAACTTGTAATCGATCTCGACCGCGCCGCTCGGCTCGTGTTGGTCTTCAGGAGGAATCAACTCAACTCCTCGAACGAGGCCAGGGAAAAACGTTTGCGGTGCGCCCCCGCAAACGGCCCTTAAACCCGTGGTCGGGGAGTTGGAAAGCCGATACGACACGGCTCCTGTGACCTTTAGCCGCGAAGCCTGGACATACGTCACAGGCTCCCCGACCCAAAGGCAAGGGAGATCACACGTCTTGCGACGTGCCTTTGTCGTATTCGGGGTTTCCACACCCCAGGGCGGCGCGTGACCGCCCCAAAGTCATCATAACTTTGTTTTGCAGTCTTTTGGTAGGGTAAGAATCTGTTTTTCTCCAACCTGCCCCGGAATAGCCGAGAGCTTTTTGCCCGGCGAGGTTGAGCCACGCTGCCATCATTCGGGGCAGGTAGGCACGCAATAAAGCATCGGCTTTCTAAGCCGGGCCGACTTCTTGCCTCATTGGGTTCATGAACCCCATAATCTTCTCACTGGCACCAACAGCTCGTAGCGCTCACTGAGAGATCTATCGATCTTCCGTTACAGGTTCCGGGCGTCTGGTCTGCACCTCGGAAGCAGACCCACTATCCAAACCCCTGGAACCCCGCCTTCGGACGGGGTTCTTTTTTGCCCGGGGAGGGAAGGGGGCCGGCGGAACTGGGGATGGGTGGGCGGATACTCAATGCTTGAGGTCTACTCACAGATCTGTCCAGTAGGGTGAACCCCTTAGATTGGCATCTATTCTGACCCAAAAACCCTTTGAACCTTTGACACCTGCCGGTCGAGGTGCGATGCTTCTTAATAGTGAGTTTCACTCAATTGTTAATTGTAAGTAATACTTACTATTGAGTTTACACTTAAAAGAGAGTAGCTCTTATAGAGCTACTCTTATATTGAGTATTACTCAAAGCAGCAGGGTCCAACCGAGAATAGCCTGCCCTCCCTTTGGTACATTGCCCTTGAATCGCATTCTCAACATGAGGCCGGGAACCGGCCACAGGAGAATTCATTTGAGCGCCCACCCCACCACAGCCATCGACATCGCCAAGCTGCTTGCAGCCGACAATGTGTCCACAGCGGACCGCATCTGGGCAGTTGACTTTGAAGCCAAAATGCCGGCTGAACTGATCACCGAAGAAGATTTGAAGTGCCCCGATTGTGGCGAGGTCCATGACCCCAGCCTGGAGAACGCCCGGGTGGTTGCCGACACCGTCACCGTTCTCGGCGGTCCTGATGCCCAGGTGTCAGTGGATCGAGTCCGTGAGTACATCCTCAACCGGGAACTCGAAGCTGGCTTGCGCATGACCGACTTCGTTCTCACTGGCGTCAAGCTGCTCGCTGCTGCGGAGGTGGTGTAGTGCTCGAGAACTCAAACAATCCCGCCGTCACCCAGCAGGGTGTTCATGCTGTGGAGACGCCGGCAGACCTGTTCAGCGATCCGCCGTTCGGTCATCTTTTTGCAGAGCTGACCGATCTCGCTGCGGCAACGGCCGCCAGCTTCCGCACCGTCCTGGTGCCACCGGACACGCCGCTGTTCTGCTTCTACTGCCACGATACCGAGGCGCCGGAATACCGCCTGCGCCGCAAGGCCGGCAAGTACGTCGCACTCTGCCACCGGCCTGGAACCATCGAAGGCTGCTGGGATCGTGATGTGGCTCCCATGTGCGAGTACAAGAACCACGAAGCTGTCCAGTGCGACCAGGTCGCCGAGTGGGTGGTTGCCTTCGGGAAGGATATGCTGATGCGGACCCACCGCTGTCTGATCCACGTTCCGCCGGCGCTTTCCGATGTTTCCGAGCACCGGGTCTTTCCTATCTAGGGTTGCTCTCTGTACGCCAGAGGCCCTTTCTCAGTTGTATCTCTCCCGTCTTTGTTCCTCATTCCAAGCCTCAGTACAAGACGGGAGGAATGGCGCGCAAGCGCAGACCTCCCGTTCCACAACCCTTAGGAAGAATCCGTGCCCCTCGATCAAACCGGCTATCGCAACACCTTCCCGCTCACCAAAGTCCTTGACCGCCTTTTTCTGGGCGGCTTCAAGGACGCTGAGGACCTCAGGTCCGGCAACCCACACAACATCACCCACATCTGCAACTGCACTACTGAACCGCTCACGATTCCGTCCAGATGCGTCACCAGTATCATCCAGATGGACCAGCTCGACGGCCACGACTGGGATGTCCAGAAGCTCTACTCGGCTGTCGATTGGATCCGCCGTGCGCTTCTCGGCGGAGGCACCGTCCTGGCCCATTGCCACGCTGGCATCAGCCGGTCTCCGGTGCTGGTTGCGACCTATCTCTACACCTGCGGCTTCGACTTCGACCGCGCGCTCGACCGCATCAAGGCCCAGCGCCCGATCGTGCAGCCTGCACCTGTCGTCCTGGTCAGTGCCAAGCGGGCCTTTGGTATCTCCCCGCTTGCCATCCACACTATAGGCAGATGAACCCGTCTCGAAGAAAGGCACCAATGCGTAAAACACTGCTTTCAATTCTGTTCCTTCTGCTGCTGGCTGTTCCGGCGATCGCGCAGAAGCCTGCACCCGCGGCCTCCGCGCCGGCTCAACCTTCGACGGCGCCGGTCAAGCCCAGCGAGGTCGAGGATCTCAAGATCGAGAATCTCAAGCTCAAGCTGAGCCTTTACACCCAGCACAAGGTGGACCTCCAGCGCGAGGAAGACTCGGTCAATCAGGATGGCGAGAAGCTGGCTGAGCAGATCATCGCCGATCATCCTGGCCACCACCTGGATTTCAAGACTTTGACGATCGTTTCCGATGCTCCAGCCGAAGCTGTCAAGGCCGCCACCGATCCTCCCGCTTCCCAAGCACCGCCGCCCGCCACTCTTTCAAAGAAGTAATCTGCACTGCCCCGACTCGCCGGTTCCCGCCGGCGAGTTCCTCTTTATAAGAGCCTTCCACTCAATGGACTAACTGCCCGCAATAATCCCTATACTAGGGAGGTATGTATGGCAACTCCTGGTCTTATTCCGATTTCGGAAGACCTGGCCCTTTTCCCCGTCCCCACCGAGAATGTGAATGGCCTCCTCGCCACCAGCGAGGACCTCGGCCTCACTGTTGAGGAAAAGCAAGAACTCGACAACTACCAGACTGCGCTGCGGATTCTTGGTCCAGCAGCCGGCGCTGTGCTCATGTGTCCCGGCAACCAGGAGAATGTAGCGGACGAGGACAAGTGTCCGTACTCGTCGAAGTGTCCCTTGCTCCGGATGCACAAGGCCCCGGCGGACAAGATGTGTCCCGTTGAACGCCTGATTGTCGAAGAGCGTTTCAACGCCTGGTGCAGAGAGCTTTCCACCGACCCGGTCCTGGCGAAGGAATCTGACCGGGTCGCTATTTCCGATCTCTGCTGGATCGATCTTCAGATGCAGCGTTCGCTGCACATCCTGAGCAAAGGAGATGAAGCTCGCCTCACGGTGACCAATCCCAAGGATGTTCACCCAGAGACATTCCTTCCTATCTCCTGGGAGAAAGTCATCCACCCGAACGTCGAGCTTTTGGTAACACTGCAGACCCAGCGCAGAATGATCTTGAAAGATTGGATGCTGACTCCTGAGCAGAAGTGGAAGAGGGAGAAGGCGGAAGGCAAGGGGTCTGGCAAGGACATCGCCAGCAAGCAATCAGCACGGGCCGACAAGCTCAGAGCGATCAAGTCAAGCAACGAGGATTAGACGGATCCCCACACGGAGATGGACCCAAATCCACCCGTACTCGCCGGGCCAACTGAAAGGTTGGCCTGGTGAATCCCCCAAGAGGTAAGAATGTCAGGACGCGGCAGACCAAGGGCAAGCATCACCAGCGAGCAGGTTGCAGCCGAATTCAAGACTGGGTTGAACGTCAAACAGATCGCCAAGAAGTACAACTGCTCTCCTGACACAGTCGAGCGCAGGGCGAACCCTACAGGCAGGAAAGACAAGCGTGTAGGGCATCATGGTGCTTCCGCCGCAAAGCCTTCCCCTTCTCCTGTCGACATTGGAACCTTCAAGACCACCGCTGAGGCAGAAGCTGAGGATCTGTCGAAATCGGATGCGCAGCCCACTACTTCCGTCAATGGACGGCAGTGGCTGCTCTCCAAGGTGGTGGGCAACGACATCCGCCAACGGTACTGGTACAACAAGGATCAGGATCGCTACATCACGGTGATCCGCGGCGTGGGCGAGCCGATCGTGACCTCCGGCGCCGAGCACCGCGCTATCTGTGAAGCCTATTCCAACATGGTTGGGAAGAGCTCCACCCTGAATGAGATTGCGCGCGACTTCGGCATGCCCAGAGCCTGGCTGATCCAGTATCTGCACATCCACGGCATCACCCACGACAAGGAACCCTTCTCAGCCGAAGAGCTGATCGAGCGGACCACCGACGACCTGGTTGAAGATCTCTACAACATGAAGCGCCGGGCGGTCTTCACCGCCATGAACGAGAAGTCCTGGAAGGAGATCAAGAAACGGGCTGCCTTGTGGGACAACTTTGAGCATTCGGTGTCACGGGTTGTCGACGACTGGGCCAACCGCTTCGTTCCAGACTACCGTCCGCAGTTGGTGAACATCATTCGTGCGTCGAGGCCCTTCTCGGCCGTGTTCCTGCCGATGGACTTCCATTATGGAAAGGGATCCTGGTTCGACGAAGCCGGCCACAGCTACACACGGCAGAGTTGTAAGGAGCTTCTGAAGTTCCACACCGAGAACATCCTGAACAGTCTGGTGGCGCGTGGCCGCCCCACTCGCATCGTCGTTCCCTTCGGTTCCGACTGGTTCCATGTGGACAATCAGTTCGGCAGCACCACGCGCGGCACGCCTCAGGATCTGGACGGCACACCCGAGATGATCCTCAGTGAAGGCCTCGAGTTCAAGGTCGAGTTCTGCGATTGGCTTCGTCAGGTCGCACCAATCGTGCTTCTTCCTTGCCCCGGCAACCACGATCACCACTCCGACATTGCCTTGATGAAGTACCTGCAGGCTTGGTACCGCAAAGACGACGACGTGCAGATAGTCGACAGCCTGATGAGCCGCAACTACTACGTCTGCGACAACACGCTGATCGGCGCCACCCACGGCAACGATGTCAACCTGTCTGACCTGCCCACCCTGATGGCCAATGAACGCCGCCAGGAATGGGCCCAGACCGACCATCAGATATTTGTCACCGGACACACCCATGGCGAAGTGCTTGAGGACGACGGTGGCATCATGCATTACACCTGCCCGTCGCTGTCGGCGGCAGATCGGTGGCATGAAGGCCGCGGCTACAACCTCAACCGCCAGGCGATGGCTGCGATCATTCTCGACGAAGAGGACGGCCCCACCAACTTCGTCGTCTCAGCACGCCAGAACCGGACCACCGTCGGCTTCAACATCAAGAACCGGTCGAGGGCGGCCTAACCCACAACAGTTAGGAGCACCAACCGACAGCGCGCCTACCACCGGCGCGCTGTTGTCGCATTCGGTAGGACAGAACCATGAAACCCTTCTCCGCACAGATCAAGAAGCCCGTACGAAAGACCGGACTGGCCGCGATGCCCACCCGTGTCATCAAGACAGGCGCAAGCCGGTCCGTAGTCGGCGGAGTCGCGCGTTCAGCCAGGACCGCCGGCGCCCGCAGGCTCCGCGGAGTTTGATTCCTATACTGATGCTGTATGGCCTTGACATTTGACCCATGCAAGCCCTTGAAAACACGGGGCAGCGGTAGTGGGTCAAAACTTACCCTTTGCAGGACATTTTCGAGACAGATTTACGCGGCGAAAAAAGCCTGTCTTTTCAACGGGCAACTTCTGCCGCGAATCTCTTAAAGTTTGCAAACCTAGTGCGTCACCGCAAGCGAAAGCAGATGAACCTCGACTGACATGAAGAGGTCAATGAAATCAGCAGCGCCCATAAAGTCAAACACTGCACCCTGAGTGGTTGGCGTGATTTCGAACATAGTTCCTACTGGTGATCTGACTGAAGCGGAAAAGTTGTTTGCGGGATGCCTAGCCAACTGGGCTGGGCGATCAATTCGGAATCCACCGTGAGCGACGCCATTCCGAAGATGTCTGACAAGTTCTAGGTGCGGAGCCCTATCAAAGTATTGATTTTTATCGAGAGCATCAGCAAGCGTTATTAATCCCCCGACTAGCCAAACACGATCTAAGTCATCTTTTGTTTTCAAGTTCTCGAAAGCTTCGCGGAGATAGTGGTCGAACGCGAAAACGTGCTTAGTGCCGTCCTTGCGCTCTACCTCGCGCGTATTAGTCCAATTAATAGGTTGGCTACGATCAACGCTCTCCGCAACATCAATGATCGAGGAATGGACATAATACCCGCCCGCAAGCCGATGAGCCAATCGCCCAGTGCGGAAAGCTTCAAGGCTCAAAAGGGGGCGCATGTTCCCCCCGCAATTGCAACGCGCTTCGGACAGCGTTGCATCGATCAGCTGAACAGTGTCGCATCCGAAGCAAATAGCGTCCTTGATTGCCATGTTGCGATGCTACAGGACAAAAAATCGGGAAGCCAGCATGGTTGTTGCCGCGTCCCGAAACCTACCCCTCGTGGCCCAGCCCGCCGCACAGGTGAAGCGAGGACAGAGAGCGCAAGCGCCACGCGCAGCCCCTAAACGGCCTTCGCTAGGTTAAGGCCAATTAAGCAGTTTCGAGGGGTTGGGAAAAATAGCGATTATGGCTTCGCCTGATGCGCCTCAAACCACTTCCGCGCTCGTTCCTGTTCGCGGGATAGGTCCGCGGGAGTCATGTGTGACGCGACTTCATCTCGCCGCCCCGCAGCGAGTGGGATTGGCGACTCGCGCGCGGCCGCTAGATTAAGCCAAAAGTAGGCTTCAGCGTAATCTTGGGGTACACCCTGACCATCCTTGTACCAAACCCCAAGCTTGTATTGCGCGAAATCGTCTCCCTGTTCAGCCGCCTTGCGATACCAAAAAACCGCTTGTGCGTAGTCCTGGGGTACACCCTCGCCGTCGCTGTACAAATGCCCAAGTATTGACTGCGCGCTACGGTTTCCCTGCTCAGCGGCCTTGCGGTACCAGGTTACGGCTTGAGCGTCGTCCTCGGGCACACCCGTCCCGCTGCTGTACAAATCCCCAAGCATCTCCTGCGCGTATGCGTCTCCCTTTTCAGCAGCCTTGCGATACCAGGTTGCGGCTTGACGATACCAAGTTGTGGCTTGAGCGTGGTCCTGGGGCACACCCTCCCCGTCCCTGTACAAATCCCCAAGGCTCTTCTGCGCGTGAGCGTTGCCCTGTTCAGCAGCCTTGCGAAACCAGAGCGCAGACTGAGCGTAGTCTTGGGGCACACCGTCGCCTATGTAGTACAAGTCCCCTAGGCTGGCCTGCGCATCCGCATCTCCCTGATCGGCAGCCTTGCGATACCAGAGCGCAGCCTGAGCGTAGTTTCGGGGCACGCCTTGGCCCTCATCATACAAAGCCCCGAGCATCCATTGCGCGTCAGCGTCGCCTTGCTCAGCCGCCTTGCGAAACCAAGCTGCCGCTTGAGCGTAGTCCTGTGACACACCTTTGCCGTATTCATACAAAGACCCAAGTCTCTCTTGCGCCGAGGCATCGCCCTGCTCAGCCGCCTTGCGAAACCAAGTCGCGGCTTGAGCGCGGTCCTGGGGCACACCCGTCCCGCTGCTGTACATCGCCGCCAGGACGTATTGCGCCGTAGCGTCGCCATTGGCTGCTTGCTGTTTGATGACGGCGACCCTCTTTTGATCAGATGTTGGCGACGCGCTCTGCTGTGCCCATGCGCCGGGCGCTGGGATGATTAGGGACGAAATAATCAGCCAAAGAAAGAATCGAGATTTCATAGTGTCCCTCTTTCCGCGCTCCCCTACCGCCTGAACTGCCGCCGGATCGCAAGCAGAAACAGCGCAAACAAGGATGAAGTCAGCAACGTCTCAACAATCGCAAGAACCCGCCCCAGCGGATATCCTTGCGCTGTTCTTTGAGGACTTCGAACAAAGACTGGAAAAGCTGTAATTCCGGGGTCATAGGGCCTACTTTTGAGCATTGATGAATCGGCAGGCTGCTTCGGAAGCACTTTTGCCGTGATTCTTGTCGGTTGCGAACACCAATTTCCCTTGTTTGTCATAAACTGTGATGTAGTAATGGAGTAAAAACCCACGCCACGGGTCGGATTCGCTTGCGAGAACGACGTACTCTGCCTCAGATTCATCACGAACGATAGAAACATTCGGGCATGAGTTGCCAAAACCTTTCACGATTAAAAGAGATTGCGCTTCCCCCGTAGATCGCGGGTCGATTGCGACCTTGACCTGGCGTGGAGATGGTTGATCTTTGCCTTTTCGGGCATCCGCCGTAGAGGTGGACTGTGCCGATGTTCCCACAGTCCCCGCCAGCAGCGCCAAGGATGCCCAGATGGGAATGAATTGTAGCCTCATGACCTTACCCTTTCCTGTCACACATCAGCCCGACGAACTGCCAGCACGGGACCAGTCATCCTGAAAGTGGCTTGCGAAAATGATACACCTGCAAGCGCGCGGTATTGGGGTCCGGGAAGCAACGGAACAGCCCCCGTTACTGGCACTTCAGGCACGACCACAGCAAGGGGTTCTAAGCCCAAACCGTTTCACTAGAGACCCAAGCCAAAATCGAAGCTCTGCTCCTGCTTCTGTTCCAGCTTCATCTCCGGCACATGGGCGCTGCTGTGCGAGACATCATGCCCCAGCGCCGCTCCCAGCTTCTCGCGGTCGTTGGTGAAGATTTGCGCGTCGTATGCGCCGTGCAAAACAGCCCAAGTCACCCATTCAGGAACGTCTTGATCACGGTTGCTGCTTCGCAACGCCGGTAAAACGGCGTTTGTTTTGATTTGCAGAAGCCGCTTCGGGGATTCGCCAACAGAACCCTATACTAGACAGCTTCCAGGAGTCCGAAGTGAACAATCCCTTCAATCCGATCATGAGCACACTGAGGGCAACGAACTGGCGAGCTGCCGGGTTTGCCGCGGCTTCTGGAGGTGCTCAGTTTGCTGCCGGCTCCGCAGCGGTGGGCGCCATCGTCGGACGGAAGAACCACAAAGTCAGTGCCATGGGAAGAGGGGCACTGTACGGAGGTGCAGCCGGCGCTGTGGGTGCTGCTGGCTTCTCTATATGGGCCCAACGCGCTCTCCGGGCTGCAGCGTAACCAATAGATTCGGAAGGCTACTTGCCCAGATTTGCTCCAGCAACACTCGCCGTCATGTCCGGCTCCGCAGTTCTTGGCGGAGCATTCGGCTTTTCGCGCGCCAGTGCCGCTGCTCAGGATGATCCTGCTCCTGAGCGGCTTGGATTCTCGATTGTTCAAGGCGGGGCTACGGCCGCCGTGGCCGCCGGCGTCGGAGCGTTCGCGTGGAAGAGCCGTGACATCCTGGCTCCCGCAGCCTGGGGAACGGCCAGAGGCATCGGCGAGAGTGCCACCCGGTCCATAAGCCGTGCCTTTCAGACCAAAGGGCTCACCGGGATGCTGAGTCACCCTCTCACCATGGCAGGCTTCGGCGCGGTCGCTGGGGGCCTGATCGGTTCCAAGTTGAGTGACGACCCCGTCAGAGGAGCCGCCGCCGGCGCGGCCATCGGGGGCGTAACGACTCTGGCTGCCCGCGGAGCAACGAAACTCTGGGGCGGATCTCCCTGGTATGCGAAGGCTGCCCTTGTGGCGGCCGCTGCCATTGGAGCCGGTACTGCGACGCGCGCCTTTACGCACGAAGATTCCTATGCCGCCGAGGATCACGCCGTCAGTGACGGTTCCGGAGGATACGAGACTGAGCCCGGCGTGCGCCGGCGTATGAGTTCGATGAATGCCACAGGAGACGTGGTCTTTGGTCTCCATTCAAGGCGGCACTAATGCTGGCGACGCTCACTCAGTCTGCGCAGAGCAACTTCACCAACACCGTCCAGTTCATTGGATCGATCCCAGCGCCCTATTGGAAAAGAGCCGCTCTTTCTGTAGGACTTCCTGGCTCTACCCTCGATGTCCAATCAATGGCGCAGGAAATGTCTTCTGCCCAGCGCGGCGAGATCGTTCCGACGACTTTGGGGATCGGAGCAGGTGTAGCAGTTGCTCCGGTCCTCCAAGGGGCAATGGCAATGGGGATTTCAACTGCGGCGGCTGCAATTGGCATTTCTATACCTGGGATTGGGACTCTCGCATGGCTGGCGTCCCTCTATCCGGATGCGGCAATCGGAGCGGGAGCCCGAAACACTGTGCGCGCCGTGACTGACCTTGGTCGGCAGATCCGCCATCTGGAGTTTGGTGGGCACTACACCGACACGGAGACGGCCCAGCGCCTGCGTATGCAGGCTTTCTATGAGATGAGCGGCGCCACTTCGGCGGCCCGCCGTTACCTGGGCCAAGAGGCCTACTTCCTTCACCGGTAATGGAGACAAAGTGAACAACCCACTCAATGCAATTTGGAGTTCTCTCAGCTCGGCAGCCAAATGGACGGCTGGCCGGGTGTCACAACCTGGAATTGCAAGGAATGCCGCGATTGGCACAGGTATCGTCGCCGGTGCCGGCATTGCCGGCGGGGTCGGCGGCGCCTACAAGAACTGGGCATACGGCGGAAACCAGGATAAGGCCCGGTCCGCCCGGATCGGCGCAACCCTCGGTGTCCTCGGAGCAGGTTCTGTGCTCGGAGCTCGTGCCCTTGCGAAGCGCGTCTAACCCAACCTTCAACCTTCGGAAAGTGAGTGCCTCATGGGATCTCCCGTCACCATTCCCAACCCGGCTCCCGGCTGTTCGTACCTGAACTACCCGCGTGCTGTGTTGAATACACCCCATCCTGTTTACGGCGGGAACCTTGCCGGCTTCGGCGTGGGTGATCTGCCCACCCAATTCGAGTCAGGCCTTCCCGTGTTCACGGCCATCACGGCAAATGCAACTTCGGGGCTGATCGACGTTGCCGCCAACGCAATCGAGTTGGATGCGACCTTCAGCGATCTGCACACAAGCTGCACGATCACGGTCTTCCTCGCGGACGGCGAAACAGTCGTCGCCACCTGGAACAATGTGTCGACTCTCAACAGCGGCAACCTGTATGCCGGCTTTGCCGAGCAGCGCAAGCTCATCGGCGGTGGTTCCCTGGTCTTTCAGGTCTCGAACTACGACGGCGCCGGCTCCATCACCCTCTCGGTTCGCCGCACCGGCTAAGAGTTGGTGTTTACCCAGAGTAGGCACCCTACAAAGGCTTCGTCCGCTGAGCCAGCCTGGCAAATCAGCGGATCTCTCCAAGGAATTCCACTTGAGTACCGGATTCGTTCCGTTGGCGGATCTGGTTGCCGGCCTCACGCCGGATGATCAGACCTTCTTTGCCAACACCATCAAACGAGATTTCGAAGCTGCAGGCACCGACCAGGAGGGAGTCCTGCGCCGGATCTTGGGCTGTAAGCAGTGCCAGGACTGTGTCGCAGGCTACAAGCAGAAGCATCCTGGCAAAGCATTCGGAATCAAGTGCTTCGGCGTCTATGACATTCCCGATTACGAGGCGATGCAGGCTGACCTGCACACCCGTGGGGATGACATGGAGCTGGACGAGATCCGTGAGATCTACGATCCGGCGTTCTGGTCCACCAGGTATATGGTTCTGCGCGACGATCAGGGCAACATCGAGCCTTGCGCGCCGCGCGTATACCAGGAAGAGGCGCTCCGCTGCACTTCCCCGCGCAAGGTCGACAGGTGGGGCCGTGGCCTGGGCAAGACCCTCTGCGGCGTCATCGAAGAACTCCACTTCATCAGCATCAACAAGAACACCGAAGTCATGGTGGTGGCGCCTTCCCAGGCGCAAGCCCAGCTGTGGTGGGATGAGATCGTCTTCCAGATCGAGAACTCGCCGGCGCTTGGCGGCAACGACTTCCTGATCTCGAAGAAGCAGCAACCTTATTACTACATGCGGTTCGGCAACGGATCGGTCATCAAGATCTTCACGGCCGGATCGAAGTCCGGCAAGGGCGCAGATTCCGTCCGTAGCCAATCCCCGCGGCGTATCCGGCTGGAGGAGCAGGACTACCTGGCGGACAAGGATTACCAGGCCATCATGCCGCTGATGCGTCGGTTCAAGAACATCACCTTCCACGGCTCTTCGACCCCGACCGGCCTGCGCGGGATGTTCTGGCAGATGTGCAACAAGCTGCCGGACTACAAAGAGTTCTTCCACCCGATCATGGATCACCCGAACTGGGGGACCGATCAGCTGAACGAGGAAGTCTGTTTGGCCGAGGCCCAGACCCTCGAGAAGTATCGTCACGAGTGGCTGGCCGAGTTCGGCGATCCCACCGCCGGCGTGTTCAAGTCTGCCTTCGTTGACTGGGCCATGAAGCCCTACAGCCTCAAGACTCTCATCTATGACCCGAACAAGCGGCATGTGATGGGGATCGACTGGAACGGCAAGGGCACCGGCACCCGGATTGTGGTCACCCAATACGACCCCACCACCCGCAAACGGCGCGTGGTTCACCACGAAGCGATCGACGACGACAAGGCAACGACCAAGAAGTCCTTCAACAGGATCGTGGAGCTGAACAAGCTCTGGCACTGCGACTATGTGTACGTCGATGCCGGCTTCGGCTTCGTTCAGGACGAACTCATCAAGGACATCGGCGTTCAGGCCGGCACATTCGATTCGGACACCGCGAAGCTGAAGTACATCAACGTCGTCGACTTCGGCGCCAAGCTGGAGACCAACGCTCTGGTTCCCAACCGGGACCCTGACTCGAAGTACCTGCCCAACCCCAAGGACGACATTCTCAAACGGCGCACCAAGCCGTTCATGGTCGAGGGCGTGGTCATGGCCTTCGAGATGGAGTTGGTGGAGGTTTCGCGCGAGTATGCACTGCTCGAAGAACAGCTTCGTGGCTTCCGGGTCAAGACCTGGACCAAGGGCGGAGCTGCCGACACCTACTCGACTGATGCCGACTCCGGCGATCACGATCTCGATGCTTTCATGTTGTCGATGCTGGGAATCGAATTGAACTACGGTCTCTGGCACACCAAGGAAACCGTCAGGCGTTTGATACAAATCGCCCATGTGTCAGGCTGGGGATTGCCGTCCACTGTAATTAGCCAGCAGGCGGCGTCACCTGTCCAGGCACCAGGGCCGCCAGCCCCGGCTGCCACCGAGAGGATGCGTGAACTCAAACGCGAGACCTCCGGTGTTCCTGCGCGAACCAAACCAGAAAGCAACCTGCAGGAGCAGTACCGTTTGCTCCACATGGCGAGACAGAGCTACACCGTGGCACCTGTCAACTCACCTGGGTCCGCCGGCAATGGTCGCGTTCCTTCCCGCACCAGCTTCTTTCAGAATTCAACCCGGCCTGGATTTGGCAGTGCCGGACGTCGTTTTGGTGGTGGTTAATGGCCAACGGAGATCCCCAGGACAACATCGCGGCGAGTGTGGCAGCCAGTTACGACATGCCGATCGCGGTCTCGGTCATTGAGAAGTTGTCCAAGTTCCCGTTCCTCCAGCAGTTGGGCTACAACGGCCAACTGAGCTGGTTGAAGGGAGGATTCCTCGGGTTGCAGGACTTCTTCGACGAGATGACGACCTATTCGAGCGCCGCCGACATCCTGCAGATTGCCTGGCAGCTCATCCAGCCCAGAGTGCCCCTCAACCTGGATGTGCAGAAGAACCTCTATACGACGGATTCGATGGGAACGGTCGGCAATGCCTTCCAGCAACTGGTCGGTTTCCAGCAGACCTTCGCGGTCAATCCCGACGACCTTTCCGATTCAACCGGCAGCGCAGTCGTTGCCAACAATCTTCCGAGTTCTTAATGGCCTTCGAGTCGATCCAGTTCAAGTACACCCCTCCGCCCACCGTCTCGGCGGCGATTCCCGCCGCACAGGCTGCTGTGCCTGTGAGTCTGGCCACAGGTGGCAGCCTGGCGAATTCCGGGAATGCCACGGCGAGCGCGTCGGCCGCCGGAAAGCTGATCGCCAGACTGGCAGACCTGTTGGACACCAATCAGTACCTGCAGCAGGTGATCCTTGCAATGAGCACGGGGCTGGGCATCGAGTTCGATCCTTCCGTGGATCCGGAGACCGCGCGGGCACTGCAAACGATCTATTCAAACCTGCCGGTGCCGACCTCGCTTACCGTCAGTATGTACAACCGGATGCTCGATGCCAAGATGACGGCATTGCAGATCGAATCGGGCCTGGGAACCGGCACTGCCTACGAGACGAATCCGTTTCAGGCGTCGGCCGTCACTCAAATCAACCAAGCCATCGAAAGCGGCCTGGTCAACAGCGGACAATCCCAATACCAGACCGCTCTGCTTCTGGGCCCATTGAAAGGGGACGCGGTCCTCTTCAACAACATGACAGCCCAACTGTCACAGTATCCGGTCATTGCATCGCCGGGAACCCCTTCGATCGCCATCAACAATCCAAACCAGATCTCGATTCTGGGACAGGACGTTTCGCCGGCGCTGGCGAGCACCATGAACAGCTCGCTCGACTCCTTCCAAAGTTCCTATGCGTCGGTCTACCAACTGACTGCGGGTGTAGGAGTTGTCGCTCAGGACGTCAATAATGTCCTGAACCAGTTCTTCCTGGAACCTCCCACCAATCTGGTGAGGATGATCCCGATGTTGCAGGCACTTCAAGGCTTCTCACAAGGGCCTCGCCTGGACTCGATCGTCAACGGGATGACTGGCACGGTGTTCGTTCAACTCATCGCTGAAGCGGCCGGGATGGTCATCATGGCCGACCGTTTCATGCAGACCGCGGTGCAGCCCCTCAAAGGCAGCACATCCAATATTGGCCAGATGGTCTCGCAGATCCAGGCAGCCGCGGCCATGGCCAACGTGGTGGTCAACGGGGCAAGACAGAGCTTCGTCAACACCACCGGCGGACTCAAGGGTTGTTCTCTGGCCTACAACAGCGGCCTGCCGACAGCGCCGGTCAGTTCGTCTGCGCTGGTGCCGGCGAGCACTTTCCAGGTTCCCGGGGCGGGTCCAATGACACCCGGCCTGATGACGTTGGCTACCCACCTCGATTGGGCAAACACGACAGTCAGCAACCGGGTCATGGTGCTTCAGGAATCGTTCCAGAAGCTGTTGAATCGCCGGACCGGCGACATGAACACCCAGATGGACATCATCGCCAGCACTCAGGCCCTGAACACACTGACCCAACTGGCCAAGGCCGTGATGACCTACAACAGCAGCCAACCTGCGGTAGGCGCCACAAACTCTGTCACTCAGACCGCGGCTGTGAGCCAGATCCTCAGCGGCATGAGTTCGACGACAGGCACTTCCTTCGTTGTCACCAACGGCCAGATGCAGGCAGTTTCTCCCACAGTCCCCGCACCGCCCAGCAACGTGCAAACGGTTCTGACCAAGGGCGGCGTGAACCTGATCGTCGCATCCTCGTCGACTGTACAAGCACCCACCATCGGAGCAGTGAGCTAATGCCACGCACACCAGACACCACTCTTCAGGACAATGCGGCGGCCCGGCAGGAACGGCTTATGGCCTTTGTTGACGGCACGTCCACCAAGGCCAAGCCTGGCAAAGCCGCTGTGATCCGCCGGACGATCGCCGGCCAGGTCATCGAGCCCAACATCAAAGGGCTGGGGCGCAGGACCGCCTCGTATACCGATAGAGGATTTCAGCCTGTTGAACGGTCGACTGGAGAACGCAACATCAGCGACAAGCTGATGGAAGGCATGAAGATCGAGGACGCCGGCAAGATGCTGAACGGCGACCTGAACAAGATCAAGCTCGACAAGGCAGCCGATTACATCGGCACCTACTATATGTGGAACGGCATCCTGATGCCGGAGTATGACATGCGCGAACCGCACGCCATCTCTGACACCGAGGTCTACGTCAAGCAGGCCGTGGCTCGCAAGCTGGCGCTCGCCGCGCGCGCGGGCTACGAGATCATGAGCGACCGCGAGGAAGACGCCGATTACATCCAGACTCGCATCAATGCGTTTGAATTCGTCACCGAACGCAGCTTCGAGAGCTTCATCAAGGGCGTTCTGCGCAACCTGTTCCTGTGTTCCAACTGCTTCCTCCTCAAGATCCGCAAGGAAGACGCTTCCCCGGTGAGCAAGAAGGAGGGCGGCAGAGTCCCAGTCGCTGCCTATGTGATCATCCCCGCCCACACGATGCACCCTTATCTGGAGAAGGGGAAGATCAGCAAGTGGCGCCGCATCTTCGACCACGGCATTCCGTGGATCGATTACCCGGTTGAGGACATCATCCACCTGAAGTGGGACGTCAAGCCTGGTCACATCTTCGGAACGCCGCGCACCATCGCCGTCCGGGATGACATCTTCGCCTTGCGCCGGCTTGAAGAGAACATCGAACTCCTGTTCATCAACCACCTGTTCCCGTTGTTTCACGTTCAGGTTGGCAACGAGAAGGCTCCTTGCACCTATGGTCCGGGCGGTGAGTCCGAGATCGATATGGTGCGCTTCCAGATCGAGAACATGCCCAAAGAGGGCGTGTTTGTCACGGATGAGCGCGTCACCGTCACCGCCGTTGGTGCCAACGGCAAGTCTCTTGACTTCAAGGCCCTGGTGGAGCACTTCAAGTCCCGGGTCTACATCGGCCTGGGCATGAGCGCCATCGATATGGGCGAAGGCGCCGACGCCACCCGCGCCACCGCCGACAACATCTCGCAGAACCTGAAGGATTCGATCAAGGCCGACCTCGACGAGCTGGCCGATCAGATCCGGATGTTCATCTTCAAGGAATGGTTCCAGGAAGCCAACTACTCGACATCCGTGCAGAAGGGCGTGGCGCGCACCAAGCTGGCATTCCACGAACTCGATCTCGACAATCGGATCAAGGAAGAGACGCATGTGATGGCTCTCTTCAATTCCCACCTGCTCACCGAGACGGAAGCCCGCAAGCGGATGAACCTCAAGCCGATGAGCAAGACGGAGCAGAACGATACTCACTTCGCTCTCCATGTGCTTCGCCTTGAACGCGAGATCCAGAAGTATAAGACCGCATCGGCCATTGAGATCGGCGAACAGGATGTGAAGAACCAGAAGGCGTTGGCCGGAACCCAGATGAAGCTGATGGAAGCCCAGGCCAAGCTGTCCGAGGTCAAGGCCAGCCACGAACAACAGAGTCTCGAAGCGCAGGCGAAACATCTGCCTGTCATTGCCAAGGCGAAGGTCGCCGTGGCCAATGCCAGCTCACGCCGGGCCAGCAAGGGTACCGGCGCCGGTCACCCGCGCGGAGGCACGGCCAAGAAGACAACTCAGACCGCCGCGGCAACCGCCAATAAGATGCGGCCGGCCAACCAGCATGGATCGAAGCTGGGCCCAGGCAAGAACAGTGACAGCCTCATGAGCGATATCTATGAAGGCTTGGTGCAAGGTCGGGACCGACTGATTGCCGATGGTCTCAATGTGGATAAGAACTGGCGCAAAGCAAGCGGTCAGATCATCGATGAGATCGTTGCGCGACTCAACCAGCGCGAAATCACCGATTCAGTTGGTGATTCCTATACTAGACAGGAACGAGCCGCCGGACTGAGTTCATTGAAGTCCGTGATTGCTGAAACTTCTGATCCTGAGCTTCTTTCCGTGCTTCTTCGAGCGGAATTGGAAGACGAGGTAGATGATGCCGAACTTGAATATGCCATTGCCGGTCGTGCAGCTTAACGGTCCTGGGATGCAGAACTCCAGAGTGACTCCGCTGCAACAGGCACTTGCGCAGGATGCGTCCGCTCTGTTCCAGAGCAATGCATCGATTCAGCCCATCCCGCAGGGAGGTCCCTTCCTGCTTGAGATCCCTCTCAATCGTTAGATAGTGGGGCGCCGGACAGTACCTGTTACCCGGGCGACTAACTAACAGTTGGTTTCATACAAGGTTGGACATGCTGAGCGAACGCCGTTGGCTCAAGATCCACGACTTTCTGACGTTTCGTCCGAGCGCGGTTCTTGAGAACAAGAGATTCCTGTTCGAGTGCAAGGACTCGAAGTCCGAGACAGGCCACAGCCTGCTCGTTCGCGTGGACGCGACTCACGCCGGCATCGTAACGGGCAATCGCAAGTTCTATCGTCCCGATTGCATGCAGGACGCGGTTCAGACCTGGATTCCCAAAGGGGTCGCACCGCTTCCCGTTCTTCGCGGGCACGACAAAGAAGGCGACGTGCTGGGCCGGATTCGTGAGGCCAAGTACATCGACGACTCCTGGAAGTACGCCAGGGACTTTCCGGTTCTGAAGGATTCAGTCTTCTATAACCGGGATTCAAAGACCGGCGGCAAGTTCAACGTGTTCAAGACGGTGGACTGGATTCAGGACAACCTGGCCCGCGTGAAGGGCTACCAGGGCATCGGTCATATCGAACTGGGTTTGACTCTGACCAACCCTGAAGCGATTCAGAAGATACTCCGTGACGAGTATCTGTGCGTTTCTGCCGGTGCGATTACTGACTCGGCCACCTGCTCCATCTGCCACACCGACTGGGCATCGGAGGACAAGTGCGAACACCGCCCCGGTGAGATCGTCGATGGGCGCATGGCCTTCCTGATCTCGGGAAGGTTCAAGTACAAGGAACTCAGCTTCGTCAACTTTGGAGCCGACCCGTTTGCTCAGGTGAAGTCCTACGAATTGAAGGATTCCCTCGAGAAGATGTTCTTCCTTGGTCTGCCTCTCGATGACCAGCAGTTTGCTATCGATAGGGGCCTCAAACTGACCGACAGCCTGTACGAGTCGGACATCGTGATTGAATACGAGGAACCAAAGATGACGATTGATGTGGCCGTCGCACAACAGACTCTCAAGAGCCCCGATTTGACGGCAGCGCAAGCATTCGATCTGCAAGATCAACTCACGGCCTGGGCACCTGAGTCAGACGAAGAGAAGACCTCCCGGCGCAGTCTGCAGTCCACACTCACCGCCAAGATCCGCAAGAACGGCTGGAAGAGGGAAGCGAGCAAGGCTGATCCGGTTGCGATTGACGATGCCTGCATGAACGCCGATCTCGCTGCAGTTCCCGCAGTAGCCGATGGCGTGAACGATGCGGCTGCCATTACGACAGCGGTTGCCGAAGCAACCGAATGCGTGGACGGGGTTTGCGACTGGTCGGGATTCACATTGACCGACGAGGACCAAGCATTCTTCGCCGACGAGCAGAAGGTTTACGACGAGCTTTGCACCGAGATGGATGCCGCGGGCACCGGCGGCGAGCTCAAGGACGAACAGATCAAGGACGCCAAGCTGGATGCGGAAGCCCGCAAGAAACTGGGTGGCAAGTCCTTCTGTGGCCCGAATCGCACCTTCCCCGTGGAAGACTGCGCGCATCACACCGCAGCCCTCCGGCTGCTGGGCCGGGCCAAGATCAGCGACGGCGCCAAGGAGAAGATCCGGGCCTGCGTTGAGAGAAAGGGCAAGACGTTGAAGTGTTCCGTGGCCTCCAAGACCGAAGACAAGATCAATACCACGGCCACCGAGGGCATCGAGATCAGTGACGAACTCACGGCTCTGGCCGCCGGGCTGAATCTCTTCGACGCCGAAGATGGCGACAAGGACACCCGGGCCGCAGTGGTCAAGGAGATTCTTGGCCATTACGAATGCCTGGACAAGCACCACAAGGTGGCTAGCTCAGACACTCACGGCCTGCAGTACAAGATCGAGGATCTTCACAGTGCCATTGGCGAGCGGTGGAACAAGGACCGTTACGTCGACTGGGCCAAGAAGTACCTCGCCGAGAATGTGAAGGACTCCCTGCTCGTCACCAAGGACGAGCTTGCCGAAAAGGACGAGGCCGTCCTCGGCCTGACCGACGAGCTGGCCGTGATCAGGACATCGGTCGCCACCAAGGATCGTGTGCTCGCCGCCGTTCTCATGGACTCGAAGACCAGTCTGGCAACAACCCTGGTCATGCACAACTGCCTGCGGAAGAAGGATGGCTACACCGGCCTCAATCCCACGCAGATCCAGGACAAGATTGCCGAGTTCGCCAAACGCCATATCCAGAGTCTGAAAGACGCTGTGACCGATCTTTTCGCCGAGCTGCAATGGAGCACCGCGGCCGAACCGGGGAAAGCTGGCACCGACCAGGGAACCACGGTAAACGACAACGCTCACGTAGATGAGGTGGATGGTACGGACCGCGATCCGGCCCTGATCCCTGCGCTCACGGTGCAAGACACCCAAAAGCTTCAGCGCATGCTCACCTACATTCACGACGCAACGGACCGCGAGCGGTACATCGCCGATGTTCGTTACGGCCGTGTGCAGCTCAGCTAAGCAACCACGACTTAGGTTGCAGGAGAAACTATCATGCCAGTCGATCTCAATAACCAGTACACCGGCAAACTGTTCGGGCAGGACCGTATCGGTCAGACGACCCCGGACCTGGAGCTCTCTGAGCCCCTGAAGCCCTGGCTGCCTGTTCCGTATCCGGCACCCTATCTGCCGGGTCTGCGTCAGGATCAAGGCCATCCGAAGTTGGCGTCTGTCGTGCTCAGCTCGCAGCATCTGATTGGGCAAGACAAGAGTGGCGCGCTCGTTCCTTCCGGCCTGCAATGCGGAAAGACTCCCGCCGGTTCCAACGTGTGGTGCATCATTCAGTGGGGAGCGGGATCGATCGATCAGTTCACCATTGATCCTCGCACCGGCAACGCCGTGACTCCTGGCGACCATTGCGTTCTGGCAGCTCCTGCCGACGCCGCGCCTGGCAACGTCACTCTGACCAATGGCACCGTGATTGCAGTCAGCTGGACTGACATCAACTGGGCCTGGAACTGCACCCTGTTCCCGAGCGTGACGACTGGCACGACGCTGTCCGGGTCTGCCACCAATGTTCCGCTGGTTCCGGTGCTCACCCCCTCCGCCGCTGCGACCAAGTCGACATTGGTCTACACCCTGGCTGCGGCCGGCGACTCCTTCGTCGGTCAGCTGGTCTTCCAGGTTGGCGCGGCCGGCACGCCTGCCACGGTTGAGTTCAACGGGACGCTGGCCGCGGCTGCGACGGCTGTGACTGCAGCGATTACCGCCCTGGCTCCTGCCTCCGCTGTGACTGCTGCCAACGCGGCTCTCACCGCCGCGAACACCGCGCTGACCACAGCCAACACCGCTGTGACGACTGCCAACACCGCTCTCACCGCCGCGAATGTGGTTGTGACCACGGCCGGCAACACAGTGACGGCGACGGACCTTGCCAACCAGTCTGCGGCTCTGGCGGCCTACAACACCGCTCTGGCCAACCTGGCGACTGCCCAGACCACCCAAGTTGCGGCACAGGCTGCTTACACCGCAGTGTTCAACCTGAACGCTGTGACCATCGCGGCCACCACGACCACACTGACCCTCACGGGTGTGGTTGACGGCGCGCTCCTGGCCGGCACCAACTCCTTCGTCTTCACCAGCGACATCGACGACGTGGGCCATGTGGGCACGGCAGTCCCTTACTCGTACGGCACAGCCCGTCCGATCGGCGTTTGCACTCGGAACGTCTTCCAGTACATCGGCGGCGTGAAGATCATCGACACCTCGCTCGCCGGCGGCATCCTGTACCGCCTCGAAGGCCTGAACCCCATCGGATTCCAGGTCATGAATTACATGCACGAGATGGGCACGGCCATCCAGACCCAGTATGTGCTGAAGGTGCCGTGGATTGGCGCCACGCCGAACACGCTGCAGCAAGACGCAACGACCGACGGCATTCAGGGCTACGTGCAGGGCTATGGACGCACCTTTGCCCACTTCACAGGCCTTCCCACCACCGGCGCAGGCGTGACCTTTTCGCAGTTCCAGAACGACCAGGGCAACTACACGGTGTTCAACCCGGCAGTCAACTCTCCGGTTGATCTGGTCGGTCGCATCATCGGCGTCGTGAACATGATCAACAAGATCGGGTTCTCGAACCGCATCAAGACCCTGTGGGATCCGTCTCGCATGGTTGGCCCGATGACCGATCCGAATCCGGCGGCCATCATGATGGGCGGCTCGGCCACTGCCGGCCTGCCTTACGACCTGAATCTGACGACTGACGGCATCTACAAGGCCTCTCAGTTGCAGAAGACTCAGGCCCGGCCCGAGTACGGCACCTACGTCCTGGTCCGCGTGCTCCTGTAATCCAGGCACACTCACCTTACTAACAGTTGGTTGGAGACTCCATGCCGCAGATCGTGATCACCCATGGGCAAGCGTATGTCAAGGGCGACGGTCTGCGGTGCATGGCAAAACGCTCCGATGGCACAGGCCGCGTCTGCGACAAGCTTGTGGTCAAGAAGAACCCAGCAGGTGAGATCGCCGGGGCATTCCAATGCCCCGATCGCCGGTGTCGCCAGCATATCCAAGTCGAGACCAAACGATAACTGCGGTCTCTGACGCACACCTTTACAATCCGCCGGCCCACGTTGGACCAAACCGCCCTGAGGAGGGTATTTTTCACATGTCAAAGACCAAGGTCACTCCCGAACAATTCAAGGCAGAACTTGAACTGCAGGATCGGTTTGCGACAATCTTCCGCACGAACGGGTGGGACCCGGTCGCCGATAAGAATGTCGACATCAACGATGCCCTGGACATCCAGAACGCTGCCTTCATGATTCCGAAGGCGATGACGACCATCGTGCAGGAAGGGATCGAGCCGATGTTGATCGGCACCCACCTGCTTCAGAAGATCCAGTACAAGCCCGGCATGATGACCGTATTCCCGGCCGTCGAGCCTCTGCGTGCAGAGGAAACCGGCGACGGTATGGATCTGCCGATCTACAACATCAACATTGGTGGTGCGCAGTCCTTCGGGGTGACCGTCAAGCGTCACGGCCTTCGCCTGAAGATCGCCAAGCGGTTCGTCGAGGAATCGGCCTATCCCTGGATCAACTTCTGGCTGCGTCTGGCCGGCAATGCTCTCGCGCGTCACAAGGAAGAGTACATCTTCGACTTCATCACGAAGCTCGGCACGTTGGTCTTCGACAACGACCCGAACTCCCGTCTGTCCAGCTCCACTTTGCAGCCGATCAAGGGCGTCACGACCGGCCGTAACTACAAGGGCGTGCTGAACGGCTCCATGACAGTGGACGACGTGTTCGACATGTACGCGGCTGTGTTGCTCAACGGCTTCGTGCCCGACACGCTCCTGGTCCACCCGATGGCGTGGCTGATGTGGGTCAAGGATCCTGTCCTCCGTGAGTTTGCCATCCAGGCAGGCGGCGGCAGCTTCTTCGCCAACTTCACCGGCAACCTCGCTGTGCTTGGCAACAAGTTCTACAACAACGGCGGACTCGGCATCGGCCAAGGCCAGACCGGGCAGTACACCAACGGTCACCTCACCGGCGGCGAAGTGTCGCAGGCGACTTCTGGCAACTACCAGAACATGACGTCGGCCCCGATCCTGCCGAACTACCTCGGCATTCCTTTCCGGATCCTGGTCAGCCCGTTCGTGAACTTCGATCCCGAGCAGCGCACGACCGACATCATGATGTTCAACAGCCGCAACCTCGGTGCCCTGATTGTGGCTGAAGAGCCTCATGTCAAGAGCTGGGAAGACGGCCAGTACAACATCCAGAACATGTCGATCGAAGAGACCTACGGCTTCGGCATCCTCAACGAGGGTCAGGCCATCGCGGTCGCCCGCAACGTGAAGATCCGCCCGAACGAGTTCGTGATGCCCGCCCGCACCGTGTACAACCTGTCGGATTCGGACAGCACCTACACCGATCTGGGCACGGCGCCGATCTTCGATCCGGCCAACCCGCTCAACGTCAACGCCTAACCAACAGTCAGTTCTGTGCAACCATCGGGCGGCGGGCAACCGCCGCCCTTCGTGTAGTGACCTGCAACCGTTTCTCAGCGAGGCCCGATGTATACGAAATTCAATCGGCCTAGACACAAACACCCACCCTATGTAACCAAGGAGGTTTTCATGGCAGCAATCGACGATCTTAACACAGCGGTCGCGGCGCTTCAGGCCGAGGATGTGCTGGTGCTGGCCGGACTTGCCAGTCTTCAAGCACAGGTCACCACGCTCAACACAACCATCGCCAACTCGCCGAACGTGGACCCCGCGATTGAGACCGCCGCGCAGGCGGTGCAGGCCGAGGTGACCAAGTTCCAGGCCGCGCTTGCACCCGCAGCTCCCGCCGTTCCCGCGGCCAGCTAACCAAATCATGTCCAGGCGGAGGCCTTAAACTTCCGCCTGGCCAACCCTGAGTCTTTGGTAGATCTCCGCCTTTATCGACACTCGGAAGTGGAGATCCTATGTCCAGTCTGATCGTGATGCCCGGCAGCGAAGAGTTCAAGAAAACGCTGGCCTCGATAGCAAAGGCGCCGAGCCGCCGGAAGCTTGTACAACCTGTCGACCTCGTAGGTCACACCTTGATGCTGAACACCGCCCTGGTGAAGACCTTCCAGTGTGGCGGCTTCGTCCTGGGCCCGAACCGGCCCATCGGTATTGTGGACGAACAGTCTCAGCAGATTCCGATCCGCAAGGCATTGGAAGAGAAGAAGCTGATTGACGTCACCGGCAAGGACATGGCCACCAAAGGGTTCAAGGGAACCGGTGGCCAGACCTCGGCAATCACCGAAGAAGACACCGGCAAGAAGGTATTCGTCGGCCGCGATCGCCGCGGCAACCTCTACATCGCAACTCCCAGATCCAAGACTGAAGCCAAGCGGTTCGAGCGCGAAATCCGGACGACTGGCACGCTCAAGAGCGTTGACTTCGAGACCGAGACCACAGGTCTCTGCGCCATTACCGAAGAGGTAGTGGAGTCCAGCGAACAGCCTGTCAAGAAGCCCGCGAAGAAGTCTGCGAAGAAGGCCAAGAAGAATGTCCGCACCCGTCGTACTTCAGGCAACGCCGTCCGATCAAGAAACTGATGTGGTTCTTGGCCAGGCGATCATCGTCGCTTTCGACCAGGCGCTCGACACCTCGACGCTGAACGATAGCACGTTCTCGTTGACGTTCCCCGCTCCAACTCAAGTTCTCACATCGGGCCAGCTCGTTGCTGGCGAGGCCGCTCCTTCAACATTCAATGTTGAAGGAGCCTGGTCGTTCGCAGATGACTCAACAGGTCGCACGATTGCGACCTTCACACCCACAAGACACTTCCAGGAGAACACGCTCTACACGGCGATGCTGCTGGGCGCTGATGCGTCCCTTTCGACCGAAGACGTGATGAACCCCGCCGGCGAATCGATGAATGTCAGCTACCAGTGGACATTCACCACCGGCATTTTGAACCTGCTGACACCTCCACCTGTTTCTCCTCTTCTGGATGCAGTTCCAGCCCTTCAGCTCGATCAGATCAAGGTCATTCCAAGACGGCGGATTGGCCAGGATTTGAGTCAGTCGTTCGACATTCTGTTTCCAGATGACATCGATCCGACCTCATTTTCCGTCGAGGACCTTTACATGAGCATCGAGCCTCTCCTCGGGGATCCTACTGTATCTGTGCCGCAAGCTCTGCAGTATGCAGCCGTCATCACCGGTAACAAAATCCAGATCACGGTCACAGGTTGGCCGTCAAGTTAG